TAAATAAAATTTGATTATCAATCAATAATTTTAATACAAAACATAATTATGTCTCATAATAACATAAAATTAGGATTCATACTCTTTGTCCTTATCGTAGCATTACTCATTATCCTTGACCAGTGTGGATGTTGTGGTTGTTCTTGTGAATTCAATTGTAAAAAAAATAATCGTGTGAATATTGAACCCCAACCTTCACTTCCAACGATTGTTCGAGCAAGACCACTTCGCGTCATAGATAATGAAGTAGTTGTTACAGGAGAACATGCGTGCGCTCAAGAGGTGGTTAGGGATAATGCGGTTCTAGTTGATGCATATGTAATTAATGTAATCGAATAAAGATATTTATCTATCCAAATGTCTTTATCAGTATCTCTTTTTTTTCTGTGTCTAAGCCTTCTGTATAGTACCATTTTTTTTTATCTTTGTCCCATCGTGCTCCATTCTTCTTTGCTAATTCTTTCTTTTCAAAAGGAACATTTAAATATAGTTTTGTTGAAAGAAGCCCTTTTCCTCCAATTGACATATTCGCGAGACGATCTGCTCCTTCATTACCTTTTGATAATTCATCAGTATTGTTTGTATGTGCCCTTATCCATTCTACTTGAACATTTTCATATTGTTTGTATAGAGAATAGACTTCTTTTACCAATTCAACATTCGGAATTTCTCCTTTTTTCTTTGTCCAATTGTCTTTTTCACATTTTACACCGAAACTGGTACAACATTTTACAACATATTCAGAATCGGTATAGATTATAATAGATTTACCTTGTTCAATTTCATCTTTTAAAACATGAAAGACTTCAATCACAGCGGATAATTCGGCTGTATTGTTTGTTTGTTTTCCACCTATCCTCTTTGAAACATTCCTTGGATCCTCTTCTCCAAAATAAACACCAATCCCTGCTTTTGCATGAATAGATCCATTCATACTACATGAACCATCAGTAAATACTTTAATAGTATCACCTTGATCTATATTTTTTTGTGTTCCATAACGTAGATAATATTCAGCTTCTTCTTTCGTTTTAAATTCAATCATTCCAATATCAATCTCATCATCTGTAAATATCTTATTTACAAACTCTTTATCGATAACTAAAAATGACATTTATAATTTAATTATTCAATACCCTTTATTCTTAAATCAAATTTGATAATCCATATTTGTAGAATGTTCAAAAACAGTATTCAAAGTCTGCGATGGACCATGTCCTTATGCAAGCGATTATTGCTGCTTGTTGGACTTGTCTTGTTTGTTGTATCCTAGGTCAAATATTGATCTGTTGTATGAAAAGAGAAGAAAAGAATAGAGTTCAACCTGTGAACCATATTATCTAACCTAGTCTCTATGTTAAAATTTGATACTAATTTTTTTTTGAGTTAACAAATATAAATACAAACCATGAATAGTGCTGACCGTTGTAATGCTGCTTGTGCTTCTAGTGTGATTCAAACAGCCCAAGAATCCTCTCAAACCGCACGATCTGTAGCTACTTCAGTAGCGGGGGTCTTGACAGAGATTGAGAATATACAAATAATGGTAGATGGTATCAAGGATAATACTGACAATACTGAGGGACAAGTCATTCAACTTCGTAATGATATTATACAACTTTGGACAGATATTGCTTCATTGAAGCAGTCCGTTGATGATTCAATGGTTCCTTCAGTAGATGATAATGTGATTAAACTAGTTATTGCTATCCTATCAGCATTCACGGTATGTATTGTGATTTGTCAACTGATAATCTGCTACTCGGGACGTATCGAAACAAAAAAAGAAGAAAGGAAGAGGATTTTGGTTCAACAGAGGGTAAATGACGTTATTTAAATAGCTTTTCAGAAATAGGAGGGATACCTTCTTCAACTTGTGCTATATTAACATTGTTTTTTTTTACCTTGTATTGAGCACATGGGAAATATGATTTTGGATCACCGGGGATGTATTTACATTGTTGAAAATATTGTCCATAATTGATCGTTCCTTCGCGAACCTTTGCTTGACAGTCTAATGCTCCATGTTTTTGAGTATCGTAAATCTCTCCAGATTCAATATGAATATATTTTCCATCTTTACCTGACCAGTCGATTTGATTGCATTCACAAATCATCTTTTCACTCATTATGATTATTAATATTAAATTAAATAAATAATCAAATTTTATTTAACAATTATTTATGATAGTTTAATAAATATGGATATTTCATCAATTGTGATTAATTGTGATATAGATACAATCTATCATTTTATGTCAACGATTGAAAAAATTAATTTATGGTCGATGGGTATTCATTGGGATATGAATACAAAAGATAACATTGTCAAAGGTGTTTCAAATTATGATCAATCAGTATCATATTTAAAAATAGTTAAAAATAATAACATAAAAAAGATTGATTATTGGATTGGGAAAGAGATTCAAAACCTTACACCGAGGATATATGCTCGTATTACTCCTACAGATGATAAAAATAAAAATACATTAATGGTTGTTGCATTTCGAACAGATGATATGGATAATGAGAGATGGAACCAATTGAAAGAATTACATCAATTAGAACTTAACAAGATTAAAGAATTATTATCTGATTAAATATTAAATATTAAATATTTACAATAATAATAATGGCCCAAAACCATTTAGATGAAAATGGAAAAATCAAAGAAAAAGTTGAAATATACAAAAGGCTCTTAAAAGATTTACTAAAAAAATGTAAGATTTCTAAGAGTAGATTGGATATGTTTCATTGTACTCTTTATAAGATTAATTCAGCCATTCAATTAACAGTGATTTATTTTTCTGCTACATCTACATTTTTACAGGCATTAATACCAGATAATAATGATACAGATCAAGCTATTAGTAATTCATCAAATATTACTCCTACTGATGAAGATCAAAATGATCAAGAGGAATATATTTCATTTCTTGATACTACTACCCTTGCAATTACTTCCTATTCATCATTGATTATTGCCCTTGCGAGGCATTTTAAGATTGAAGAACGTGTCGGGAGTGTATCGAATTTAATTGAAAGGTTTGCTGAACTTATTGGACGAATTCAATATGATCTTGAGATATTAAAACCATGGGAAGATGTGAAATACTATGATGATGATAGTGGTGATAGTAATAAAAGAAATCCTAAGAATGATAAGACAAATACTGATTGGATTGCTGTTGAATCAAATATCAAAGAAGAATACACCCATATCTTAGATATTAAGAAACAATTATTTACTTCCTATGAAAAGATAATAGGTGAATCAATTTATCGTTATTATAAAGGCTTATTTGAAACCTTGCGTATCACTTATAAGGATGATGAATCAGATGAAGAGGACCATGAACATACATCACCTTATAACGCAACCTTCTGCTGGTGTCGGAGACCGAGGTGTTTTTGTTGTTCTTTTGGATGTAATTCTGAACCAGAATATGATATTGAATTGGGGAAGAAGAAGAAGGCGGAAGAAGAAGCTGCGACGAAGAAGAAGGCGGAAGAAGAAGCTGCGACGAAGAAGAAGGCGGAAGAAGAAGCTGCGACGAAGAAGAAGGCGGAAGAAGAAGCTGCGACGAAGAAGAAGGCGGAAGAAGAAGAAAAAAAAGCAGCGAATGGTGGTGAATTAACAGGAACACCAGCACCAGCACCAGAACCAGAGGCAGAGGAAGATAAAGGAATAAAAGAGGAAATAAAAGAAGTTGATGGTGATCAATAATTATAGCATCTCTAATACAACTTTATCGTCATGACTTTCGACTTTAAATTCTTTCACAGTTACAAAATTACGAGGGAATTCTTTCTTTATTGTAAAGAAGCCACCGATAAATTCATGATCTAAATATGAATTCATAGTATAATCCTTTCCAGGTTGTACATTCACTATTCGCTTTGCATGTTGAATAAGATAACCAAAATTATCATCTGTCAATGGAATATAATGAGGTTCTAAGAATTGTTGAATATTTGAAAGACTAATTCTTGTTGTCGGTGAGACTTTTAAGAGTGTAATTAATTCTTGATTTGGAAGGAATGTATTTTTTTGAGAATTCATTTCAAGTTTATTAGAAAGAGAGTATATACGGATTCTTTCCCAACAGTCTTCACGGGTAATCGACATCATTTCCCCTGGGTTAAAATTAAAGAATACACGCAATTCATCAGATAAGAATACCTTTTTTCCTGAACGTATTGCTTTAGCATCAGGTGTAAGCATATAATAAATATTAATAGGCATTTTTGTCTTATTAATTAATTTTACTTTTGCATTATTACGGATACGAGAATTCACGTGTTGAGGATTCACTGGTTGAGGATTATTACTATTTCCTCTACGATTCCTAATTCCTCTACGAACATTACTTATCTGGTTATATCTTAATAATGAAGATTCATCATTTGTTATTTTTACATGTAGAGTTCCCAAGAAATTATACTGATGATTCTTGTATTTTACAAATTGTTTAGGAGTTATTTCATTATCAACACTTGTATCGTAGTATCTATCGGTATCTGGCATTTTAGGTAACATATCCATTCTTAAATTACCTTTGACGATATTCCCTACATGGACAACTGATACAATGAAATATTTTTCTTTGCCCTCTCTTTCTGAATATTTACAAGCGAGTCTAAGGTCATCTGTAAAGTAAATACCTCTTCCATACGCAGAACCATGTCTTGTATTTATTGTTAATGATAGATCATTTTCAAGAATTGATTGAATATTATTTTCATCCGTTCCATGAAGAAGGATCTTTTCTCCACGATCACCTAGACCACCATGTTCATCATATTGTGTTTGTTTGTGATAGGAGTAAAGGTGATTGTAATGGGGATTTTCATACGTTGTAAAGTTTATTTCGGCATCATTTTGATATTTTTCTTTGAATCCATTGATAAAATCCTCAATTTCTTGAGGTTCTGGGCGTGGATTAATTCTAGTATCTATTTCTGTATCCTCTAATGATTCTATATCGTCTTCATAATTTCTAAATGCTTGAAAGCATTTTTTTTTGATAAGGAGTTGAATCAATACGGGTTTATTTTGATTCACTCTAAGATTGTTTTGTCTACATAAGGATTTTAATTCTTCGCGTGATTTTGTTCGTAGGTGATATAAATTCATTCAATACAATCTTAAGTTATTGATCCAAACAATAAAAAAATAAATCAAATTTAACAATAATTAAATTTTAGACATGAACAACAAAATTGTTTTCTCCACTCGATCAATGCCCATTCTGTTGTGATTAATCAAGGAAAATATTCTCCCTTTCTACGATTACCCCTTCTTCCCTGTATTCCTCTTCATCCGAACTCTCAGATTCTCCGAATCTTTCATTTAGATCATCTACTAATGCGATTTTTTTTTGAATATCTTCAATACTACAACATCCTTTAAAATGAGGGTGATTTAGAATAGTTATAATACTCTCAATTACTTCCTTATTGACGATCGATGTATAATGCAAATTAACCGTATCAAGGACAAGGTTCACTGGAGAAAGATAGGTAATTTTTGCGCCATCTTTACATCTTTTCACTTTATTTTTTACCATGTATGAACATACAATAAATTGCGAAATTTCTTTCCCCAATAGATTATTATCCATTATATTCTTACGAAGTGAGACATTGATCCCATTCAAAAGAATATTTGTCTCCTCTCCAAAATCACAAGATAAAGAACTTATCCTTTGAATGAGACCTTGAATCCATTTACCCGAATAATCATATTGGTATTGGAAGAGATTACCATAAGATAACGTACGCCCCATGAGTATTTGTTATGAATACTCTATATTTTTTTACTTACTTTTAAATTCAAACAATCAAATTTACAGGTAATATTCAAGATTACGAATAAATTGAATAACATCTTGAATCGTTCCATTCATTCTACGATTTAGAATTCTCACATTTTCAAGATAGACAGATTTTTCATCAATTTCTTTCATTTTTTCATTGTAGGGGGAGTCTAATAACCCCTTCTTGTAGGCTTTTTTAAATTCTTCGAGTTCTTCAACCCCCATTTGATTGAATTCTTGAATATAACGTTCATATACACTGTCATCTGTTGTTCCAAGGAAGAGTGGTAATCGGAATTCTCCATTACTTCTCCTCGATTCAAAAATCTCTTTCATAATTGTATCCTTCTGTTTTTGATCATACAAGGAATCGATATCTCCTTGAATCATTTTCGGAAATATGATTTGAATGAAATGGATATATTCCTTCATTGTAATGGGTTTCTCAACTTTGTCTTCAGTGACTATATGAATCTGAATATCGTTACCTTCTTCTTTTTTAAAGGTTATGTATGGTTGTAGGATATTAATCATTAGTTGCATGGATTGTAGTTCATAGGAAGTATCATACTTTGTAAAGTCAATCATTTTGGGGTTTGAGTAGAAATTTAAAGCTAAGTTTCAATTTTAAATACTAACGAATGGAGAAAGAAAATATAGTCGCTCTCTTTTCTATATTTGCAACTATTTGTGGAACACTCTCAAGAGGACCACAGGTATATCGTGTTTATACAACAAAACCATTAAGTATCAATGATCTATCAACAAATACAATGATATTAAATATAGGGTCAAATAGTTGTATCTTATTTTATATGGTTATTTATTCCCATTATCCGATAGTTATCTATTGTGGTATAATGATTCTATTTGAAGTATTATTGATTTATATGAAGAATACACATGGTAAGATGAAAAAATCATCAAGTCAAACAAATTTATTAGAAATGGATACAGTTTAATTAACATTATGATAAGCAATAGTTGAAACAAACATTACAAAAATATAATTGACATCAAGAAGTCGAAAGTTCCATAGGAAGCCATTATGTAATGGATTGAATAGATAATGTATGATATTCCATGGTTGGAGCTGTTTTATACCTTTAACACCGTGTCTCCATATGATATTCCCTACGGCGTATTCTGCATAGAGAATGAATAAAAAAGTTACAATGAGGAAGAAGTAAATGTATTTCATTTATGATTAGTAAAATATTTTGTTTGGTGTCCTTTGGGATAATAAAAATGAATCGAGGTTGATTTTTCTAGAGGTTCAATACAATGAAGGCCAATTGTATCACACATATAGGATAGAGAAGGTGCTTTGTGTATCTTTGTTTTTTGGTAGTGTAAGGAATGATTGTAGATATTTTCTTTCATTTTTCCTTTGAGTAAAAGGATATAACATCCTTGTTTAGCATGATTATGAATCCCTGTCTGTTTTAATTCATTCCAACGAAAGAGATAAATATCAATGAAAGGGAAAGGAATCCTCTGTTTCACATTACTGAACCGATGAAACATATAAAATAGTTTTTAAAATAATTTAAATTTGAATACTACTTTTTAAATAAGTAGTAAATACAATACATTCGATGGAAAGAATACCCTCCTTTATCCCAAAACAGGTATATGATGGATTGATTCCAATCTTTACAATCGTATTCTTAAATATATTCATCCTTAGTTCTTGTTCCTATTTCGGGTGTTATGATATTACGTTTTCAAATATGATGAGAATGAACCTAGTCTGTAATGCTTGTACAGATGTTTCTTATCATTTTCAAACCCATCAAATCAAACTCTATATATTCTTAGGTGGATATCTTTTAAAAAGCGTCAATGAATTCATTGATCAACAGATTAAGAATATATCTCTTTCAAAAAATTAGGAATAAATGTAAAATAAGTATCGATATCAATATGATATTGAATAATACCTTTTTCAACCTCTTGTATATAGGACCAATAGGGTGGAATAAATAATACATCACCTTTCTTGATATGTTTTTTATGACCCCATTTTTTTATTTGATGATTCTCTTTATTTATGATCTCATCTTTATGTTTTGGATTAAATAAATAAATAATAGATTCCCCTTCGAGGACACCAATTATATTATGATTATGAATGCATTTTTTGAGTGGAATACTATTTTCCCCTTGTACAATTGATAATGTTTTTTTAATTGGAAAATGAAAGTGGGATTCATGGAAAATATTAGAATCAAAGATGAATGATGGTTCAACAATCCTTTCAAATAATTCATTATTTTTGTAAACAAATGAAGGATAATTATTTTTATAATTATTAATATCTTGAAGATAATTCAATCGAGGATCATTAAGATTAAATAATGAGTGAGTATAAAGAATCACTGGATTTAATTTCAGAGTATTCTTTTGTACCTCTTCAGTACTCCCTGTATCAATTATAAATCCATTAATATTAAATTTTTGAAGATTAATAATATGATAAACAACAAAAATACTATAGATGAAAAGAATAATTTGTACAATTATTTGAAACATATATAAAGATTAATTATAAATATAAATTATAGAATGACCGAAGAAACTAGTACAGCCGCAACAACAATTGGCAATGAAGTTGGAAACGTAATATGGTTTGATCAAAAAAAAGGATTTGGATTTATTAAAATTATTACTCCAGGATCAGAGAATCATAATAAGGAAGTATTTGTACATTATAGTGCAGTAAAATCTGAAAATCGCTTTAAGAAATTGTATCCTGGTGAAAATGTATCCCTTGATGTAATTAAGAATACAGGTGAAAATACAAATGGAAAAGAATTTATTTGTGACAATGTAACCGGGTTATATGGGACACCCTTATTGGTTGATTTATCTAATTTTATTATTAAGGTGATAAGAAGGAGGGAAAATAATAATAATAATGATGATGATGAAAATTGATTTATTCTTTACGGATATTAATCCCTCCGAGATTTGAGAAGACATAAATATCTCTCATTAGTTTTTTTTTATTTCCTTTGATAATGATTCCACTTTTTAATAATTCTTCTTTAATTTTATCATCAGACATTCTTTTTGCACTTTGTATTTCGTGATCAATATTCTTTCCTTTCTTTTTTTTTGATGAATTTTTAAGGGAAATTCTTCTCCCCCTTGTATGTCTTTGACTCAACTTCCTCCTTTTACTTTTTTTATTTTTTTTTACCTTCTTAACTTTTTTTTTTGGAGATTCAACATTTATGATTGGATTTATTTGTTCCTCACATTTTTTATTATGTTCGATTACTTTTTGATCTAATTTTCCATGTTTCATTTTTACTCTTTTTCTTTTGCATGGTTTCCTCTTCCCTTCTTTCCCTTCTTTTTTCCCTTCTTTCTCTTCTTTTTTCCCTTCTTTCTCTTCTTTCCCTTTTTTAATTACATTAATTTTTATGTCTTCAATCGGTTTACTTTTTGTATGTTCGAGATTAATATTTTCGTGATTTAGAAAACGTTGATATTTTTCAGAAAGAGGTGATCGTATTACTTTTTTCTTTTTAATACGAATGTCTCCACCATTAATTTTATCACTAATTGGAGATTTCATTAACTATATACTAATAGAATATAAAAATCGGATATTAAATTTCTTTTTGATAATTCCTAATTTCGTAAACAAGGCGATTTATACATAGTTGATCATCGTTAAAAATTTCATTGCATATATTTAAGAGGGCTAAATCACCAATATATTCTTCCCCCATCATTTTTTTTAATGATTCTTTTAAAAATCCTTTTAAATGTTCTTTTTTAGTTGTATAGATTGTATCAACAACATTTTCTATTTGATTCTCAGGTATTTTTTCAAGTTCATTTTCTTTCAAATAATGATTATAATTTTCTTTCACATAAAATAAGATTAGATCTTGGATTAATTTACTTGAACTACTCATATTAATAATTAGTAATAATAATTATTATTATTTTAAACTTAAATATTTAAACAAGTTTAATCACTTAAAAAAATATACATTCATTAAATAATGTTATTCTTATTTAATTATTTGAAATTAGGAATATGGTCTACGATTTATTATTTTAGACCTTCAGATTTAGTATTCAATATTATTGTTAAAAATATTAAACATTGTGGACCTATTGTAATTAAATTTGTTCAATGGGTATTACCAAAGATAGAAACCATTTATGATATTCAAAAGAATAGTAGTGATAATGAATGGTTTAATAGTATCGAAGAAGTCTATGAAAATTGTGATTATCATTCTCTAGAATATACAAAAAAGAAATACAAAATAGATTTTAAAAATGATTTTGATGAAGATTATAAGGAGATAAAGAGAGTAGCTTCTGGAAGTATAGGTCAAGTATATAAAATTACAGATAAGAAAGGAAATACGTTTGCTATGAAAATCATTCACCCGTACATTGACTATCAGTTATACTTTTTTAGTCTCTTATTTTTAATTATACGAATAATACCACCTTTTCATAATTACATTAATTATTACTTTCCAATTAATTTACATTCATTCATTAAGGATTTTCAAATACAAACAAATTTAATCAATGAGGCAAATCATAATATACACTTTACGAATGTATATCGTGAAAATCCATATATAATTATTCCACAATTGTATAAATTCTCTAAAGAAATAATCATCATGTCATATGAAGAAGGTGAAAGGTTTGATACAATGGATTTATCAGATTATATGAATTATAAAACAATTCTATTATTGAAGTTATTTAATAAAAATAATGAAACGATCCATCAATTTATGCATGGAGACCTTCATAAAGGGAATTGGAAAGTTAGAATCAATCGAAGTGATGTAAAATTAGTTATTTATGATTTTGGTTTTTGTTGGAATATACCACCATTAATTTCAAATAACCTTGTGAAGATGAATCAAGTATTTATGGATCTATTATTAGAGGAAAAAACAAATCAATGTAATATACAGAATATACAGAATATTAATAATTTTGCTGAAATTGCGAAGATTTTTTGTGGAAATAAGATTACACTACAAACAATGAAAGAAGAGGTAACTTATTTAATTCAAAATGAAAAATTATTATTTTCAGACCCTATTTTTTTCATACGACTCATTCTAAATACTACAAGAAAGGAGAATGTAACAATTGATTCCTATATACTTGGTTGTATTATTGGACATAATCAAATGGATAAGATGTATGATGTAATTATGAAAAATAACTTAAATAAAAATAAAGAATACAATGAAAGATATGTCTATTTTAAATATCTAGATGATGTAGTTAATTTCTGTGAAACAAAACATATTTTTAAGGAATATATTACATACCTTCAAAAAGAATTAGATGTTGAAAAAAAGATAAAAAATATAAAAAGAGACGGACTATTTGTTTATGATAAGAAGTTAGATACAATTCCATTCCTAAAAGAACTATCCATACAAGGTAGTTAATTCACCTTCTTTTTTTGGAAGTAAGATTCCTCAATATAGTCTTTTATCATACTTACTCCAATTGATGTTATAAATAGTAAGAATGCATATTGATAATATTCCATTTTTATTTATCTTTTGAAATGATATAGTTAAGTAAAAATTAGTTAATAAATAAATTTGAAAGATATTTAAGATTTATTTACTAAAATTGAATTAGATATGTCTTCATTGAATACAGATGTATTAATTCAAAGGTATTTTGATCAAAAAAATATTTTAATTAATCATCAGATTTCTTCATATAACTACTATGTTGATGAGATAATTCCAAAGATTATTAATCAATACTTCCCTGTATTAATTAATTTTAATGATCATATTCAAGGTTCTTCAATTGAATCAATTGAATTAATGATTCAAAACCTTCGGATTAGAGAACCATTACTTATTGAGAATAATGGGTGTTCTAAATTAATGACACCAAATATGGCTCGAGAAAGAAATAGTACCTATTTATCTTCAATTATTGTTGATTTCGTATCAAAGATTAAGGTTAAAGAGGATGGTAGTACCATTGAATTAGAGAGTAAAACTATTCCAAACATAGTGATAGGTAAAATACCTATTATGGTAAAATCGAAGTATTGTATTCTGAATGAAAAGAATAAGGATGAAGAATGTAAGTTTGATCTTGGGGGATATTTCTTAATCAATGGAAATGAAAAAGTAATTATTTCTCAAGAGAAGGTAGCAAATAATATGATACAAGTTTTTAAGAACCCTAAGAATAGTTCGAAATTCTCTCATATCTGCGAAACAAGGTCATTGAATGAAAATGCATATGGTATTCCAAAGGTATCTTCAATTAAGATAACAAATAAATCGAATATGTATGATAATACACTTAAAATTAGTTTACCTCATATGAAACAAGAAATCCCTCTATTAGTACTATTCCGCGCCCTTGGTTGTGGTTCAGATAAGGACGTAATCTATTATATTATTGATAATAATGGTTCCGAGATAGACCATATTCTTTTGAAGATGTTAGGGGCAACAATTGATGAGGGTTCATCCGTTCGTACAGAAGAAGAAGCAATACTTCACTTAAGTAAATACATTAATAACACCTACAATTATGTTCAAAGTGAAGAGAAAAAGATTAATTACGTAAAGGATGTGATCCTTAAAGAGTACTTAAATCATCTAGGGGATGATAAACAGAAGAAATTATATTTTACAGGATACATGGTCAATAAGTTACTCAAAGGATATTTGGGTATTATTCAATTAGATGATCGTGATAGCCATTTGAATAAGAGATTTGAAACAACTGGATATCTCCTAGGTAATTTAACATTTCAATGTTTTCATAAGATAACGAAAGATATTAAGAATTATATTACGAAGGAGGTAAATACAGGGTTATGGAATCTAAATAAGAATTACAATGACATTATTAATGAAATTAATATTCATAAGATAATTAAATCATCCTATCTAGAGAATATCCTTAAGGGGGCAATGGCTACAGGTAATTGGGGTATGAAGATGAATGCAAGTAAACAAGGTGTATCCCAAGTCCTGAATCGTTTAACATATCCAAGTATGGTATCCCATTTACGGAGAGTTCAAACTCCATCAGATAATACGGGAAAATTGATCCCACCACGAAAATTACACAGTACTTCATGGGGTTATATTTGTCCAAGTGAAACACCAGAAGGTCAAGCGGTCGGAATTGTCAAAAATCTTTCTATGAATTGTGAAGTGACTATAAGTCGAACATCAGAAACCGTTTTCTATTATATTCATGATATGATTCAACCATTTGATGATATTAATATTTATACATTTAATAAGGTTAGTCAGTGTAAGGTCTTTATTAATGGAGATTGGATTGGTTTTACAGATAAACCAAAAGAATTAATTGATACTGTAAAAAGAAGTAGGAGGGAAGGACTTATTCATATACATACTTCTATCTATTGGAATACGATGAATTATTATATTCAAATATTTACTGATGGTGGTAGGCCAATAAGACCATTACTAATTGTTCAAGATAGGAAGACATTGTATGATGAAAAAATGATGGAATATATCCGAGAAAAGAAGTGTAAATGGGAAACATTCATAACAACAATCTATTCTCCAAAAACATTCTGTATTGAGTATATTGATCCACATGAGTCTAATAACTCAATTATATCCATCTCTATTGATGACCTCCATAAAAATAAAAATTATACACATTGTGAAATACACCCTTCATTAATCCTTGGAGCCCTAGCTTCATGTATCCCTTTTCCCCATCATAATCAAGCACCAAGGAATACATATCAATCAGCAATGGGGAAACAGGCTGTTGGTATTCATTGTACAAGCTATAACAAGAGATACGATACATTTAGCCATGTATTATCCTATCCTCAAAAACCGATTATTGAGACTAAAATGATGAAGTATCTCAATATTGATAAGTTACCGAATGGTATTAATGTAATTGTAGCTATTGCTACCTATGCAGGATACAATCAAGAAGATTCAATACTATTCAACAAAGCATCGATTGATCGAGGATTATTTTCATCTACATTCTATAGAACCTACAAAGAAGAAGAAAGGAAGAATCAATTGTCAGGGGAAGAAGAAAAATTCTGTAAGCCTGATAAATCAAAATTATTATTTCCTAAACCTTGTAATTATTCAAAATTAAATCAAAGAGGATTTATCAATGAGAATACCTACGTTACTGAAGAAGATATACTTATTGGAAAGATTATACCTATTAAAAATAATACATTATATGACTATAAGGATAATAGTATTAGTTTAAGGAAGAATGAAAATGGATTCATTGACCGTAATTTTGTAACCACAAATAGTGATGGTTATAATATTTGTAAAACAAGAATAAGGAGTTTTAGAAAACCAGAAATAGGGGATAAATTCTCTTCACGACATGGACAAAAAGGAACAATTGGGATGGTGTATAATCCTGAAGATATGCCTTTTTCATCGAGTGGTATTATTCCTGACATAATTATCAATCCTCATGCTATCCCGAGTCGGATGACCATTGCTCAGCTAATTGAATGTGTCCTAGGAAAGGTATGTTGTGAAACAGGAAATTTTGGTAATGGAACAGCTTTTGATAAGGTAAGTGTAAAAAACATTTCGGAGATGTTAACAAAGGTAGGACATGAAAAGAATGGTAATGAAATACTATACAATGGATTCACAGGAGAACAGATGCATACACAAATATTCATGGGACCAACATATTATCAACGTCTAAAACATATGTCTGGAGATAAGATTCATAGTCGTTCAAGTGGTCCAATTGTAACGATGACGAGGCAACCTGCTGAAGGTCGTTCTTCTCATGGTGGATTAAGGTTTGGAGAGATGGAACGTGATTGTATGATAGCACATGGGACGTCAAATTTCCTACGTGAAAGAATGATGGATGTTTCTGATAAATATCATATATTTATTTGTGTTGAATGTAACCTTCAAGCTGTAGCAAATCCAAATACAAATATGTATGAATGTAAGAACTGTAATAATTACAAGAAGTTTAAGAGAATAAATATTCCTTACTCTTGTAAACTATTAATGCAAGAACTTCAATGTATGAGTATTGCTCCACGGATTATTACAAATCATGAATAATTATTACTTTCCTAATTTATATTTAATAAAGGAATATATAAGTAATATTATACATAGGAGTAGAGGGATAATATACCTTAATATATCCCATTCTAATTCACAACACTCAACATTTGTTGATCCATGAATACTCCTAGCATCTTTCCTTACTGACATATAAAACGGGCATTGATATTCAAAAGTTCCATCAGCGCATTTTATATCTCCTTTATCTTCTTCTTGAAATTGAGGAGTTTCATTAATCTTGAAATTGAGTGTCTTTAGTAATGTGCCCTTTTTAAATAATGTTTGAATATCATTCTTATTTAAACTGTTGTCCGTATTTATTTCATTAATAATTGTTAAAAATGCAACCACAGATCCTTTTTTTATTTCATTAATAATGATGATTTCATTACATTTCTCCTTCGGAATATTTTTTTGAGTATGGATAATTTCACATAGATCATTTTTTAACTTTGTTGAATAATTTTCAATCAGAATAAAACTATCATATTCAGCATCTATTTTTAATAATACATTTATATCTGCTGTATGCCCCTTACATATACCTTCACTTAACACATACGCCCTTTCACATGATGTAGCAATGCTATCATCATGTGTAGTGCAAACAACATCTAAAGCATGATCGACCCCTTTACATTCATAACAACATCGTAATAAATTAAAACGATTATCAATATCACATGTTTCATCATAACATTTTTTATCCTTTGATTTTTCATTAATATAGTATCCGTCTGGACACTCCATAGATTTACATGTATCATTCTCAGAGCAACAAAAATCTCGGTCATTTTTTAATGTACATTTAGCCCCCATGCAATAATTGTCTTTATTATTCACTGTATGATGATATCCTCTTCCACAAATTAGGTCAGAACATTTTTCATTTTCTAAACAACATGTTTCGAGATCATTTAAGGTACTACAAGTCCTCTTCAAACAAGATTCATTCATATTCCTTGGATTCAAATGATAATTTTTTGGACATGTAAAAGTACTACAGATATTATGTTTTTGACAACATAAATCTATATTCTTGGCCGATTCATTGCATCCTCGAATACTATCATGACAGGATTTATCGAGATTATTAATATTCATTTTATAACCTTCAGGGCATTCCCAAGATTTATGAAAACAAGTATTGATTTTATCAATACAACATTCATCCTCACCCCATCCGGGTTTTCCTTCAATGAGTGTCCCTCCTTCACAAACTGTTGTTGAAGATATTTTATTTATAATAAGATTAATAAGTTCATCTTTAATAGTAGTAGGATCATTTATGTTACTGTTACGAGCATTATCAATTTCTTCATTCGGAATATTTTCATAAATGGCTCTTTCCTCCAATTCTGAAATACTCATATAATTAAGCCTCTGTTTCATAGGTTCGTCGAGATCTTTTTTACGATGTTCCTTCCAACTACTACAAAGTTTATAACAACATGCATTTTCACTATAACCTGGTCTATTAACACCACTAAACTCATCAAAAGGATAACAAGAATTCCCATCATCTTTCCAATCACTACAATTCTTTGGATCACAACATTGTTCATTGGGCTTGTAAAAACCACTATCATCATATATCACCTTCTCTTCAACACCACTTTGATCTTTATAACCCTCGGGACATGTATAATCGGAACATTTAACATTGTCGCAACATACATTTTCCACAGATAGGTTAGATGGATTATCTCCATATATTTCTGATGGTATTCTCCGTGATGGATTTGGATATTTACCATTCCTACATTCATTATCATGAAAAGACCATTCACCACATATGGTATATTCATTACAGCATTTTTTTTCACATTCCCCATCAGTATTTTCATTACAGAAGGCATTTTCTCCAATATTTTGTTTTTTAAAATAGGAGTCTCGAGGACATTGGAAGTCCGTACAATTAACCATTCAATATTATATTATATTATATATATATAATTTTATATAATATTTAAAGATAAATATGATATAATTCTATAAAAAAATGAATGAGTTAAAAGACTACCATATGAATATCAAAACCGAACAAGCTGGTGCTTTCCGTATTCTTATTGAGGCATTAAAAGAAATTTTAACGGAAGGTAATTTTATCTTTGATGAAACAGGTATAAAATTAATGGCGATGGATTCAACCCATTCAATCCTAATTCATATGAAATTAGAGTGTGATAATTTTGAATTCTTTCATTGTCCTAAAAAGATGACTGTGGGTGTTAATATGCTTAATTTCTTCAAATTAATTAAAACAATGAATAATGCTGAAACATTAACGTTATTTATCGAAAAAGATAATGAAAATAAATTAGGTATCTTGATACATAATTCTGAAAAAAATTCACAAACGATTTATAAATTAAATCTACTTGATATTGATGACGATAATATCAAGATTCCACCAGCAGAATTTGAAACTGAATTATCATTACCATCCAGTGATTTTCAAAAAATTATAAGAGATATGGTTAATATTGGAGAAAATATTGAAATTAAAAGTATTGGTTCACAGTTATTATTAAATTGTTCAGGTGATTTTGCATCTCAAGAAACAACATTGGGAGAGACAAACAATGGATTAAAATTCAATCAAATATCACCAAAGGAATTACCAATACAAGGGGTATATTCCTTAAAATATTTAGTCCTATTCACTAAATGTACAGGATTATGTAATCAAATTAATCTATACATTAAAAATGATTATCCATTAGTTATCAAATATGCTGTTGCATCTCTAGGGAATATTAAACTCTGTCTTGCTCCAAATACATCAAATTAAAATTCATGTTTTTTATAGAGAGAATTCTCTAAGGAGATGAGTGAACCATTTTCACTTTGAAAATATTTTTTATATTCGAAATCATCATTTTTAAACCAGATTTTTATAATATTAAACTCTTTCTTTGGTGATATTGATATTCCATTCACTTCGTCATTGTTCTCACTGAGTATTAAATTTGTAATACATTTCAATAATAAAGTATTCCATTCATCAAGAACCTTAATAGATGTAACTTTAAAAGATAAACATCCTCCTGAACGATTATCAGGGTCTTCCCAATTCGGGAAAATACCTTTTTTCATACAAAAAAACATTCCATTCTGATAATGATCTTGTTTAAAGGTATCATGAATGTATTGATAATCATAAAGATTCTTGATTTCATGTATTTTTTGATAACTATTCTTATCCCAATTGTTATCATTAATGGAATGATACCATAGAATCCATTCTTCCTTAATTTGATTCATTAATATTTATTCTATATTAAATGTTTTAAATAATAATAAAATATAATATAAAATATATTACTTATGATATCTATTTTCTACAGGAAATTAATTTTAATAATCCTATTCTCCTATTTACTTTTCTTTCATATTAAGGATGAAGAATATCAGAAAATGATATTACTATCTATAGTTACAGGGGTTGTCTCTTTTTATATGAATAACGATATCTATGAAGGAGTTGATAATTCAAAACAATTTTCAACAGAGGAAGAAGATACAAGAAGACAAGAACAACTCGATGAAGAAGCAGCTTCTGCTTCCGCTGATGAAGAAACATCCACAACAGGGGCAACAGCGGGAACAGAAGGAACAGAAGGAACAGAAGGAACAGAAGGAACAGAAGGAACAGAAGGAGAAGGAACAGAAGGAACAGAAGGAACAGAAGGAGAAGGAACAGAAGGAGAAGGAACAGAAGGAGAAGGAACAGAAGGAGAAGGAACAGGAGGGACTAGAACTACTTGTCCAGAAGATTTTGATTGTTCAAGTCATTTGAATGATCTACATGAAAATCCTTCTTCAGTAACATGTTCTTCTTCAACATGTACTGAAACAGAATGTTGTACATCGGCCCCTGCCCCTTCAAATACACCCTTTGTATCTGCAGAATATGTTAAATTAAGGGAAAAAGCAAGACAAAAGGAAGGTCCCATCGTTACCGAAGATAAAGATACACCACAGGGGGCTGGTCCAACAGATCCAGTTCCTTCTTCAAGTGAAGGGGATTTTGTAGAGAAGGAAGAAGTCAAATTAACACCTGTGCAAAATAAGTTCCGTATTGGCCCTTATGATGGATTATGTGTTTCATCTGATAAGTTAACAGAAGAAGAATTTGTACCAAACAAAGAACTATTAACTTATTTTGGAGTCCATGGTCCAACTCAAATACGGAGTTCACAAGATGTATTAACAGGTCCAACAATCGATGGAGAGAAGGATACTCCACAAAAATTAACAATGTTTGCAAATAATAAAACGAAATTTAATTGTTGTGGAGAGTCACCGTATACAACATCCACAGGGTGTTTATGTTTAACTGAAAAACAAAGGAATTATATTCGTTCACGGGGATTCAATAAAACTTCTTCTGATATTTAACGACCAATCATTCGTTGATGAACTTGATCATAAATATTAAATGCCTTTTTTTCATAATTATCTAATCTTTCTAAACGTAATCTTTCTTCTTTCTCCTCTTTAATTTTTTGTAATGCATAGATTTGTTGTTCTTTCTCATCCATCTCATACGAAATGTTTTCCCTCTGTTTCTGTGTTTCTTTCAAATCCTTCGGTCTCGATGGATCAAGATTCCCTCCTTCATCAACTAAATATGTATTCGTGTATGCATCTTTATAATCTCGATAAGCTAAACCACCACTTTCACCGCTAAAATCGTCTACTTTCCCTTGTCCAAGTATCATAATTGAACTTTTATTCTTGTAAGAAATATCTTCTATAGGTGCTTGATACTTGACAACATTTCTCCCTTTCTTTTTGAGTTGTTTCTTTTTAATTTTTGAGAATTCTCTATTAAAATTATCTTTTGTCAATGAAGGATTATTTTGGACTTCTTCTTCACCTTCACCTACCTGATTTTTTTTCATCCATGTTTCGTATCCATCATCATAAACATCTTCAACCTTTGTTTCTTCATAGATTTGATTGAATATATTACTATTGAAATTCTTTGATAAATCCCTGTATTTTACATTTTGTTTATTATCATGATTTTGTCCACTCATAAATTGAGAACTATTCTCCCTTAATTCATTATGTTCATGTGATTCTCTTTCATTTTTTAATTTAATCATTAATGCCTTATAAGAAACCGTTACTCTTTGAAAGTCCTCTTGTGTACCCCCACGATCAGGATGTGTTTCCATCGCCCGTTTCAAATATGCTTTTTTTAGAGAACTTTCATCATAATTCTGTCCTATATTTAACTCTTTGTAAGGGTTGATCTTCGGTTTAGTCGGTTCTGCGATCACTTGCTGCCCCCCTCCAGCAATTCCTGCAAGCCTTTGTATTTGTTCTTGTTGTTCTCGAATAATTTGTTTTTGTTCCTCTATATATTTATCTTTATCTTCACCTTCAAGGCTAGGAGTATTTCCCATATTATATATATGGATAGAAAAGTTTTTAAAATCTAACTTATATATATATATATTAATAATGGTTGTTATAGCATGTACACCTTGTTTGGCATCTACATTAGGACCTGCAGCTCTAAGTGTTGCAACACTTGTAGGATTAAATGGTAGTAAGAAAAAGAAGAGAACAATGAAAGGAGGTGGAAAGAAAAATAAGAAAAAGAATGATTTTTCGAAGAAAATTAATAAATCGTGTCACGATGAATGTGAGAAAGTTAAAAAAACATTTCCAACTATCATGCGTAAATTAGGAAAACAAATGGGTTTGGATAAAAAGGAAATTGAAAAAAGAATAAAAGAACACAATAAACATTGTGAAAGTAATTGTATCAAACTTATGAAAGATAAAGATGTAATCAAAGATATAATCAAAGCAATGAAAGGTGGTGGTGAATTAGAAATGACACAAGAAGATTATGAAGCTATGGTAAGAGAACAAAATGAAAGTATGAATGAAGATCGTATTAGGATGATCAAACATAGACAAAAAGAAAAAGAAAGAATTAACCTAGAATTAAGAAGAAGATTAATACGACAAGAAGATATGAGGAAAGAATGTGATATGCTGGTGCGTTTATTAGAAAGTAAGGGTGTATCTCAAAAAGTTGCAGAAGATTATGCTCATAAAATGTTTGAACAGAAACTACAATGTGATAGTGGAAAGATCAATGCATGTAATTACTGCAAAGATGAATACTTAAAAAATCAAAGAACTAGCAAAAAAAGATCAAAAACACCCCAAGTTCCGGTTCAAGCCCTACCAAAATCAAAATCAAAATCTAGATCACGTCCAAGAAGGACTAGAAGGAGAAGAAAAGGACCACCTGAAAGTATCTCTATGAAACTACATGCGATGGGTCGGACACAGAGACTAAAAAATCTAAAGAAATCTCTTACAAAAAGATCCCCTCCTCCACCGATAAGAAGGAGTAAAAGTAAAAGTAAAAGTAAATTGAAAAAGACAAAATCAACGGGTGGTAAAAGGAATAAATGACTACATGGTGGTATGAACAGTAATCGGTCTTTACAAGGAAGACTTAGAAGACATCGTCTGGCTCTTCCACCACAGCGCCCTCCTCCCCAGGACCCTTTTCAGACTCCAACCCACCCCGACTTATCCCTTGTCCTAGAAGATAATGTTGAAGTAATAGAACCATTCGTCCAACCAGGACCAGCGAAAGACTATCTTAGAGAGGATATTCACAAGTTTAATCGCTCGATCGAGACTAATGAGATTCCTAAAGAACATATTGAAAAATTTTATATTCCCCATCTTACACGAAATTCCAAACCCACGGATAAAATATCTAGAGAGGTATTTGAGTGGATTGAAGAAAGAGTTAATCATGCTAAGGAAAGGGGTTTCTTCGGGACTGACTTTTGGAAAACATACGATAGGATTATGAATAATGTTGCCAAAACATATAAGGAGAGAATTAAAAAAATTAAAGAACTGAAAAAGGAAATTGAAGAGTTAAGAAATATAGAAAACAATATCAATGATATATTAAATAAAATAAACACGACTATACAAGGATGTATCGAAGAAGACAAAAAAGAAGAGGATTGTTTAGAATTACAAGAATTAAAAGAAAAACATAAAAAGTATACTTTAAATAAAGAAGAAATAGTCGAAAGTATAAGATTAAAATATGATTAATAGAATGAATAATGAAATTTAAAGTCGTTGCCAGGGTTCAACATAACCCATGTCTAGAAAATCAAAGATATCTTTTTCTACCTTAAACACATGGTCTACCTCCTTACCCGAATCAAGGTGTTCGATGTTGTATTCATTAATTGTGAATCCTTTTTGATTTGCAAGTTTTCTCATCATTTGGTTGAATTCACCTGATCCCGTAAAATAGAGGATGGCGAATGGATATTCACTTGGTTTTGTGAACATAATATCGACCCTTCTTGCGATACCATTACGGCCCATCCTACCAATTCCATTGTATTTCTTTTCTCCATACGCCAATTCTTCAATCAAATATCCTTGATTGACAAGTTTTTGAATGAACTTTTGATATACTTCTTTATTATCAGCTTTAAGGAGAACATCAATATCACCACTATCTTCCTTATTCCTACGATAAGAACCTGTAATGGTTAGTTCGGCGTTAGGATCTGTTTTCTTCAAGAACTTCTTCAAATGTCTTTCATGTCGCACAATTTCTTCTCTCGGGATGCGTTGAAGTAATTCTTCATAATATTTCAATCCAATCAACTGTTTTTGGTTCAAAAGTTCCTTCCTCTCCCTTAGCTGTTCGATTGTAGTGATACCATTCTTTACAAGTTCATTCGCATTCTTAGGTCCGATTCCATGAATGTCCATGAATTGTTTCCTTGGATCTACGATGTCTTTAATCTTATCATAAAGAGGACATGAACCGGTTTTTAATATCTGATCGATCTTTTGATAAATACTATCTCCAACCCCTTTTATACTACGGACATTTGCTTCGGTAAGTTCACTATCATCCTTAAACTTTTTTAAAGGATTAATCACTTTAAGATAAGAAGTAGCTTTGAATGGTTGTCCATTTACTTTTTCATGATCTGCAATTTTCTTAAGGATTGAGATAAGATGTTCTTTCTTCTTCGTTGATGGATTCTGAATTTCATCTTTCACAATGATATCATCTCTCTTCCGCACATATCTCGCAAAACGAGGTTTCCCTTTGTCAGTTTTTCCAGAATGTTCATAACTGATGATTGTTCCAATTGGATGTGTCTCTTCATAATTTCCTCTTATCTCATCGTCCATACCTGATATCGCGAACTCTTTGTTCTCATCTTTATCAATTAAATGATAAGTATCCATATTAATCAATGGTTTACAAATGAATGCTCCGAGGGAACCTGTATACTTTCCATTCCCAGGTTTATAATCCATTATGATTGATTCTTCATCAAAAGTAGGTTTATATTTTAACATATATTTTGATCTCTTATTTTCATACATTGAATTTGGACATTTCAACATAAGACCTTCTCCTCCATTCTCAATGACTTTTGTATACATCTTTTCAAGATGTTCTTCAGATTGAACCGTTGTCTGAGTCGCCATCTGAACAGGGCATTCAATTTGAAATTCTTCGGGAAGTGTTTCTTTCACCTTCTCCCAACGATCTTTGTTCTCTTTCACAACCTTACAAAGAAGTTTTAGCCTTTCTGAAAACGGTTTCTTTACACTTGGGAGGTCATAGACAATAAATTTTACTGGGATCCATTCTTTAGGATCAGGTTTGTGTCTCCTTACAACTCCCATCGATTCAAAATTTTCACGACCAACCCAGAGTTCTCCATCTAGATTCACATCAGGGAGAGCAAGTTTGTACCAATCAGGAGTTCCAATGAAAGGTTTTTGAGCTCGTGAAAGAAACATCCATTCTCCATTTACTTTGACCCATTGTCCTCTGTATCCATCGAATTTTTCAGAGGCCTCCCAGTCAACTGGCGGAAGACAATTAGGATCTGATCGTGGAGCAGGCATGCCTTTGTGAAATTCACCTGCAAGCATGAAAGGGACCTTATCTTCATTCATCATTTGTTTATTTGTTAGAAATTATCTTTAATTAAAAAATCAAATTTGAAAATATTAAGTATTCTTGTAATTAAATTCAAAGAAGGATAAGATAAAATGGTGTGTTCACATTGTCAACAACCGGGACATACTTATCGTGGATGCCCGACAATCACAGCGGAGGAAAAAAAAGAAAAGGCAAAAAAGATTAAAGAAAAGAAGGAAGCTGTCGCTGAAAGGAGAAGACTTCGTGAGGAAAGAAGGAGGGGGGAACGAGAGAGAATCCTAGAAGCTCGAAGAATTGCTCAGGAGAATGAAAAAATAACATATGATGTAGCTAATACAACCGATTATGAGATTGTAATGTACTGGGCCCATAATAATGATAACATTTTGAGGAGATTTACTTATTGTAATCTTCATTCAACTACGACAATCCAATGTATTAAAAATAAACATCGGATTGTTGCTTTTCCCTTCTTGGAGGTATGTGAAATTCAGAGTCCAAATGCAAAGAAAAAGATTATTATTCCTGAATCGGGTGAACTTCCTTATGTATCTGTTTTTGATATGAAGATGAAGGATTTTGATGGAACAAATATCGTAATTGACTATGAATACAAACCTAAGAAAACGGAACTGGAAGAATGGAAAGAATTCGCCCTTAAATCCCATTACCTTCTCAAAGAAATTCAAAAAATGACCACCACAAATAAGAAGGATGAAGATGGAGAAGTTATCTATCATGAAAAATATGAAAATATTGATATATTCCTTAAAATGATACAAGATATCCCTATTCCTCATAAATGTACTGAAGCAGATAAAGAAATAGCGGGGATTCCATCTTTGTTAACGAATATTACTTAGATCTCATGTAATCCTTAATCTCCTTAATATCATCTTTAATATTCCCAACATCATTTTTTAATATATTCATTGATCCTAATAATTGATTAATGGATTGATTATAATACTCTTCTTTTTTTTCTTGTGCTTCAACTTTTAAACTAATTATTTCCAATTTCTCAGCATGTTTTCCAATTTGAAAGATAACTCCTCCTGTTGTCATGCATGCCGCCAAAATAGGCGCTAATTGTTGGAAATTAACACTCATTTAAGTAAATAATACTTACTATATTCAATATTTTATTTCTTACTTCTTTTACTTCCTTTACTTCTTTTACTTCCTTTACTTCTTTTACTTCCTTTACTTCTTTTACTTCCTTTACTTCTTTTACTTCTTTTACTTCTTTTACTTCTTTTATTTCTTTTACTTCTTTTACTTCTTTTACTTCTTTTCTTTTTACCTCCTTTGATTGTTTCATATTCTAATGCCCATGGTTCATACTCCTTAATTTCTTCTCTTATACTCCTTAAATCTCCAAAATCTTTATGTGGTTCAGGATGTGTTTTTACCCATTCTTCTGCAGTTAAAATAGGTGCTCTCCACGCCCACCCAGGAGAACCTGATAAATATCTTCCGGGTCCCCTATTATATGGAGAGTTCCCCTCAAAAGTTGTCGGGGTAAATTTCGATTTTGCTTTTGCTTTTGCTTTTCTAACAGCTCGAACCTTCTGAATAAATGGATTTTCGTATCGTGTCTGTCGCGAATTATCAGGATTAAGTGGGTTGGTGGCGGAGAAACTTATATCAGGGACTGTTTTGGTTTGTAAAATTGTATCTAAGTATTCTTCATTCTTTAGTAACATATCCTTTGCAGATACTTTTTTAGGTGAACTTTTTCTCATTTATATTATAAATAAATATTTTATTAATAGTATATAAAATAAAATAAAATATGTCACCATACTTTAGGTACTTATTCATTCTACTCCTTACAAATGGTATCAGTTTGGGTTATCTTTATCAATTTTATCAAGAAAAAATAAATAATATAAGACTTGAACTTAAGGGGCAACGGGAAAGGAATAAACTATTACGAAAGAAATTACAAGCCAATCATCCAACCATACAGAATATTCTATCTGACACACATCAAAGGACAACACTCTTATTAAAAAAGATGAAAACAATTGATTTATCTGAGCTTGATAATCAATTCATTCATAGTATCAAAATATCATGTAATCATGTGATTCATATACTTGAAAAAGGAAAAAAAGTTACTTTTAAAGATGAGGGATTGGATGATTTATCTGATGATTCATTCCAAAGTGTGGATAATATCAGATATTAAAACATCCTTTCATTTGAAATATCGATTGTATTTCCTATCCCAGCGGTTGGATGCCTTTCTGAATTAAATGGTTTCTTTCTTACTTCAAACTTTTGATTCTCATGAATAATTAAGATCTGTATCTGACGATATTTATCTTCCTTACAAGCATCATGTTCACCAAATGCCCTTGACATACCAACATCAATCCTCCATAGACGATTATTATAGATTGAATTAAGATATTTATTATCCATAAACTGAGGTGTATGGGCAATTACCATTCCTTTTACGGGCATTAATAATTTATTCTTTTGGTTAATTATTTTTAATAAGTCATTAAAGGTATCTTCTGTATTTTCTTCATCATCTTCTCCATAGATACGACACCAGAAAGGTGACATATCATCATCATCTCTAAATATTTCATCAAAGATATTATCCTCAACCTGATTACTCTCCTTTGACATCCATTTTGAAACGACGTGATTTATTCCAGCAATTGAATATTTATTCATTAGATCTTGTGTCAATCCACCATGTACAAAAACAAAACTCCCAATAACTGTAATTGATTTCTTTCTTTGAGAGTATGTTTTTGCAATACTACCCCCTCTTTGGAATGCTTTTGTGCGATGGTAATATCCTAAAGGATAACCATCCTTTGTATATTTGCTAATTCTATCTTTTTCAGGGACAAACTCTAAGAACTCAAGAGGAGAAACATAACGAAAGTCTTTGTCAATATTCATTAATTCATGATTTCCTAATAGTCCTAGAACTCTTCCACCTTCTTTCCTTGCTTCATCATCCAAACGTAAAAATAATCGAATTATTTTCATATTATTACCTTCATCTTCATACACATCGGAAAAATCTTTAATACAATTTTTAACGAGATCATCCGGACGACAACGATCAATTTGATCCCCTAATTGAATCACCCATGTTGATCCTCCACACCAATGAATATCATTTAAATTATGTTCATTGGATTGTTGGGGTATAACTTCGGCTAATTTCAATGCAATTAATGTTACTCGTAGATCTCCATGGACATCACCAATAGCAATCAACTTCTTTACGGGTGGATATATACCTACCTTATCATATTGTGGATTAACCGATTTTATTTCTTGTTTTACTTCTTTTTTAGAGACATGTTCTACCTCATTTTTTTGAATTGTTTCTTTCGCACCAAGTTTTTCAATCTTTGTAATTGGATGTGACATCCTTCGTTGTACATTTGGACGTGGAATTCTTCTTTGATTTGCATTTGTTTGAAGTCTCCCTGAAGTTGACATCCTTCGTTGAATTTGGACTGATTTAACATCTTTTTCTTCTTTTTTCTTTCCATAGACATTGAGTTTCTTTTGTAAAAATTCTTTGATAATACTTAATAGTTCTTTTCGTGTTGTATTCGGAATATTATTCTTCTCAATAATTTTATATTTTAAACAAATCATAATTAATTCCTTATCTGACAAAAGATCAAAATTAATTTCATTTAATTTCATAATTAAGAAAAAATAAAAAAAAAAATCTTTTAAACTTAATATATTGATAATTATATAATGGAGACCTGGTTATTTTATGCACTTATGGCTGCTGTTTTTATTTCAGTGAGAGACATTATTTCTCTCGACTTTATTAAGAGATTTGATTATATTCAGTATATGGTTATCGCAAATATTATCATTTTTATGGGAACAATGGCATATGTAATTACAACTGGATTTAAAATCCAAAAACCAAATTTAAGAGATTTTGGAATCATTTTAGTAAGATTATTAATCGTCTATTTCATTATTGACCCCTCCATCTATAACTCAATCAAAAATTCGGATAATCCTGGTTATGCGAAATCAGTAATTAGCTTAAATACATTGTTTGTATTTATCATTGCTACATTCATTTACAAATCCAAGATTGATCTGAAGAAAGTAGCAGGGGTTATCCTTATGGTCGGCGGTTCATACTTCCTCGTCTAATCTTCCTTCTACTTTTCTTTATTCGTTTATTTTTACTCTTTGTTCTTTTCTTTGTTCTTTTCTTTGTTCTTTTCCTTTCTTTCTTTACACCATTTTTATATTTATTCAATAATTGTTTGAATTGTTTGTAGGCATTTTCTGCTGTTATTCGAATATTTGGAAGGAATGTTGAAGTCATAACACCAAAGAGAGAATAAAAATCATCCATTAATGGACTCCCTTCTTGAATCGCCCCTATAACTTCAGATCGTAAGAATAATATCGGTATTAAAATACCAAGACTGTATATATCAATACTTTTTATCATTTTTGTTTGATTGATCTTTTTGTTTCTTATTTGATCAACCGTTTCATGATAGATTGTAAATGTATCCCTACCGAAAATAGAATGAATATCCTCTAATAAATCATAATTATATCTTACATACTTTGTATTTATTCTTTGTAATTCATCGTCTAATTCTTGTTTCGTTGCATAATACAATAAGTATTCTAATGGATAATACATATAAATACGATTTGACCTTAATTCATCCAAAGAACGTTGTTGAAAATGTTTCTTATTCGATACTTTACCGGATAATCCAAAATCGATATATTTAAAGACTCCATCATGAACAACTATATTATTTGGTTTAATATCATTGTGAACGATTTTTTTTTCACTCATTCTTTTTAATCCTAGGAATAAAGGTTCCATCATTCTCATAAGTTTTAAGAATTGTTTATCCCTTTGTTGAACACTCATTTGTTTATTCTCAAACATATTCATAAAATAATCATCCAAAGTCTCTCCACCATAGATACCATTCATCATATAACTATTCATATCGAATTCATCATCAAGATCGTCCGATTCACTATCAATACAATTATCAATACCTCTTTTATCATAGGTAGAAAGGACATCTTTTGGAAAGGGTTTACAGAATTGATCAAAAATAATAGCCCAGGATGAATAACCTCTTATTTTTTGGATTGCTTCATTCATCTTTTTTTCATGTTGACTTTCTTCTTTTGCTCCTGGATTATAAATGATTTTCGAAATCCTTTCATCATCAACCACACCATTTCTTTTACATGGGAAATTTGGATTAAATACACAACTACTGGATCCAGTCGCAAGTAATTCACCTCCTAACATAATATAATATATGTAATATATTATTATGGACACGAAGGTTTCAGAGGTAATGAAAAATATTCAACAATCAAAACATTATGACGATCTCTATAATGTATTATGGAAATCATGTGAAGATGATAAGATACAGAGAAAACATTACAAAGATGTTTCAATTGGTTTATTTAATGTTCCATGTGGTGGATTTGGAGATATTATTGTGACAAAAACATTTCACGATTACTTGAAAAAATGGTATCCTTCTGCTAAAATATCGATCTGTACAACGGGTCCACAAAAATACAAGGATTTAGGTGTGGGAGGGATTAATTTTTACAAATTAACCCGTAAAGATGGTTCAACATATGATGATGCTGAGTGCAGTGGTTATGATGAATTAAAATTAACTAAGAAAATAAAGTTTGATATTATGATTGTTATTCCAATTATTAATTATCAGTTTAACATTAAAAAGTTTCAAAAGTTAATTCCATACGCAAACGTATTCAATACATTTAGTGTAAGTGAGTATAATGGTGAATTTCCCCCTTATACTTTCCCCATTGGCGTTGGTAAAGGGCAATTAGGTTTGTTAATGAATGATTTTAAAATCAAACAACAGAATCTAATGAAACAACCGTATGCATTAGTTTATATTCAACCTTCACCAGCATGGGGTGTTCATTCAAAGTCATGTTTCTTATCCTTTATAGAAATGATATGTAAGATTTATCATAAAAAACATCCTAATTTTCAGGTTGTGATACCTTCATGGATTGATGAAGAGGTCTTTGAAAATGATACTTTTAGGAGAACAATTATCAAAGTAATTAAGAAGTATTATGATTCTATTTATTTTATTGATAAAGAAGGTGGAAGAGGTTTTGGTCCAATTTATGATAAGAAAAACTCTAAATCTAAAATAACCTTCCGTGCGGATATTTTACCGCAAAAAAGAGAGATCTTTATTTCACTTATGAAAGATAGTGTACGAGATATCTTGGTTACGGGTGATCAAAGTTTAACAGATATTCTATCCTGTTGTAAAAGGAAAAGGGTATGGTATCAAATTGCTCCATGGAAACAAGGGTTAGCGAAAAATCTTCATAAATACCTACCCAATCAATATTATGGAACATTCAAAACATCATGTGGTACAATAAGGAATGTCGATTTAAATATTGATTGGAGGAAATTTCTGAAAGACTATGACTTTCGGATTCATGGAAGAAAAAGAATGGATTCTATTTTAATAGGGAATTTTTATTATCAGAAATATCCTATATTTAAGAAGATACCAAAGTTAATCGAAGGGTCACGGTATTTAGAAACAGCACAAGATAAAATAAAAAAATTAGATAAATAAATTAATATATATTAATTATATTATAGTATAATATATGAATGATTGTAATTATTGTCGGTACATAGAAAACGAGAATGATTCGACGAAACAAACTTGTTCAAAATGGGTTAAAACTGATAATTTTAATCGCCCCTGTCAACCACCGGGAAGGGAAGCTGGTGATGCCCCTATAAATGAGGCCGACAATTGTAAAAAGATGGATTGTCCTATTCATTGTCAATATCCTTTTACAAAGGAAGTTTATAATGATAATGATCATCCAAAAGAACATTATAATCATCTGGGTAATGTGGTAGCATATAACTTCTTAAGGTCAAATCCCGAAGAGTACGAATCCTATTTAAGTAATGCAACAAATCCTGAAATGATAAAAGAAGAATTAAAAGAATACAATGAAGAATCTTATCCAAGTGATCTTAGTTTACAATGTGGTAGACTTATCAAACCAGAGGGGGCCGATACCTATAAATTTCCGATGTTACCATCACAAGAAGAACTAAAACAAAGTATTAATTACAATATTAATTATTTGGAACGCGGTATTGATTGGACCAAAGTAAAAAATACAGAAAAACTAAAAGAGAGATATCCTGATCAAATTGATGAAACAAATAATACAGTTGTTATTAATGAATATACAATCCCTCTATCTGATAATGGTATTCAATTAGAATGGTGGGATAGACCACAACTCTCCGATGAAGCGCTCAAAGAATTTCTTCCAAGATACATAAGAGAGTATCAAAACCTTGAGAATATTCATAAAATGACGGGAGGTATTCTACAAGATTCTATCTTTCCTACTCATAATAAGAATAATATGGTTGTTGAGCAAGTATTCGATTGGTTAATGAAAAATAATATTGAAAGGGAAAGTGAAAGAGAAATTGAATCTGAGAGAAAGAAGTTTACAATGGCAAATTTCTTTGGAATTACAACGGAGGATGTTACTAACTCCAACTTTGAAACATGTATGAATCAATTAATGACGACAGAACATGATGATGACAAGCATTTACGAAGGATTAATAATTATACTCATTTAACAGATTTGGGAGACCCAAAGAATCGTGAAGATTTACTTTATGTTGAAGCTAAAATACTTAAATTTTTAATTATCGAACCAAGAAAGGTTGGAGAATGTCTTGATATTGTTTATCTAACTGATGAAATATGTAAAATTGGTTTGACATCAAATCCCACACAAATGATGGGTCAATTCCTAAAAATGAATACAGATAATGTTGATGATGAAAAATACAATGATAAAATGAGAATAATAACGAATCAACTCCTTAAACACCTTCCTCATATGATCCAGAAAGTAATTGATATTTCAGAATATTATGAAAAACAAAAATGTAATGGAGAAGTTCATAAGAATACAAAACTCCTAAAGGAGATATATTCTGGTTTATTTACTCAAAGTAATATGAGTGTTGACCTACCGGATTTAGGGATTGGAAACTTCTTTCAAGATTTTGAAAAGAATATATATACAAAAATTATATTATTAGTATTCATTGCATATATTGTTGCCCAATTTATTCGTTTATTTACAGTTAATCTTAATTTAACAGGGGGTAAGTAATTCCCTTCTTTTCATAATATTCTTTTTTATATTGATTTAAGTCTTTCCGTCTATCATAGTTATTTATTGTTAAATAACAAAATTCAGTATCCTTATTCGTCATAGTTTCATCATTAAAAATAACTATAATTCCATCTTTTTGATATATTTTTTTTAACATACTATATTATATATACTAGATGAATAAGTCTTTTAAATACATATTATTAATTCTAATGATTTCATTTATCATTGCTATTTTATGTAGGAGGGATCATCTATCTGAACAATATTCACCCTATCCTTTTAAGGAGGTTGATAAGAATAGACTTACGGCAGAACAACTTCAAGATGCCATCTTTAAATATAATGTGGTTATTCAAGGAGGAGAAATAGATAAGGCTGGTGGGATTAACTACCATAATGGCTATCAAAAAGATAAAAAAATAACTTATACACAATTACCACGATCACCTGACCCCAAACATATGGAATATGAAAGTATCCTTGATAAGTTTCCAAAAGAAAGAATAGAACCTCAAGTGAAAACAAAACAAATTACTATTGAATTAGAAGCAGATATTGTAAATAAAGTAGGGGAAGGGGGGATTGATGTTATCCTAGAAAAGGATATAAGAGGCGACCCTTACTTTGAACCAAACGCTTGTAAAGGGGGGTGGTCAGACTGGAATAAAAGTAATTGTGGCGAAGAAAAAAATCGTTGTGGAATTCAATTTAAAAAATATGAGATTATTGAAATCGAGAAAAATGATAAAAATGGTCCTGGGAAGCCATGTGATTATAAAGATGGAGAAATAAAATATAGATATTGTGTTGGTTCAGGAAATGATACCTATGAATCAAATAAAGAACGATGTGGTACTTCAAAAAACTCATGTGTTTGTAAACTAAATCAGGATAGTGTAGTTGTTTTAGATGGAGAAAATGTCTATGATTTAGAGGATGAGGATTGTCAATACCAAAGAGAAGTGGATTGTGTATGTCCTCCTGGATTTTCAATACTACATAAATCAGATATTTGTAAGCTTACACCTGGAACTGATTGTAGTGTGAAAGAACCAGGTTGTATCTATACTAGTCCATCAAGCACAGGAGGTGGAGAATCATGTAAAATCCCTGAATTTATCAATGAAGAAACTAAAAATAATTTCTATAAAAAATACTCTTCCTTTGATGGAAAATGTAAAGAGAGAACATGTACATGTGAAAATGGTGAACCAGTTATCGGAAGTAAATGTATAAGTGATGGCTTAGAAATATGTGATATAAAAAAACCCTGTAAGGAGGGATATTATTATGAAGGTAATCCACCAATTTGTAAGAAACAAACCGCAAAGAATGAATGTAGTTGTTTATATGGGAAAACAAAAATCGAGGAAACAAATGAAAGATGTAAAGTTTCAGCATTAGAAATAGCAGGTGATAGGATAATGCAATTGTGTGACCCTTCAAAATGTCCACCTGGTTATCGTTATACAAGCGAAGTTAATGATTGCAATGAATATTATCCAGAGAATGACGGTGACGGACCATTATACAACAATATACAATGTTGTGTCCCCAATTATGATCGTTGTTTATTACTAGAAGATGAACTAACTAAGAAGTTCATCACAAGGAAAGAATCATCATCCGAATTGATGGATTACTATCAATTAAGTATTGGAGAATTATTTACAGAATATGGGGTGAAAAGTGGTATTGAAACTGGAGGGATTGAAGGAAATAAAGAATTACTAGACATAATAAAAAAGCCTGATCCAAAGGATTTTCTAATCCAAGAACTAATGAAATTAAGTGATAGTGATGATAAGCATTGTATGGGGAGAATTGAGTTGACAAAATGTGCAAATAGTTTTCGTTGTAAACCAGGGTATTCATTCTTACCAGATACCAATTATGAAACAGAGAATGAATTAAGAATGGTTTCGTGTGAAGGAAGAGGGGAATATGTAGATATATGTGAACCAACTAATAATTGTGAAAGAGGGGGAACGGGTGATTGTCAATTTCCAAGTAATAGTGATGGTGATAAAAAGTGCGCTGGTCCGAACCTAGAGCATAGTCCACCTAGCTGTGAGGATGGTAATTGTAATTATAAAATAGTCGAAACACATTATCCAATTTGGAATGGAACATGTGTCCCTGTTACTTGCCCTGTCTCTGATGAGGTAAAAGAAATATATAATATAACATATGAAAATTGTTCTTCAAACAATCCAAATTGTGGACTATCAAATGTAACCTGTAAGAAAGAAGAATATGATGTTTCAAGCACAAATAAAATGATCTATTGTCGTTCTCCTTTGAAGGTCAGCTCTGACTACCTAACTACAGATTATGAATTAGTCCATACAGGTTGTTCAAAAACTCCCCCACCTCCCACAGAAGCTCAACAAGCAAGGGAAGCAAGGGAAGCAGAAAGAAGTGCAATGGTCGGTGAAGGGGATGCTGATTTAGCATCCGCTCGAGTAAGAGAAGCTGGAATAACAGCAGAAAATATCGAGGAAGAAGCTAGTTTTACTGGAACAACATCTGAAGAACAATTCGCATTTGAAACTGGTGGCGTCGAATTACGAAGACAACATGAAATTGATTTGGCTGCAAGGGAGGAAAATCAAGAAAGCGCCGCCGCTGCAGCCGCAGCTGCAGAAGAAACATCCTCAGAAGATACAGAAGCTGTTCGTGGAGGGATAAGGTAATAAATAAATAATAATATTTAAACAAATAATGCACTATTTATGTAGTTAACATGTTGAAAACCCTTCAAAAACAGGTAATCGATAAACATGATTTCCTCGTTTTCTTACGAGACCTTGCATCAAACCTCAATATTAACCTTAAACATATGATAGAGGATAGTGTAAAAGGAGAAGGGGTCAAAGAAGATAAAAAAAGAAAGAAGAACTATCATAAGGGGAAAAATAAAGTGATTAAAAAAAAAGACCTAATTATCCAAGAACAAAATAAAAAAAGACAGATACTCAATTATGAAGAGGATCAAAAAAAAATTAAGTTTTTATTTGAAGAATTAGACAATGATAATCCATTTGAATCGTTAAAAAACCTTAAGACAGAAGAAGGGAAGAATGACTTTAAAATTCAATTATTAGTTCATTTTTGGGAGAATAAGAAAAAGTTTATGAAGTATATTATCGTTCTTTTTTTTAATCTTAAGGAGATGAATAGTAAGCATGAAATCATTGATAAAGTTGAAAATCTCCTTGATGATTATGATTACCAACTTTATATGATGAAAGAAATGGGTCATATGCTCCCTCCCCTTGATTATTGGAATAATAAAGAAAAGAGATTTGATGAATGGCAATTGAAGGTCATCCAATATGTTCATCAAAAAGAAAGTGTTATTTTAAAAGCCCCAACTTCATCAGGTAAAACATTCATTGCTATGTCAGCAGGTATCTTCCATAAGAAAGTATTGTATGTATGTCCAGCAAAACCAGTTGTTTATCAGGTAGGGGCACATTTTGTTCACATGGGGATGAAAGTTCATTTTTTGGTTGATAATCAATCAAATTATTCTTATGATTCAAAAACGAATATCTTTATTGGTACCCCTCAGGAAATAGAGAATAATATTCTATCCATTGGTAGCCATTTCGATTATGTAGTATTTGATGAGATTCATAATTTAAATAAGGAAGATGATGGAGATATTTATGAAAATTTAATTAAACTCATTGATTGTCCTTTTTTAGCCCTCTCTGCGACAGTCAAGAATATACATTTTTTAAAGGATGCTTTTCAAAGGATTAATCCTCATAAAAAAATTAATTACCTTGAATACAATGATAGATTTATTAATCAACAAAGGTGGTCATGGAATGGAAGCCATCTTAAAAAAATACACCCTATGTGTGCATTTGATTCAATGGACGATCAATTTATTCACAATCAACTTTCTTACACACCCAATGACTGTGCATTGCTATGGGAAGAAATTGAATCCGTATTTGAAGATATCATTGATATAGAGGATCATTCTCCGGATGAATATTTTCCAAAAAAGTTAATTTCATTGAATGATTGTAAGCAATATGAATTATTCTTGAAAGATAAATTAATTGAACTCAATAAAAATTACCCAAAAGAGGTTCAACAAGTGATTGATCATTTTAAGGGCGAACCTTCCAAACAGAGTGATATCATTCAATTTATAAAAAAAACAAAAGAAGCAGATATGTTCCCTATGTTAATGTTCCATACCGATGAAAACGAGTGTCGTTCTATTTTCAATACTATTTATCAATTACTTGATCAACAAGAAAATGATGACTATCCATTTCATTATGATATTCTAGAAAAGAAGCAATCTTTGTATGAGGAGTATTCAAAAAAGAGGGAAGTATATCAATTAAGTATTAAGGTTGGACAAACTTCCAATCCACAATTTTTTATTAAAGAAAAAATGGAACTATATGACCGAAAAGAAAAAGATAATTATATTTCCTTAATGAGTGAGTACTATCAAAGTAAGTTACTAGAGATTCAAAAGAGTGATTGTGTTCAAAAAAAGATACAAGAAGGGAATTTAATCAAAGAAATGAATCAATTCTTATTGAATCCTGATTTTTGCTATCAAGATATATTTCAAAAACATAAGGATTTTATTTTTACTAAATCAAATAAACCTATGGATGCAGATACGATTCGCGAAGTAAGAAGGGAGATCAAAAAAACGCTAGGTATTAAGATCCCCTATGAGAGCCCTTTGTTCCAAATGTTAAAACGAGGAATTGGATTGTACATTGAAAATATGCCCGACGAATACAATTGGATTCTTCAGAAGCTCCTTTCTTCAAAAGAGATTGGAATAGTTATTTCTGATAAAACACTTTGTCTTGGGATCGATTTACCCGTCCGCTCTTCGTGTTTCTTGGGGATCAATGAAGTTACATTTACACAAGAAGAATATCTTCAGATGTCCGGGAGGGCAGGAAGGAGAGGAATGGATACACGAGGTAATATTATCTTCTATGGAAATATTGATTATTTATCCCTGATGAGAGGGGGGCTTCCAGAAATTAAAGGGAACCCTCGTCCTATTTATGATACATACAAAGTTAATCCCCGTTCTTCACAATTATTCACAAATATGATTCATCTAGAAAGGGAATTTATATCACTCCCTTCATTAATAATCTCTGATAAAAATAAAAAAATGATCTGGACATTAAGAGAATTTAAAAGGTGTCCTACATTTCTTGAGAGAATAAATACAATTGAAAAAGAATTGTATCAAACGAATGAACATGACAGGGAGGAACATTTATTAAAGGATTTTATAATGCTAGTTAATAGTGATATCCTTCAAACTTACAAAAGTAAAAAAATAACGAAATATGATGAAATTAATATCTTTAAAAAGTATATGGAAGTAATCATGAATACTCACAATACTCTCAATTACCAAAAATATATGATAACTATGAATGTAATGAAGGATATATTTTCATCGATGAATCGTATGATATATACGTTTATTATTTAAAACAGTCCTTGCACAGACACCCCTTATTATTCTTATAGACTATTCCTACACAATCATAACAATACCTCGCACGATGTATTTCACCACTCCCTGTGATTATCTGACAGTCCTTTCCAAGGCATGGGCCTGCGATCTTACAATGGAAGAAACGATCACAGAGATTACAATGAATCTTTAATTCATTTGAACCGATATGAAAAGATTCTTTACAACCACCACAGATCATGACTTCTTTTTCAAATTTGAGCATGAACTCTTCGTTAACCTCTTTTTGAGATTCGGGATGAACGACATTCGGTTTCCAATATTTCTTCTCAACTCTTTTTGCCCTCTTCTTCCAACAAGTCATTGGAAGATGTAAATGATTTTATCAAAAGAAGGAGTTAAAGAATATCAAATTTTAAAGAACGAACTAAAAAAAATATTGGATATAATATAAATGCAACGCGTTGGATCAAGAAGACAAGTCTGGAATAGAACAGCCAAACAAACCTCGGGAGGGCTCACTCGCTCGGAACTCTTTCAAGACAAATATGGAAACATTAAATCAAGAAGAGCTAGTAAAAAAGCAAAAAGAAATCAAAATCTAAAGAAGGCTGGATGGACCTTCAAAAAGGGTTCCTTTGGTGCTGTTCGTGTTGAAGAAAAGAAAAAAGGTAAAAAGAAAACAAAGGGTAGAAAATCATCCAAGAAGAGAGGTAGAAAACAAAGAGGTGGTGTCAGCAGTTGCGGAGTCCCCCCTGAAGGCACCCGTTAATTAATTATTTAAAGTTTTTTTTCTAATTGAAACTAGTATTCATGATAATTTTTAAAATCAATAAAGATGATATAAATAAAGAGATTCAATGTACTCTTGAAGACAGTATCTCATCTTTAAAGGAGGCGATTATAAAAGAATTTAATGTAACATGTGGTTACATCGATATTGACTTTCAACTCGAAAGACCGATTCGTAGTTTAGGAAAATTTAATTTAGAATCGGGTATCCTTCCACGTTCCTTGGATGCATACAAGTTTGATCGTTATGGTTTGGATGGGAAAGAAGTCACAGCAACCTTTCATGAAGTAGAAGACTATGAACCTAAAAAATATGATAAGAAGTTCAAACATGTAAATAGTATGAAAAAAAGAGAGGGTCCAGATGATGGAGAACAATCCTTTGATATTACTTCGGAGGATGATTTTCCAATGTTAGGTTAATTATAAGTTGTACTTGATTTATAAATATAATCATAAACTTTCTTTTCTTTCATTGTAAGGATTTGATCTACTGTAGCTAAATATGTTTCTTTTTCAACATCATCTTTGCATGTATCTAAGTAAGTTAATATACGATAAAGAATTGTAATTTCTTCTTTTTTCCAAAAGTATTGGAAGTTATCTAGTAATGGTGATTCTTCTTCTCCTTCCATTTCAATTTCTTTTTCTTCTATTACATCTTTAAACATCTTACAATAGTGGTTTAAAGTATAATGGATAATACTCCCTTTGTCATAACTTTTAAGGAGCTTTGTGATCCCTTCTTTACATTTTTGGTAGAAATATTTGAATTTCTCGTTTTCTTTGACTGAATACCACTCAAATGCTTTTAAGAATGGATTGTATAAGTTATGAAGGTCCTCTCTTGTATCTCCATTGACACTTCTAAATAAACCTTGATAATAAGAAGGTTCATTGTATTGGATTGAATTATTAACGATTGATATTTTAACTCCTTCACCTTTGTAATTAAGCAGAATCATTCTAAATATACAGGATAATGGTTCAAGTAACATATTCTTTTCTTTGTCTAACAATGCATAAACAAACATTTTATATATTAGTGTATGAAATTATTATTAAATACTAAATATGATTATAACTTAAAAAAATACTACACAATATTATTATAATGTTTAAAAAATTTTTATCTCATTCTTTGAAAAGGAGATACATCCATACCGGTTCTTGTTTGAATCAATCTACGAATATTTTTTATAATTTATCTTATCCTGAATTATTTACTCATGAATCATCCAATAAGGAAGGTGAAATTATGAAATTAAATAATGAGGAAATATATTCGATTGATACTGGTAAATTTACAGGGAGATCCCCCAAAGATAAATGGATCGTTAAAAATATAAATTCAGATTCAGAAAAGAATATTTGGTGGGGAGATGTGAATCAATCAGTATCACCTGAAATATTTGATAGTTTGTATTCAAAAACAAAGGATCATTTTGATTCATTAGACAATCATTATGTTTTTGATGGATACTGTGGGGCAAATCCTAAAAGCCAAAAAAAAGTAAGGTTTATTCATGAGTTAGCTTGGCAACAACATTTTGTTAAAAATATGTTTATTGAACCAGATAAACAAACTACTATTGATAATTTTAATCCCGATTTTACGATTATGAATGCTTGTTCTATAATCAATGATGAATGGAAACAACACAATTTAAATTCAGAGGTAGCAATTGTATTTAATATTGAGAAGAAAATTGGAATTATTCTTGGAACATGGTATGGTGGTGAAAATAAAAAAGGTATTTTTAGTTTAATGAATTATTGGTTACCATTAAATAATATTATGACGATGCATTGTTCTGCAAATATAGGAGATAAAGGAGATACAGCATTATTTTTTGGTTTAAGTGGAACAGGTAAAACAACATTATCAGTTGATTCAAAAAGAAAATTAATTGGAGATGATGAACATGGATGGGATGATGATGGTATCTTTAATCTAGAAGGTGGGTGTTATGCGAAAACAATCAATTTATCTGAAAAGAATGAACCATTTATTCATAAAGCGATACGTAAGAATGCATTATTAGAAAATGTTTCTCAAGAAAATCAAACCCCTGATTTCCATAATACATCGAAGACTGAAAATGGTAGAGTAAGTTATCCTATTCATCATATTGATAATTATCATATTCCTCAACTAGGAGCGCATCCTAAAAATATTATTTTTTTAACGTGCGATGCGTTTGGTGTATTGCCTCCTCTTTCTAAATTAAATTCGGGCCAGGCCATGTATTATTTTTTAAATGGATATACAGCCAAAGTAGCTGGAACTGAAAGGGGTATAAAAGAGCCTCAAGCAACATTTTCATCTTGTTTTGGAGAGGCATTCTTAACCCTCCATCCCTTGAAATATGCTGAATTATTTCAAAAGAAGATAGAAGAAAATCAATCCAATATATATTTAGTAAATACTGGATGGACTGGTGGTCCATATGGTATTGGTAATCGTATTAGTATTCAAGATACCCGTAATTGTATTGATTCTATTTTTTCAGGTGAAATTGAAACTACTCAATGTAAAGAAGATAAAATATTTGGATTCAAAATCCCAGTAGAATTAAAAAATGTATCCAGAAAAATATGTAATCCGATTGAATCGTGGGATAATAAGGAAGAATATTATAAAACATCATTACAATTAGCTGGAATGTTTCAAAGGAATTATAAAAAATATGAAAAGAAAGGTTTGATTGATTATAGTCATTATGGACCTAAATCATAAATATATTTAAGTCACACCATAATATTATTTTATTAATATTATTTTATTAATATTATTTTATTAATAAAATTTGATAGTAATTTAAAAATATAATACTACAATATAATAAATGATCATCCCCCCTCGTTGTTTTACATGTGGAACCGTTATTGGTGATAAATGGACACACTTTATTACAGCCGTTCAAAAAGATAAACAGGAATCCGATGAAACAGTTGAATCTGAACTTGACATTGAATATATTAATATTACCGATGAAGGAAGGATTAAGAAATCAATTGAAGGAAAAGTCCTTGATCAACTAAACATGCATAAATATTGCTGTCGTAGGATGTTTTTAGGAAATGCACATTTAATTACCCACATTTAAAATATTATTACATCTTATAATGGCAATACTCACAGAAACAGATTCTCGTCCAGGATTAATTGGATATGAGGAGACAAATAAACCACTGTACTCAGAAATCGAGACTGAAACAACGAAAAAAATCTTGAAGGAATACGAACAAAAAGAACAGGAAACAGTCTTGGACTTAACGTTGAATCAAATTATTGATAATACGGTTACGATGGTTGGAGACTTTACAAAAGATTATCTATTAAAAATACATGATGTCACTCTTGAAGCAGAACTATATGGTGAAGAAGAAAATTTTCTAAGCAATTTTAAAAAATACATTGTGGCATTTATGCTCTATCTTGGAGATAAAAATAATCTATTGTATTTTGGTATTATTTTAGTTATCCTTTCTATAATATTATATTTCTTTAATATATCTAGTCAATGATTAATTTTCCAGAAATAGATCTTAAGAATAAAAATATTCGGGTAATTATCTTTGTTCTTTCATTGCTTCTATTTTTTTTGAATAATTTTGAAACAAAAACACTTGTGAGTATTCTAGTTCTGTTTGTAATTATCAATCAGTATTCAACTATCAAAGAAAATATTGAAACAAAGATAGTAAATCATAAAGAAAAACCTCCATTACTATTAAACTATAATAATAAAATAGAACGATTGTTAAAAAAAATTAAAAAATACAAGAAGAAGAGCCCTTACAATTATAAAGAAGGTATGTACTACTGGGTACAATTTATGAAAAATATTGATTTATTAGAAGATCATAATTTATACAATTACAATCAATATTTCGACAATGCTTATCATTATCTTCAAAAATCAATGAATTTATTCCAAGCTTTAGGAGTTGAAGCAAAAGAAAGAAAATATATTGATGCTGCAAAATACAATGATTTTAAGAACTCAAAAGACTTAATGGAAATTACAAGTGTTGTTAATGAACTCTATCAGGAGAGTTACTCGATACTTTATAATTTATCTCTACGATTAAATAAAAAATGGAAAGAAGACCCCCATGTAATGAATAAGGAAATAGTATTTGATCATCCAGTTCCATTTGATACAAATTCTTCAGAACATTATGATTACTACCAGTAACAGGTTTAATTCCTTTTTTTTTATTAATAGTTATTATTATTACTATTTACTATGGAAAATAGTGTCTTTAATATTGATCCAGATAACATTAAGAGTCGAAAACAAATCCATAATTATAATTATACCTTTTTAAATGATATCCTTACTATCAATGTTCAAAAATATTATCAATTAATATCGTCAATTGAGTTATTTAAGATTAAGAATATATATAACTTTTTATTCTTACGATCATTAAAATTACACGATAAGTTTTCTACAAGGAAGATGAATAACAACAAATATATTCAAACATCGGAAGAGTTTAATAAAGAGTTATTAGAATACATTCAGAAGGAAGAACTATATTCAATTATTATCATCAATGGGATTCAACAATATTTTATTCCGTTGATTCCATAATAAGATTCATTGAAGATGTTATACTTTTCTTTTCAGAGAGAAGTGGTGTTTTACGATATAATTTTAACATGTTTTTATTTGTGATTTGATTTGTTTCGTATTGATTGACCAAATGTTTAATGGGAAGTATTGGTGGGATTCGTATATCATAATTATTTGAATTATTGGAGCGATATTCATCAATGGAAAGATTCCCACCAAATATTTTTAATAACAAACGATGTGGTGCTATTTCTATTTTCTCATTTCTACCATACATAATATTTGAATAAAGATTGATTAACGAAAAAATATCTGAAAAATCATATCCTTTGAGCTCATCGTGGGCATATCGAGATGCACATTCCAACGAACAAAAATCACCATAGATATAAAAAACACCATGTATATATTTCATAGGAATTCCAAAAATATGTTCATTAAATGAGTGACAACAATTCCAACATCGTTCACTATTCCCACTATTATTAATAGTTTGATTTTGAGATTCATCTTTATTGTAGGATGAAATATTATACTCATCAACGACATTCTTTTTTAATCGAATAATTAAGTTTTCAGTGATTCCATGGGTTGTCTTCTTTTTTGATTCTGGTAATATATTCTTTGGTTTTCTTCCTCTTTTTTTAGGTTTTTTTTCACCTTCCATTTAATACTATCATGGAACTTATTTTTTTAAATATTTAACATGAATAGATTCGTTTTATTTCATAAGTTTATTTCATACGATTTTTATATTCTCAAAATATAAATTATCAATGGTCGCTTGGCAAGAATTACATATCCAATCAAATTTACCATTAATTGTTCTCGCCATATCTTTTATATGTACCGTAATTATAGGATTTCTTGAATTTAAGAAACTAACGATAAAAATAGAAGAATTATCTGAACAAATGAAACTTATAAAGAATACGGGTGGAGGGAAAAAGGAAGTAAGTAATGTCAATAAAGAAAAAGAAAAAGAAAAAGAAAATAAAATTGAAATAAGCCATGTTGAAAAAGAGAATATTGAAAGAAATGTTGCCCCAAAGGATGTTGAACACAAAGAGCCAGAGAATTTAATGGATGGGGCAATTATTATGGATGGTATCCCCCCCCCTGTTGATACTATGATGATGGGAATGGGTATGCCTAATATTGCGAGTATGATTATTCAAGGTGGACCTCCTATGATGCCTCAAGAAAGAATGCATCAGTCACCTGAAATATATGAAGAGGATATTGAAAATAAATCAAATGAGATTGAGGAAGAAGATAAATATAGTGAAATTGATGAAAGCGGGAGTGAAAGCGGGAGTGAAAGCGGTAGTGAAAGTGGAAGTGGAAGTGAAACAGAAGAAGAATCAGAAGAATCAGAAGAAGAAGAAAAAGAAAAAGATCTAACTATCGATGATATTAAAATTATTCAAGGAGTAGGTAAGGTTGAAGAAATTAAAGAAGTCAATCGTTCACTATCAATTAAAGAATTGAAGGGTATTTGTCAAAAAATAGGTATTTCTTCTTCAGGGAATAAAGAACAATTAATTAAAAGAATAAATGCAAAAAATAAAAATTAAAATAAAATATAATATATAATTATAAATAATGGCACAGGCAACTGATAACTTTCACAACGATTTTCCAGCAAGAATGTCAGATGGACGTTTCATAACCGATTATTCAGCAAATTGTTTAGTAAATGTACTCCGTAAAGAAAAAATGAGTGGGTGGGAATATCGTACTCATTTAATCAATAATGCAGAAAAAATTATGGAAGAAATCAATAAAAAAAATGAAGAGCTATATGGATGTTCAAACTGTCATACAACGGTTCTTCCAATAAATCGTTCAAAGCAAGTATGTAGTGAAACAAGCTGTGAACTAGTTGACGTCAATCCTGATGGAATTGGTATTGACCAAGAAAATTAAATTATTGTTTCCAACGATTATCACATTTTAAACAAGTAATAAACTGTGTCATTGGTTCATCAGCAGACCGTGTTTGAACTTCATAATAAGAGGTTTCTCTACTCCCACATTTTCGACATTTAAATAGATTTGTCATTGCTTCTGGCTTTAATTCATATTTTATCTTATCCCTTTTTGACTTCGCATTTAATAGTTCTTTCCAATTATCTGGAAAGATATCATAAACGCTTAACACACCAACCTTATCCGCTTTAACCTTTCCATCTTTTAATTTTTCTAAAAAAGTTTCATTTTGAATGTAACTGTCCTTTTTAAGGTTTGAATAAATTGAAATAACTTTGGAATGATAAAGGTTTTTAAACAATTGATTTGACCATCTTCTTTGAATATTTTTTGCCTTACAGAGACGGATTGTATAATTATAGATACTTTTTTCCACCTTTTTGGATAAGGTAATGTCATCAATAACTCTATCAAAATAAATCACCATTTTGATCCTTTCCTCATCTGTTGAATTCGAATATTTTTCCATATTTATTACTAGTGTAATATAATTACCATAATCAAATTTTAAATATTTTAAATTAATATATATATATGAAATATATTCTTAAAGGTGGAGATCAAGAGTTTGAACGGTTTAAAGATAAAGTCAACCAAAATATACCCAATCTCCCAAAAGAATGGTGGGATAAGGTTGAAGTCCATTTACACGGTGGTATCTATCGAGGTCAAGTTGAATTTGGTATTGTTGATGATGACGGGGAAGAAGACATTTCAAAGATAGTTACTTTAACAGCAGTGATCGGTTATGCATATTTAAGTGTGGATTGGGGGGAAGGAGCAAAATTGCCCTATTACATTGATGCCATCCATAATAGACACCTTCCATTAGACTTCCGTCTCCCCTTAGAGGATGGATTATTTAACCGTCGTAAATTTATCAATTTTATCAATATTCTATTGAAACATGCCGAACAAACCGAACTCTACAGATCAGCACTTGATATTCAAATGGAAGGTAATCTTCTAAAACGTCAATCAAGTAATTATCAAGAAAGATGGGATAAACTTAAAGATAGTCAAGGAAGGATAGTCAAGGGAAAATGGATTCCTAAAGAAGGTGTTGCCGAAAGTAGAGCCTCGATGGAAATACCCGGATTTAACGTAAAATTGTATGATGACCCCCTTGCGACACTTACTGCTATTGCCGGACCTATTGCGTCTGGTTATGGGAATATCGTTGAATCAGTTCAATCTCTTTCAACAAGGAAAATGTTTGTTCATCTTGTTTTCTTATTGAAAGAATTTGTGACAAAAGCATATCAACTTGATTCAGAAACACTTGATTATCAAGTGATGGATTATCGTATTGCCTTAAAAGTAGTAGAATCAGAGATTAATGAAGAATTTGCTGATAAATATATTAATGAACTAGTGAGACCAGGTGTTCAGCTTCTTACACCAAATGGATTAGAAAAAGTAACAGAAGTATTTGAAAATGTCCTTGATAGAGGATCTACACGATTACCAAGCTTCGCTTTCTTTAATGATTGGGGAAAAATGATGTCAACATCGATCGATGCCGCCAAATCAGCAGTGAAAGAATCTCTGTTCGATATGACAAAAGAATATCAATTACCTCGTAGTTATGAAGCATTCCATACACCAATCCTTATTGCTCATTTAATACTCTATGAAAAACAAGAAGAATCAAAAAAAAAGATATATAGAAAGGTAGCGGAACAATTTAGAAACTTTCGTGGTTTAAGTAAAGAGATTATTGCCGAAGAATATCAAGAAATTGTTACATTCATTTCAGAGTTGTGGGCGATTATGTATGCATGGCATAACCTTTACGGAAGAATCTATAAAAAACATATTCATGAATCAAGTTTACCCAGGTTTGAAAAAGAACATGTCCGGTTTGATCAAAAGATGACATCTACCGAACTTGGTTTTTGGACACAATATCTTCATTTAAGATTTCAAACAATCAAATACAAAGATGATTTAGACTTATCACCTGATCCTACAACATTTAAAAAAGTTTTTGCTCGCGTGGAAGTATTACAAAAAAAATTAGAACCGGGTTTTTCGAAACCACCGTTAGTTGTAATGCCTCATTTACATACGGATTTAGATGGAGACCTTGCAGGGGAAATTGGAGAAAGATTAGAAAAATTTAAATCAAATGATGAATTAATCAATGACAATGAAAAGGAATACATTCATCAATTAAGAAGTGTAGCAATGTATGAATCACAACTTAACAAAATATCGAGAGAGGATTACTTTAACGCACAAGAAAGACCAGATTATAAGGAAGCAATGAAGAGGTTGGGGGAACACAAACAATCCGTAAATTGGATGAATGGATTTTTAATTGATATGGTCAATGCTCCTGATATCCAAAATTTAATACTTTACTATGAAGCGTTAATTGAAGATGATGATGTTGGACCGGATCAATTACTATTCATTAGAGAGTTTAAGGAAAAATATAAAGATGATGTTTCCTTTCTGTATGATTTTGAACATGTGGAATACAGAATGCTTCAAAATGCGAATTCTATTTATGATATAAACAAACCTGAATTTACAGAGAAAAACATGAAAGAAATATTAAAAAAAGAAGGGAATATTGATAGACTCCTTTTTGTAAATGATGATATCAAAGATTCAAAAGATGAAATTGTCCCTGAAACAGAGTTTGCGGATATATGGCCGGAAAGGAAACGTTATTTAGACAATGCTCTTAAAGAAGAGGATAAAGATAAACCTGATTTATCTGACTTAATGAAGGTACCTGTAGGTGACGACCCATTACAGAGAAAATGGATATCAGGAATGACTGATTTGGTAAATCCAATGAATAAATTTAAAGATGATTTTCTTAGGGAAAGAAGGAGTAAATACGCTACAGTTACAAAACAAGGAATGGTCGCCCATCAAGCCTCTCAAAAAGCTCAAAAGGATATTGATTTCCGTAAAGGGGAAAAAACTAGATTATTTGATCAATTAGAAAGAAAAGTAAAATCAACTTTACCACCCCGTGGTATGGGCGTTATAGGTAATAAACGTCTATGGAAAAGGTCAGGTTTAGGTAGAGATAAATATGAAGATTACTTTATGCCAACCCAGTTTAGAAGTGCAGCAAGGGATCGTTGGGGAGAAAATTATTTAGAAGATGCCCCTCAAGAATTCCTTGATGCGGTTGATCTTGAGGGAGACCATGATACAAGGTTAAATGCATACAAAAAAGCATTTCAATCGATCGACCTAAAAGAACCAATAAATGATAGTCAAGTATTATCTGCGTTTATTGAAGAAGTTCAAGACCTTGAAAGAAGAGGGAAAGAAGGTGAAAGGGTACGGATGGTTGTTTTAGACAGAGATGGGGATGCTATGCTTGATAGAGATGACCCAACTGGAAAAGCTTATTTAGGATCAAATATGATGGCATTAAAGCCCGATTATGGTAGACTTCAATTCAATACAATTGAAAATGTAGCTAATTATGAACTCCCTGTAAATATTGGAAAAACACTTTCAGGTGAAGATGTCTATCAAATGAAACCCTTTTTAACTATCCAACATGAACCGAAACAATTTCAGAGACCGCGTTTAGGTGGGGGAAAGAGAAGAAAACGGACGGTCAAAAAGAAAAAGAATAAATGTTAATTTAAAATATTGGTAAAATATATATATATGAAGAAAAAAAGAACGATTACTAAACACCATTCCTCATATAAGAAAAATAGAAAAAGAAAGACAAAATCAAAGGGAAAATCAAAAATTAATAAACTTACGAAGAAAGAATTAATTAAACAGATTAGATCATTAACACCAAAAAGAAATAGAAAGAAAAGTAAAAATAAAAGTAAAAAAAAAAGTAAAAATAAAAGTAAAAAAAAAAGTAAAAATAAAAGTAAAAAAAAAAGAACCTATCGTAAAAAAGGTGGGAGTCGAGCTGCAGGTAAAGAATACGAAGATGCTCAACGACAAGCTGAAATAGATGAAGCAGAACAACCTAAGGAAAAAGGGTGGGGTGAATACTTAGCATCTTATAATCCATTTCCCAGTATCATAGGAACTCCCCCACCCGAAGGTGAAATAGAAGCTAGAAAGAAAAAAGCTGAAAGAGAATGGGAAGAAAAACAAAGGGTAGAAAGAGAAGAAAGAGAAAAAGCCAAAAAAATACAAGAAGAAACGGACCGAGTTATAAGGGAAGCAGAAGAAAGAAGAAAACTTAGAGAAAAAGAAGAAAAAATAGCAAAACAAATTAAACAATTCACCCCTGAAAGAGAAAGAAGACAAAAAGAGGAAGGTATATTTAAATTTAAAAAAAAATCAGAAGATAAAGGTAAAGGTAAAAAACGTGGTCCATTTGGATTTCAAACAAAGGCTCAACGAAAGAAACAATATGAAGAATTACCTCAACCAAAGTTAGTTAATAAACCTAAAGAGTTAGTAGAGAAAGAACCAGTTGAAAAAGAAATAATTCTATCCCCATCACCCGTAATAGAAGAATCAAGTACACAACCGGATCCAGAAGAACCAAGTACACAAATAGAATCCAGTCGGACACCAGAAGAACCAAGTACACAAATAGAATCCAGTCGGACACCAGAAGAACCAAGTACACAAATAGAATCCAGTCGGACACCAGAAGAACCAAGTACACAACCGGATCCCGAAGAAAGAAGTATCTCACAACAACTTCAAGAAGAAATAACTAGTCCAACAAGTAGTGAAGTAAGGGAACCTGTATCAGATACTCCTGAAGAACAATCATATTATGAGAAAGCAAAAAAATGGTGGAGAGGTTCAGAAGGAAGTACCTCCTCGCCAGAAAAGGAAGGAATAGAACATCAAGAGATACCTACAAAAGAAGAAAGGGAAGAAATTGAAAAAAGAGAAGCAATTGAAGCAGTTGAAGCATTAAAAGCAGCAGAAGCAGCAGAAGGTGTAGCAAAGCCAGATGTAGAAGATGAAGGGGAAGATGAAGGGGAAGATGAAGGGGAAGATGAAGGGGAAGATGAAGGGGAAGATGTAGTAGAAGAAGGTAGACCATCTTCTCAATTGCGTAAATTAATAAATCTACCTAGAAAAGATCCCATTCAAAGAACCCATAAAGAAGATACTGGATGGAGTAAATTAAAAGGGTTATTTACAGGTACAGAATATGAACAATTGATTCAAAAGAGTGGATTAGAATTAAAGAACATTTATCTTGATTATTTAAATGAATATTTTAATGATATTGAAGATGAAGATATTGATATTGATTTAATTAAATCAAAGTATGTTCAATTTATTGAAAAATATTATAATGAAGCAATACAAAAAGATAAACAATTAATTCAAAAATTAAAAAATGTTTAATCGTAATCATTTAAGTCTTCTTCCAATTCTTCTTCTGAATAGTCGGTATCTTCGTCTAACATTACTTCTTCTTCTTCATCATGAACAATAAAATCTTCATCATCTGTATTTGGTTCTTCTGATTCATCACTTTCATCATCATCTGATGTGTTGCAATCATCAAATCCCCCACAAAAGAGACTAAATATCTCACCGTATTTTGAAACATCAAAATCAACATACTTCGAATCTTCCATACATACAATAAATATATCTCCAAATAATAATATTTCAGATGATTCATCTTCTAAAAAAGAAGAAATACCATTGGGAATTAATTCATGTTTATTTTCAAAACCTGCTTCTCCATCATACCATCCATAACATATAATTTTTTTATCATCATTTTTCCATTCATACAATTCTTTAAATTGTGATGTTCCTTTTGAAATTGAATTTTTTTCAAGTAATTTTAGTATTCCTTTTTTCTTTATTGTTAGATCAAGATCATTCATAGTACCATCTATTTTTACTCTTACAACCTTCATATATTAATATAATTATAAGTTTAATTAAACCTTAAATAAAATAATTATAATTATATATTAAAATATGGTAAATCAATTTAAGGAAAAATACTCATTTGAAAAAAGAAAGAGTGAATCCGATAAAGTATCTCAAAAATATAAGGATAGAAGACCTATCATTGTTCAAAGACATCATAGCAGTGATCTTCCAAATGTTGAGAAATGTAAGTATCTTGTTCCAAAGGATATGACTATGTCTCAATTCACATTTGTCATAAGAAAAGGTATTCAATTAGATGCATCCCAAACAATATTTATTACAGTGAATAATGGACTTGTAATAGGGTCTAGAGTAATTAGTGAGGTATATGAAGAACATAAGGATGAAGATGGATTCTTATATATTACTTATACAAATGAAAATGTTTTTGGTTAAGTATTTAGAAAGATGAACTAAAGGATGGTTAGAAATGTTTATTATTTATTATTGTAACGGTAAATTAAATGATATGGTATATGATATAAGGATTAATAAAGAAGAGAAAGAGAAACTAATACATCGTTATTCCCTTGATAGGAAGGGGGATTATAAAGAACTATGGGAGAATAATGTTTGTATTACTCTTTCAAAAGATAAACGGATTTTTCAATATATCGAAGATATAAGTTATTCATTCAAAAAGAACAAATTGATTCAGGAAATAGTTTTTAAAGAATGTCTTCCTTATAATTTTTATCAAGTCCATCAAGAAGATATCTATCAGTTGTATGAAAAAAACATTGGTGATGTAGTGGTCCAATTAAAGGAATATGATACTTATTTAACATTATCTACATTATGCAATCATCTAACTAATTTCTATGAACTAGACCTTTTTTAAATATTTTTATATATATTATAATATATTCAATGAAAATCAGTTACACTTGGATAATTATTATCATTCTTGTTATTTTTATGATTCATAAAAATATGAATAAAGGTAGTAATTCAGAATTAAATACTAATATAGATACAGGGGATGTAGGTAAAGAACCTATTTCTCCATTAAAGAAAAAGGTTAAGGAAGCAATCATTCAAATAAACAAGGTGTCCCCATTAAAAATAGATGATCTTACAGATGAAAAAGAACCAATCAGTATCGTTACCAATGATTATGATCAAGTAATCAATACAAAACCATTCAATAAAAAGAAAGATTATATTTCTCCAAATCCCGAAGGATCAACCGAATTCCGCTTTGTCGATGAAGACCCAAAAACAGCCTGGTCTACTGTAAATGTTTCTCAACATCCACGATACTATACATCTAATTTTGAAGATGAAAAAGTAGATACATCAGGATTTTTTAATGAAGAACAATTTTTCCACGACAATACATCACCCCATTCAAAGACAAATCTCCCAGATAGATGTACAAGAAATGAAAAGAATGAAGTATTATGTGACTATAATAATAAATTACAAATAATTCCTCCACGACTAATTCAAGATCCAAGTAGCAACTTAGTCCTGAATAGTATTGGACAAGGGAATGGTGATATATTCAAAACAGTTAACTCCAGCAATGTAAATACGATTTATGGAAATTCGTATCAAGTATGGGATTATGAGAATGAAAAGTCTATAAATGGAGGTAAATATTTAGATGAAATAGTTGGGGCAAATCCAACAAATGAAGAATTCATGAAAATTGGAGATCATAAACCCAATTATTCATTTTAAGTAGATACATTTATCATTTATAGGTAGATCATAGAGTTCACACCATTGGAGGGCGTATTTAATTTGTATTTTTGAAGGAGATTTTGATAGTGTACCATTCATATTTTTTAATATCTCATTAATTGATTGTATCTGTGTTGATACAAAAGAATCATTGAATTGAATAATATCTTTAATAAAACTCTGAGGTATATCAATGTGTAGATCTTCACAATTATTGTAATACTCTCTTAATTTGTCTTTCACAACGGTGGGGCAACCTTCAAAACTCGAACAGATAATATATTTTTCAGAATTTGACAAACGACTTGTTAAAGGTTTATAGATTTCAATAATTGAATAACAATTGTATAGTAAATAAATCAACTGTATTGTTTTGTAATTAAATAAATCAAATATTTTGATAATAAAATTCCCGTTTCTTCTCTGAATATTCAATGCAATATAGATCTCACTATAAATTAATTTATACGAAGAATCTTCCTGTGAATTATAATTATTCGAATAATCAAAACCTCCATCTGCTGTTACTAAATGACAATGATTCAGGTTTATGTTTTGAATAAAATGTTTTGCATTTTCATAGTTGTATAAATTTCCTGTTTTATCAACACCATTTAAAATATGGTTTGTTTTATGATTCATTATTAATGGATTCCAATAAGGAATTGAACGGTCCTTTGAAATTAATGTTATTCCATAGATCCCTTTTATAGATATTTGATTTTCATATGAATAGTGATTTAAACAATGAATAAATCCACCCGGTCCTTCAGCTAAACACGCGCAATAGATATTATTCTCTAATAAATGATTATTTTTTATCATTTCATGTAGCTTAAAATAAGAGCGACTTACGGGGAGAATACTACAAATATTATTACATTGTTTTGAAGAAGTATAAATGAATTCATAAAGATTGTGTTTTCTCTTTACTTCTTCCCATTTTTTTGAATTGCAAGTATCTATTTTACATTTAATATCCATTAAATCTTGTTTTTTTTTGTATACAGTCTCATTCTCCTTCTTTTCTGAAAAAGAAATTGATTTGTCATGGAGTCCGATTCTATAAAGTTTCATAGTCATCCATACATTTTTTATTTTAAATACTTATCATTTCCATTAAATGAATCCAATTCCTTTCATCTGAAACACATTTTATGATTGATTCATTTGAACCACATTCTCTTGTCTGATATATTTTTTTATTGTTAAAAAAATCTTGACTGTATTCAAATACTTCATTCATTGAATCAAGTATTTCTGTTGGAAAAAGAAATAGTAAATTATCATCATTCAGAGAACATTTTGTCACATAGTATTCCATATCTATTATTTTATATTTTATACTTTATACTTTATACTTTATATTTTAAATGATTACACCTTTTGAAAGATAAAGTAATTGTTAAATGAACTAAGTATACTTAGAGGAGATTCAGGATTATATTCAATATTCATTTCATATGCTTCGCTATAGAATCTCTGAAATATCTTGTCTGTTCTCCGTATCTCAGGTAGGTTTTCAATCACTTTTCCAAATTGCCCTAAACCATTTTCAAAGTATTCTTTTCTAAAAATATTTGTTTTTTCATTGGGTATCACTAATTTAAATCCATTTTCTTTCATAACATCAATAAAGAAATCAAAATTAACTAAAAATTCATCAATCGGTTGTCCAATCGAATCCATGAAGACTTCAATCTTATTCCCAAACATGTTCTCATTTGCTTCAGAATCATATAGAAAATCATCCATTTCATATTTCTTTCTAATGCTAAAGACCTTATTCTGTAAATGGTCCTTAAACTCGAAATAGTCATACTCACTGTATTGATCTTCTTCATCTTCATCTGTATCCTCTTTATCTTCAATATCTTCTCCATACCATATTCTTCTCATAACATCATTTTTATTTTTAAAATAATTAAATATTTTATTCCCATCATAACATGTCCCTATGAAGTACCCCCCTACTTTAATATTCTCTTTCAAATTCTCTAAAAATCCATAGAATGTTTCTTCTGTTTCAAAATAATAGTGCATTGAGAATTGAGAACTAATTACATCAAAGCCACTCTTGGCTAATGATTTGTATCTACGACTAATGTGTTGGTATTCTTTAGGTATCGGTCTATTATTCCCATACAAGATATCAATCATTGTTTCGGAGTGTTTCCTTTCTTCCTCAGAAATACCTTCAATATCTGTGCATTCTTTATTTTCAATATTCTTACTTGTATCCGCTCGAAAGAATACACCATTGGTTTTGGTATGGTTTCTTTTTTTTACTTCATAAAATCTCTTACATGCTTCATCAATATTGGATGAAATATCAATCCCCATTAGTAAGGAACATTGAAAATCATCATTGATATATTTCTGTGTATCCCCTCCTTGTCCAAAAGATAAGTCCATAATCTTAATAGGCTTCTTAAAAGAAGAACATACTCCATGAATTAACTTTGTTTTAATATAATTATGAAGCTTTCGTAACCGATTTGATTCTAGTAATTGAGATTCTGAATCACTTACATAGTATTTACCTTTTTCTTCTTCTTCTTCTTTTATTAATTCATCAATATTATATTTTCCTTGAATCATTTCACCCGTAATAGGGTTTTGGATTGTTTTCCAAACATTGGAAGCGATCGTGAAGAATTGAGGATCAATTTTATCTGTCCTTATTCGTAGGGGTTCCCAATAACATGCATTCTTTGCTTGTGGATTAAATCTCATTTCGACTAAATCACCATCTCTAACTTCATCCTTTTCATAATTCATACATAACATTTTTCCATTGTCTAACACAATATTCGTAGTATCATATTTTTCTTCTTCTTTCGAAGTATGATTAAATCGTTTGATTTTATCTCCTTCTTCTATTTTTCTTCCTTCTTCTAAAACCTTCATACAATAATTGATTGAATCATCCTTACTTTCATCATAACCAACGTATAACTCTAATTGTTTGTATTGATGAACACTACTTATTCCATTATCCATACTAACCGATGGTATAATTTTATCAAGGATTTCAGCATTGATAACTGTCTTCCTTACTTTGACTAGGAAATCAATCGTATTTTCTTCAGGAGGCTTCCATTTAAAATTATAATCCCATGTACCATTAATAAACTTGGATTGAACTCCTTCTGTTGATCCTTTGACAGAATAATAAACCGGTAGATAAATTAATCCATCAATACGATAAGGATAGTATCCTTCCTCTTCCCGTTTTAGAATTCTTTCTGATGCTTTAAAAATACCGGTAATATCTTCGGAAAATGTGGTTTTCTTCTTAATAAATTGTTGTGATTCGGTTGGGTTTGAAAGATATCCAAATTCATACTGCTTTAAATCAATCTGTATTGACTTTTTATCAATATCTTCCCACCACTCTTTTGGTGAAGAATGTTCCTTTATTTTCATTGTATTGTAGAAATTCTGAAGTATCGAACTTCTTGAAATATCACCTTCATTACGAGAAATGAATGGATAGGTATGAACAGGTTGAGGAATTATCTTCTCCCCTTTCTTCTCTTCATCTAAATAAATATCAAATATCATAAATAATTGAATTGGTTTATGATCCTTATCTTGTGTAATATATTCTCCATCAAATAACCAACCATCTTGATAATTCTCAAAGGTAATGTTCATATCAATTACATTCTGTTTTGAATTAATTAAATATCCTTTATGATTCATAATTATCATTTGGTATCTTTCACCATCTGCTTTTTCTGTAACTGCATAATCCTCTAAGATCGAATGGGGATTATTCTTCTTAAGGTGATCCATCATTAGAGTTACGGGTTGAGGACCCATAAATATAAATCTCTTATTTTTTTGCCCTGTAATCTTCCTGTATTTTTCAATCACTCTTTCCCTCAATTGGAAAGAAATTAGTTGATCGGTACGATAAATACATTTCGTAATATCAATAACATGGTTTTCTAATATTTCTGCTACCTTTTTTGTTAACTCATTAATCACTAATATCCGTTCCTCTTGTCCTGGAATTTTTGAAGGTAATATAATTTCTTCAGGGCTATCATCATCGTCATCTAACAATGCTGACTGTAATGGTGTGAAATTTGGTGTATTGTATAACTGTTTGACAGGGACTATAAGGGAAGGAATATCTCCAATGGGTTCATTAAACACAACCAATGCTTCAATACCTTTTTTATAATGATATACTTCCTTAACTATTCCAAAGTAAATTCCACGTTTGTAATATTCTTTTAAAGAATTCATTAATCGCGGATCAATTTCATTATCAATAAAGTATTTATCTTTAATCTTAACATACTTACCAATTAGATCTTCATATTGTTTTACTTCCTCTGAATCTTCTACGATTGAATTATCTGTATATCGTGGAGAATCGAATTCATAATTATAATTTTCTTCTTTTCCTTCCTCTTCTTTTTCAAAGATATGAATACCCATATTGAGTGGATCATATATATTTGAAGATATTTCTTTCCCAGGAAGGGATATATAATTTTCATTAAAATGATTGTATAAGCGATCAACTTCTTCAATACCAACCTCTTTTTTCCATCCTATATATTCAATTTCAACTTCATATTGTTCAGGGTTCCGAAGAACATTTGCTCGACGAAATGTCTTTTGAAAATCATGTTTTCCCTTCGTAAAGTTTGTATTTTTAATCACAGTGATATCAATCCTAAATAATTTATCAATGGTCAAGAAACTCAACCTTTTCTTATAACGAAAATGCTTCTTTTTCTCTCCAAAGTTACTTAGGAAACTTGTTACGAAATGGTGATTTTTATCGAGGACCTTCTCTTTCTTAATATTTAATCTTACATTATAGTCATAGTCCTTTAAAGAAAGATATTTTTTAGATGGATCATCTTTATTCTTATAGTATTGTTTCTGTATGAACTCTAAATCGGTAATATCCTCTAAACTATCGGTCTTGCAGTATTTTTTGATTGAATCTAATCCATGAATCGAACAACGAATATTTGATACATTATTCTTGTACTCACATCGTATATCTAATGACGTTGATTCATCCACCAATGTATAATTCTCTTTACATTGATTGATTAATGATAAAAATATCTTTTTATGAATAGGGTTCTTTTGAGGAGTGCTTCCAAAAATTAATTCAAGTTCAACATCCTTATTCACTAAGGGTTGTTCAATGTAAGAAAGAAATAGTTCCTTATCATTATTAAATAATTCCATAAATATATTAAAAGTGTAGTTTTTTTTTTAAATATCTTGTGTATAATGTTTCAAATTTATATCTTCATACAATTGTTTTTTTAGCTTCTTTTTACCTGTATCATTCACGATTAAAATTCCATGTTCCGTTGCTATTTTTTCAAGATCTTTTAATTTATACTTTGTGATTGACATTAAATAAGGTTTATAAATGTGAAGTGTATTAATATCAATTGTAAGGATTGTGTTAAGGTCATTAATATCAGTCGTTACCTTTGTTGGATCCATCATTATTTCATTTGTTGTAAACCATGAATTATCCTTATAAACACAATAAAGAGGTTCATATTGTTTCAATGATGTTTTATAATATTTATCTGTATCCTCATTATAGATAATACAGTGGATTTTATAAAATTCATTCAAGTAGAGGATAGATGAGAATACATTTTTATTTTGAAATCCTGCCTGAATTAGTGGGGTTGTAAATTGTTTTGAATAATTCTCTTTTGAGATAACATTGGATGCAATTTCTAATTTCTTTTTTAAGATAAAAGAGGATTTTTGCTGAGTCTCATAAGAAGAGTATTCAATATCATTATTCCCAATAATAATCTCACAAATATCATTAACACCTTTTTTCTGAACCCCCTGTCTACCTTCAGTGTATTTGGATTCTTTAATTTTTTTTGAAAATTGATTTGAACTGCTTTCAAAGATTTCAATAAATTCCATATTATATTTTATTTATGGAATTATATTTAAATACTATCAAATTTATAAATTATATCCTTTTGAGTGATGAATAATCTTTTGTTCTTTTTTTTTAAAGCTCTTTAGAAGGGAGTTTTTTTTTTTATTCTTTTGATTATTCCCTTTTACAACTTCTTCTTTCTTTTCAATATAGAGTGGTTCAATTATATAGTTTTCATTCTTTTCTTCATAATCCAATGAATTAATAATTATTTGATAGATCATGTTAATTATTTCTTCATTAAGAACACTCAGATTTAAAAAAATACCATTATTATTCTTTGTATATTTACATTCTTTGATTTGAATTAAATCAATAATCTGATCATGATTTTTGATTTTATCAATATTTTCATAAATATAATATCTTTTTTTCTTAATTTCATCTTCCATAAAAAAAATATCTTTTAAAATTAATATATATTAAATCATAATAAATTAAACCTATCCCAAAGGTTTTGCAATAACTTGAATACTCTCTGAACGATATTTAATTCGTGATCCAATCACTACAACATCTAATCTCTGTCCAATTGTTAAGTCATGAATATTCTTCGAACTTTCGTCAAAGTATTCTCTAGGTACCATTACAACAAGAGGACTTTCTTCAGCTGTATCTCCTTCAGCCAATTTTATATAACCTATAATACCCATCTTATTAATATTATTAATATATATCGTTATTTCATCATTCTCTGAAGGAGAAATTATTTTAGCTTGATACGTAATTACATATTTAATCTCACTCTTACCATTATTTGTTACAATATTCCCTACACTTCTTTTTACAATACGAACACTTTCTTTAATAATATAACCATCTTCATGGCATTTACCTTCAATATTCTCTTTTAATTTATATTTAATTATATTATGAATATCATCTTTTAAATCTCTAGGGTCAAGAACAAGTACCGTTTTTAATAACTGTTCATTGATATATGCCATGTTATAATATACAATACTTTATAATTGTTTAAATAAAGTAAATTCAAATTTACTGAATATATTTTAGAAATACTAAATCATAGGGAATAAATATATGCTTCGTTTTTTTACTTTTTTCTTCATTTCTTATAATCATTTCAATCAATAAATAGAGTTCATGTTTGTCTGTGTCCTCAAGGTCAGGATCACCTTCTTCATCCTTTATTTCCATGAATATATCATAGTTCTCAGGAAAATAACGTTTTATAAATTGACGAAGACTTTTCTTTTTTGATATCTCCTTTACAATTCTTCCTGGGAATTTATGTGGTCCCACTAATTTTTGATCAACTAATTTAAATGCAGGTTTTCCATTTTCCGTTTTAAAAGGATATCCCCAAACACCTTCTGTTTTTAAATGAACAACTTGATCCCTTTTTATGAAGTTTGTTTTAATATTTGATCGAATTAGGTTTTCATCATCTAATTCACTTATTTCAGAAAATTTATCGTCTCTATAAATGTAATAGGAATAGTCATTTTCAATTTCATCAAGTTCTTGTTTTCCAAGCTTCTTTTTTGTCATTAACTTGTTCGTATTCATTACAAAAAATCCTATTAATTGTTCGAATGATTCCTCAAAAAGTGTATATTGATTCTTTTTTTCATAAATAAAGAGATGTTTGAAATGTTCAAAAATGGTTTGTCTAAGCTTATCATGTACTTTCTTTGTTTTTATCATTTCTTTAACAATACTTTCAAGAAGGACTACTTTTTCTTCATATGATAAATTATCTAAATAGACCTCCAAGTAAATACTCTCCTCAAAACCTTGGATATATTCCTCAAAAGGATAGTGTTTTATTCTGTCTTCGTGAAAATAGTGTTTTAAATATCTTTTTTTTTGAATATCTTCCCGGATTTGAACAATTACTTTATCATACTGAAGTTTTTTCGGCTTCTCTTGAATTTCTTCTTTAAATAAATTACCTTCAAGTGGTATATCTTTTTGAATATCTTTTTGAAGAATTGAATTACGATAATACAATGGTAATGACTCATCATAGTTATTATGAGGTTGAAATAAATAATACCCATTCTTATTGATCAAAAAACCATTTATATGATTTTTATTCCAGATCATTATCTTTCGGTCAATCATATTGTAAAGTGTATAATAGATAATTGTATGGTTTGTATCCAGTATTTCCATAATATGACTTTCTAATTCATCTAATGAATAGTAATTACGTAATTCATATAATTCAATGATTATCTTTTGAATATGCTTCAATAGATCTTTTGAATTTTCCATTGTAAATGTATCGTAGTTAATATCCTTTTCTTTGATATCATCGGAATTACATTGATAACCACATTCTCTATACGAACATATCTTTGAGAAATCTTTATCATGAACACTAAAATCCTTGATTGAATGATCACGGTTTGTAGTTAGATCCACCGGTAGTACATTCTTTTTACTGATTTGATTAATTTGTTGGTTTAAATAACAATCTATTGCATTTTCTTTTAAAATATTTTCTACTTGACCAATTACAACAGCTTTCTCTTCCGCTTTACGATATGTATATGTGTCAATTGATTCAACTTCCTTCGATAATCCAGCAACATGTAAATAAACAGTAACATTCCTTTCTTCTTTTGGTAATTGAATATGAGAACAATATCTTATACCGCGCCCTATCACCTGTTCAACACGGGATAAATGAAACCATGGATCAAGGATGTGAATTTCACGAATATTTTTTAAGTCAAGACCCTCAGCAGCCACAACATTACCAATAACAATCTTAATATTCTCTCCATGAATATTCCTATCAGAAACTAATTCTTTAATTTCTTCATTATTGTTAGGAGAAAGACTTTTGTTCCCAGATAAAATAATATATTTTGCTTGTTTACCTTTTTTTTTAGACATCGGGTTCCAATTAAAATCAATCGGTTCCCGTTTCGTATTTTTTGATTTTGGTTTCCAATCAGGATAGTTTAAAATATTTCCTGAATACTTATCAAAACCCATATGTTCTAAAGCAAGTGATAATGGTATAATACCAGAAGCAAGGAATTCAGAATAAATAAAGATAATTCCTTTAGGTTTATCCTTTTGAAAACCTTGTAATAGATTATTCATTTTTGCAGAGACTAAATGAATGTGTTCAGGATCAAGTAATGGTTTAAAATTCTCTGATTTAATGAATTTTTTATGATAAGAAAACATATTCTTCTTATTTTGAAATAATTGGCGTAGTCCATCTCCACCATAGTTTTTACTAAAATTTTCACTTGTGATTTCTTCCTCCCCTAATAAGATGTCAAACGATGGGAATACAATATTTGATATTTGAATACCAAGCCTCCTTTCAGTAATCGGGACATTCGTGATATGGTTTAGTGATTGAATATATTTTTCATACATTTGAGCTTGATATTCACCCATCTGATTGTAATACATTTTTAAGAACTTAAATTGATAATCATTTGTATGATATTCTTCTCCATAAATATTCTTCTTTGGATACTCCTTAAGAAACAATGGATCGTTTACTGGATATAATCGTATGGGGAATGTTATAGGATTTTCCCCTCGAACATAGGATACATAACCCCGTATTTTTTTTTGTAATAGGTTTCCACCTTCTTCAGTAAGGTTTTCGTTTTCATCAAAAATTTCTTTATTTGAAATCGTTGATCTTTTATCATTCTTTAAGAGTAGATTGAGTATCCATTGGATTTCTGTCGCTCGATTAAACATCGGTGTTGCTGACATAATAATTAATCTTAGATTATCACTGTATCTAACTACCTTTTCTAAAAAAATAATCGTATCTTTTTTATAATTATCTAGATTATCATCCCTTAGATTATGAATCTCATCAATAATAAGAACACGATTTGAAAAGTAATCTTGAATGACGATTTTTTCAATTTCTTCTTTTGTTTTATTTCCAGATGAAGCTTCTTTGATTTGAATTAGTTTTTTCACTTTGTTTGAAAATTGTTGATAACCATAGAATTCATAATATTCTTTAATTAGTTTTTTAATACGGTTACTTGTATTTACTTTTTGACTCATTGTCCGTATAATATCCTGAAAACTCTCGCCATTGCACTGATTTTCACCTTTTTCAGGGGTATAAATCGTATTCATCCAGTTTGCTTGGATATTTTTTGAAACTAAACAAATGATCTTTTTATCTTCTTTCTTGTAAAGGTCAATAAACGAATTACTAATTGTAACAGCAGAACATGTCTTCCCTACACCCACTCCATGGAAAATCAAAAGACTTTTATAAGGTGTATTCCTATTCATAAAGTTTTTTAAAAAGTTTTGATGATTCCCTAATTCAAAATTTGTTGAAAGACACCTATTTTCAAGTTCAATGAGATTTAATAAACCTTTACTATGAAAGAATTCAGCTTTCTTGGAAATCTCTGTATTAAAATTTTTATCACTATAATCAGGGTAAGAATGATAGTTCTTTTGAATAAAATCCCTGTCTTCTTTATCTAATTCCTTATTATCAACTATAAATTGGATTATTTTCATTAATTCATGTGAACCTTTATTATTCTTACGGATATAGGATCTCTTCTTTTCATAATAAACCCTATATAAATCGCTGAAACTCCTCTTTTCAAGGTCTCTGTATAATTCAAGCTTATTCCTTTGATCCATATGATATATTATATATAATATTAATAAATAAATATTCATTGAAAAGATAAGGTTAAATCTTAAAATTTTTTTATTTTTATCTTAAAAAAATGGAAAGTGTAACAGGTGATGAATGTTTTCTTAAGCTTGATTTAGAACAACATGTCCTTTTTTACTTCGCTGCCGGTTGGTGCAAACCTTGTCAAGAAGCAGGACCAATTGTTGAAAAATTATTCAAAGAATATGATTCAAATAAGATAAAATTTTTCAAAGTTGATATGGTGAATGAAGGAAATAGAGAATTTATTGATAAATGTGAAGTTTATAATATCCCATCATTTGTTCTTTTTAAGGATAGAGAATATATTGACAGAATCGTAGGAGGAGATATTGGAGGTATTAAGAATCTAATTGGTTTCAATGTTTTTGGGGAAGGTGTGAATAAGGTTATCCGTAATGTAGTTTCACCACCCACTCCTTCTCGAGAAGTACCAGAAGTTAAAGAACCAGAAATCCAAGATTTTTATCCCAATGATTCTTTCCAAGGGGAGTATGAAGGATTTGTATTCAAAAAAGGAGATAAAGGTTTGGGTTATTATTTAGAAGGAAGTAAAGATAATAATACTAATACTAATACTAATACTACTGGAGATGGTAGGACTGTTGATATCCATATGGTCTATGGAAGTTGGTGTGGACACTCTAAAAATGCATTGCCCGCATTTGAAGAATTAGTACCAAGGAAAGATATTACAACTAGTACTGGAGCCCCGGTTTCATTTATCCTAACAGAAGATAAGAGTGAAGGAATGAAAAGGTTCCGAGAAGGAGATCCACCTGTAAGAGGTTTCCCGACATATATGGTTGTTAAACCAGATGGGAAAATGGAAGAATTAGAAGGACATGATCGTAGCAAGGATAGTATTATTTCTGCTGTAAAAGCCCTAGGAAGTATTAAAAAGAGTGCCTATACTAGCAATACTACTGGTGATGGTAGGACTGTTGATATCCATATGGTCTATGGAGGATGGTGTGGACACTCAAAGAAAGCATTGCCTGCATTTGAAGAATTAGTACCAAGGAAAGATGTTACAACTAGTGCTGGATCCCCTGTTTCATTTATCTTAACAGAAGATAAGAGTGAAGAGATGAAAAGGTTCAGGGAAGGAAATCCATCCGTAAGAGGTTTCCCTACATATATGGTTGTTAAACCAGATGGGACGAAAGAAGTTCTACGGGGACATGATCGTAGCAAGGATAGTATCATTACTGCTGTAGAGGCTCTAACTATTTAATAGTAATAAAAGAAGAATGTGTATAGAGATATTTAAATACATCTTGAATTACTTTTCTTTTATTGGAATCATAATCACGTATTTTTAGATAACACTCTTCTTCAGTTAACCATTGAATATTTTTTATTTCTGTATATTGGTCTTTATTTTCCATATTCACTTCCAATTGGACTAATTCTTCAATTTCTCCAATATAGTAAATATGTTTGTATCGGACATTATTAATACCCTTATACTCTTCCACTAGGGGGATTATATTATTAATTAATTGATAGGAACTAAATTCTATATTTGTTTCTTCACCAAACTCACGAATTGCACAATCTTTGTTATTTTCATGACCTTTCCTTCTCCCTTTTGGTATTTCCCATTCATTCATTGTATATTCATCATTTGATTCTTCAATAATACTCTTTAAAGAATATGTAATCTTATTTTTCTTTATATCACCCTTCTTTAACTGATCAAAAATAATCTTACTTTTTTGATATTCTTTTTGTATTCTTTGATTTATACTATCAGTATGAATCCATAATTCTTTCCACAGAGTATCAAATTCATTGAGTAATAGCTTCTTTTTTTCTTCTTTTGTCATTCTCGATATTAATAATTGAATGTAATCATAATTTAGAGGATTCTTGTACTTCCCACGAATAAATTCAATATAGGATAAAGAATCTTTTCTTTCAACTAATACAATACGATATATATTAGTACCTTCTTCTTTGTGATATAAAATAATTCCATAACTTAAGATTGGATGACGACAATGCTTATAAACATGTCCATAATTACCACAATTATTACAATAATTTTCCATAGTGAATCTATGCTTTTTTCTCTTAAATATTATATCTATTTATGTTATAAATTAATGGAAACAAATGTATGGGGGCCATCAGCATGGAAATTCTTGCATACAATTACATTTCAATACCCAGAAAATCCAACCGATGTAGAAAAAAGAAAATATTATGTTTTTTTTAATTCATTAAAGGATGTATTACCCTGTCCAAATTGTCGTGAACATTATTCTGTAAATTTTGATAAGATTCCAATACAAATGGAATCAAGAAAAGAATTAACCGAATGGTTGATCGATATTCATAATAAAGTAAACGTCATGACAGGTAAAAGGGAATATTCCTATGATGAAGTCTATCAATTATACAATAATATGTATAGTAATAGTAATAGTAATAGTAATATATCTATATTCTTTATTATCATTCTACTCCTTGTAATTGGTTATTATTACTATATTAATTATTATAACAAGTAAATAATATTATCGTTTCATTTCATTTTTTTTTCTTTCGTATAAATAAATGCCACGTCCAAAGAAATTAGTTGTTCAAAAATACCTTACAGACAAAGAAGTCTCCAACCTTGAAGGGACATGGATTGATGAATCGTTTTTAAAACACCCTGTAATAAGGGAAAATACAGATGTTTACTACAAAGATGAAAATGATAAAGAACACCTTCTTTTAAAATTTAGGAAGAATTCAATCTCTAATTCACTTATTCGTACTGGTTGGATTTCATACAAGGATTTAGCAAAACCTAGTCGTGGAAGAGGTGCTTCTGCGGGTCCAATTGATACAGATAGTCAATACTGGAGTAAAAGAACTCTTACCGATACAAAAAAGTGGAGTACAAGTTATATGATCAAAGACGGAACTAAAAAGAGTCGAATGAAAGTAAATAATCAAGTTGCTTCCAATCCAATTGGATTTTATGAAGAATCAAAGAATTTTTGTAAACTTCCTTGTCGTTTAACACATTTCACACGGACAAATTATCAAAGGTTTAAGGAAGGATTACCTTTTATCCAAAAAATTAGCCAAATGTTTCAACATTTGATTCCTGATGCATATGAAAAACAACTTGAACAAGCAGATAAAAAACCCCATTTAAAAATACCTGGAACACCTTTTTCCACAATTACAATTAATCGTAACTTTCGAACGGCTTTGCATAGAGATGCCGGTGATTTTAAAGGTGGGTTTGGTAATTTAACTGTAATTGAAAGAGGGAAATATCATGGTGGATATACTGTCCTCCCTCAATTTGGAGTTGCTGTTGATGTAAGATCAAATGATTTCCTAGCAATGGATGTTCATCAATGGCATTCGAATACGCCTATCTATGAAACAGAAGAAGATAAAGCATTTAATGCAACATTAGAACCAGCTTTTAAAGATAATCCAGAAGTAGGAACAGTTGGTATCTATGAAAAATATACAAGGCTAACATTTGTATGCTATCTAAGAGAAAAGATTGTAAATTGCCCTGATGATATACCTGAAGAATTTTTAAAAGAATCCGGTCATAGTAAGATCATTTTGAAAGAGGAGAAAGTTTAAAATAATTTAAAAATATATCACATTTTTTTATAATATGAGTAAAATTGTTAAAAAACCTAATATTTCTTTAGTCACTATCCTTCATGATAATACTGACTTCTATCCACTCCTTCAACATCATTGGGATACTTTAGATTATCCACAAGATAAACTTGAATGGATCATTGTTGATGATTCAAAAGAAGATCATAGTAATAAAATACCAATCCATGAAAATATTTTATATTTTCGTGTTAATTCATCAGAATATTTAGAAAAGATTGAATTCCCAAAAGATGATGAAAAGATAACATGGAATTATTTTAATACAATGGGGTCCCTAACAAATGGATTTAAAAGAGATTATGCTGTCGGTATGACAAGTCACGATTATATTTTTCATCTTGATGTTGATACTATCTATCAACCCAAAGCAATTGAAAGGAAGTTACGTTTTTTAAGGGATAATCGTTTGGAGTGTGTGTATTGTAAGTCAATGTTATGTTATGATATCTATGGAAAACAATTGTATAAAACCGAAAATAAGATCGCTGGTTATGAATCTACTCTTTTTCATACGAAAGAATTTTGGAAAAAAAGTGGATTTAAATGGGAAGATATTCAGTCCGAAGCAGTTTCTTTTTATTATAATAAAGGATCAGAAAGAAAAATGGACAATTACTATGATACGATTAAGTTATTAAGTATTCATAATTTAAACCATTATCATCCAGTAAAAGTTACTCTTGAAAATATGAATATTCAAATACCCGAGATAGTTAATACAATTCAAGTAAAGCATCATCCATTGAAAGGGGAATTATATGATTTATTTTATCAAAAAAAGATTAATGTACTATCGATTAATTCAGAAATAATTGATATCATACAAGAAGATGAATGGGAAGTAACAACTATAACCTATGAAAAAAAAGAAAAAGAAAAGAAATTAATTCAAAAGATTCAAGGACTTGATAAAACATTTAATTTATGTATCCTTAATACAAAGTTTCCAATCTGGAATATCTTCTCAAAAGTAAAGTTTGAATGTATTGTTATTGAATCAGAAAAAAATAGGGAACAGATGGATTCGATTTTGAAAAAAAATAACTATTTATTATTTCATAATTTATATATTCATAAAGAATACTTATTAAATTAAATTTTTTTCTATATTAGTATTAAAATGTCAGAAATTATTGAAGGGTTTACGAATGTCTTAAATGAAAAAATCGTCCAAATTTCATTAGTTGGAGGTATTTTATTTTATATTCTTGCTACTCCAGAAATCTTTGCATTTATGGAAGATATTCTTAAGAAGATTGGTCTAGTCATTAATGTTGATATCACTCTTACAGGTCATAATTTACTTATTTTCCATTCTGTTGTTTTTGCTGCATTCATGGGTCTTTCAGTAAAATATATTCTTGAACCATTTTTCTATGCAAATAACGGATTATTCAAATAAATTCCTTTTTTAAAGATATTTAAACAAAATAATATATTCATTAATAATAAAATGAATACACTTACAGAGAAAGCAAAACATAATTTAAAACATCTCTTCGAAATGGGTGAAAATGATACTTTCAATAGTGAGAGAGGGAAACTTGTTCCACAAGAAGATTTTGTTCAAGTTAATAATACTGTAGACCTTGAGTATACCATTTATTTTACTTTTCATCACTATATTAGTAGTAATGATATGAACTCCTTTTATGATGATAATATTATTAAAAAGTTAGATACTTGCATCGATAACTTATATGATAATAAACAATTCAATCAATTGATTAATGATGATGATTATGATTTTCAACAAATCATAGATGATATTGATAATAAATTAACGAATCTAAAAGATAGATACTATTACCAAAGCCCCTTCTACATTTTTTTTAAGAAATATCATACATTTTACAATTTCTGTAAGAATATTTTGAATGAAAATAATATATATATCCATAGGATACTAAACGTAACAAATAGAGATATCCACCGAGAATACTATGAAGAAGAAGAATCCGAGCAGTCAGGGGAGGAAGAAGAGGGGCAAGGAAATTCAGGGGAAGTAGAACAAGCAGAACAGTCTGGGGAAGAAGCAGAGGAGAAAGGAGAAGAAACAGAGGAGGAACAAGTTGATGAAAAAGGTGGTAAGGAAGAATAAGTTATTTAAACAACAAACACATTACAATAGTAAATCAAAATGAAACTTAATTTAATTTACTCTGATTCTATGGATGGGATTATGGGTGTCAATAATGATTTGTACTGCAAGATTAATTCTGATTTAAGAATGTTCCAGAAGATAACAAGTACCAAATTTAATAATCGTGAGAATGTGATTATTATGGGTTATAATACATGGAAAAGTATTGGTAAACCTTTAAAGAATCGTATGAATATTGTGATTTCAAAGAATCATCAGGAAGAATTCAAGGATATTGATAGTATATTTTGTTTTGAAGGTTTGGAGCAATGTTTTCAATACATAAAGGGAGTTAAATTTGGGAAGATTTTTGTGATTGGAGGGGCACACTTATTTAGTGAAATAGTGAAACATTATTTTGATTCCATTGATATCATTTATCAAACACAAATTATAGATGAAGTCGACCGATCCCTTCTTTCATCCTTTAACATTACATATAATAAGATACCCTTGATTCAGTATGAAATGGATAAAAAAATTAAAAATATAAAGTTTACGAATAAAAAAGAAAAAGGGGAGATCTTTGATTTTCAAAAGAATGGATATATTTCAAAAGAGATTAACTATTGTGAAAATATATATCAAATGTCTGATAATGTAAATATACAAGAATTTCAATATTTACACTTATTAAAAGATATCTTAGAGAATGGTTCTCAGAAAGATTCAAGGAATTCAGTTGTATATTCCTCCTTTGGTTCAAGAATGAAGTTTGATTTAAGAAAAGGATTCCCTCTTCTAACTACGAAAAAGATGCCTTGGAAAACTATTTTGAGAGAACTTCTATGGTTTATTAAAGGATCAACAAATAATCAAGATCTTCAAGATAAGAAGGTTCATATTTGGGATGCAAATGCATCTAAGGAATTCCTAGAAACACGGGGTCTATCCTATGAGAAAGGTGATTTAGGACCAATTTATGGTTTTCAATGGAGGCACTTTGGAGCAAATTATGTAGACCATAAAACGGATTATCAAGGACAAGGTGTTGATCAACTTCAATGGATCATTCATGAAATTCAAACAAACCCTACAAGTAGAAGATTAATTATGAGTTCGTGGAATCCGGTTGATTTAGACAAAATGGCATTACCTCCTTGTCATATTATGATTCAATTTAATATTGATGATCAATTTATTGATGCCCAGCTCTATCAAAGATCAGGGGATATGTTCTTAGGTGTCCCCTTTAATATTTCATCTTATTCATTCCTATTACATATTATAGGTAAGATAACCGGTTATATTCCCAGATATTTCATCCATATTATTGGAGATACCCATATTTATGAGAATCATATTGACCCTGTAAAAGAACAATTATTAAGAATTCCAAATACATTTCCATCATTAGAAATAAAATCAATGGATACGATTGATACAATTCAAGAGAATGATTTTAAAATTGTTAATTATAACTATTATCCAACTATCCAAGCCGAAATGATTGCTTAATAATTTAAAAAAAAAATATTAGGTATTAAAAAATGAGTTGTCAATGTGGAACCCCTCCTCTACCTCAAAAGAGTGAATCAACTGAATATGCATCATTAGATGAAGCATTTAAGAAGAATAGCTCTCCTCGAAAGAATATTACCACTTTTGAAAAAGTATTGGTATTAACCATAATTATTATACTTTTCCTTTTGTACAAAGGGACAAAAGCATAACTAAAATATTACATTTATTCTTCTTTATCTTTTTTATCTTCAATACCATCAAGAAATTCTTTTTCTTCTGGTTCTGGTTCTGGTTCTGGTTCTGGTTCTTTCACATTAATAATAACTTCAACATTTACATTCTCTTTCACTTCTCCCCCCCCTTCTTTCACTTCTTTCACTTCTTCTTTCACTTCTTCCACTTCTTTCACTTCTTCCACTTCTTTCACTTTTTCCACTTCTTTCACTTCTTTCACTTCTTCTTCCTTTTCTTCTTTCACTTCTTCTTCTTTAATCTCTGGGTGGATATCATGTCTAAACTTGGCTTCCTCTTTCTTCTCAATCTCCTTTACTTTCTTAATTAGATCTATTTTTACATCATTATCAATATCTTCATCAATAATTACATCTTCAATGCCTTCCATAAAATCCCTTTGATTTAATCTTATGGATGGATCAAGTTTATAAACCGTACATTTATCTAAACCATTACAGATAGATGGTTTACATACTTCATAGTTTTTAAACTTACTATTAAATTGCTTAATTATACCATCGTCAATAATTGGACCGGCTTCAATCAAACGATCATATTCTGAACGTGATATACTTAGGAAGTCACTTTGAAGAACCCTCCTTGATGGATCCAATGCCAATTCAATTGAGATATTTCTTTGCAATTTACCCCAAGAAACACCCGCAATACGGTGCGCTTCCATAAGTTCTGCAACTTTCAAAAAATTTTGTAAAGTAGAGATAATACCTGCAAAGATATTCACACCTCCAACAATTGCTGAAGCGAGAGATTTACCTTCCTCTGGGACAAAGGAATCCATACCTACATTCGCTGCTCCTGTTAGAGTTGATAAGATAATTACAGGTATTGAAAAACAATAATACCATGTTCGATAACTTTTTTCACATCTTCCATGTAGCCAACGATAACAAGAGGCTTTTTCAGACCATTCTGCTAATAGTTCTTCACACTCATCGGTCCATATATTTTCCTTCGCCTTACCATTACTATCATTTTTCCCCTTCATTTTTAATAATAATATATAAAAATTTTATAAAAAAAAATTAATAATATATATTTATAATATAACAAACAAGTATGGGAGCATGTAAATCAAAAATAGAAGGGGGGTCTTCTGCTTTAGCTGTCAATGAAGCAGCAATATCTCATTTAGAAACGAAGATTAAAAACAAATTACAAAAACAAAGTAACGTATCAAGTAAATCTTTGGTATCCAAACAAAATATAACCATTCGTGAAAAAAGGGGAGGTAATAATCAATTCCTTCTTAATAAGACAATGTCTGTAAAAAAAGGTCCATTTGGAATCTTTGGTTCAGTTGATGGATGTGATGTATATGGATGTGCTTATAATGTTAAACAAGTGAGTAATATGAATATTATTTCTTATAATAGTAATGTTGTCAATGAGGCTGAAGATATATACAATGATATTTCAACGAATCTAAAACAGAAAGCGAAAACACAAATGAGTTCAAGTGCAGCAAATGCCGCGAATCGAGCCCTTGACAGTGTCAGGAATAGGGCGGTTGAAAATATAAGGAGTAAATTATTAAATTTAAGTGCTACTTCGTATGATAATCAACAAAACATAACCATTGAATATGAAACACCACCACGTTGTAAAGACCCGTGTGGTGTATCAAAAGAGGGGACCAGGGGGCCATCAGTCGGTCAGGATGCGATGGTTCAAATTCAATCGGCCGATATCTTAAGTAGTACTTTAAAAATTATTGAAGAAAAATTCGCAGATCATAAAATTAAAGTGAAACAAGAGATTAGTTCAGATAATGATGCTTGTATCGTTCAATTAGCGATTAGTGCATTATCATGTATTGGATGTCTCCTTATTATATGGAAATTACTTAAAATGACAGAGAAAGGGGCAAAAGGGGCAATGAATGCTGCTTCTAACATGGATCCCCAACAAATGGCTAAAATGGCAGATATGGCCAGTTCTGTAATGAAAGCGAAAAATAGTAGATAATTAATATAATCTATAATTATATATATATATACATATGAGTATTGTAGAAGAATTTTTAGATTTCTTTAATGATTTAATAGCTGGAAAGAATATTGATTCTGCTTCAAGTGAAGAAGTGTTGAACACGATTCAATCTGAATCTACGATGGAAGCTGTTTCTTTAAAATTAAACACAACATTCAAAAAATTTACACAGACAACTGAACAGAATCTTTATGCTAATAAAAAAATAACAATCGATTGTGGAGTTGATAAATTAACAGATTGGCACCTTAAACCAAAGGGTCAAAGATATACGTGGTTTGGAGAAAAAATACCACATACAGCATGTATTAAGTATGGATGTTGTTATGATGTTACACAAACAGCAAATATTAGTTTAAGTGCGATTAATGAGACAACTACAAGTGATCATCAAGAGATGTGGAATACAGTAAAACAAGAAATGTTAAATCAAGTAAAATTAACGCTTGGGGATAATCTTGGAGATAATAACCGTCAATTAAAAATTTTAAATAGTGCTATGAATCAAGTCAAGGATTTATCTGTCAGTAACATTAAAAAAGTTCTTGAGAATGCATCATCGGTTAACATTGAAGGTGGACAGAATATCAAAATTAAATCTCTAGTACCTTTACGGTGTATAAATAAATGTTCTGAACCACCAACAGCCGGTTCTGTCGAACAAAGTTTAAATGTTGAGATTGCTACCAATAATATTATTACTGATATTACTAAATCTGTTAGTGAAACCTATATATCAATGGTAAGTAAGACCGAATCATCCATAAGTAATGTCGATATGAAAAAAATATATATGTTCGCTATTTTTTCCTGTTTATTGATAATTACAATATTTACTATATCCTATGTTATTATTAATTTTGCTATCCTTAAAGGGAAAGGTCCAGAACTAGTAGCTCATGCCGGCGCGGCATTAATGACAATAATTATTTTAATGTTTTGGTCATTTATAGTATGTCTTATAAGAGGTGGCGGCCTTCCATTATTATGTTTAATTCGTTAACCTTATCTTTTCTATGAATATTTTTTATAATATTATATTATATTATATCATATTATGAGTATTTTAACATTTATTATAGATGTCCTTTGTGCTCCATATAGTATACCGATTGGACTAATCAATAATAAAAGAACAATCGGTATGTGTGGTGAAACTACAAAGAAGGAATTAAAATTAAAAGAAACAACTACAAACTCAAAAGGATACAAAGGAAGTATTGGTACACAAACAGAAGATGTATCATCCATTACTAATTATGAAATGTTAAATCTTGGAATTCAAGATATTTTAAGAAGGAATCAAACAGTTGTATCACAAACTATTCGGGCTGAAAATAAAGCAACAATTGATTGTCCACTCGTTGTCCCATTGGAGGAGGATCCACTTGCTACTTATGATACAAAGTTAAGGAATGTTACTGAAGTAAAGGAATTAAAAGATGGAACAACCGTCGAATTACCTGCATTTGGTTGTTGCCCCCCTGTTGTATCTCAAATTACAACTATAAATGCATCTTCATGGGAAAATATTACAGAAATAGATATTGAAGATATCTACAATGAAATTGATTTAAATCTCGAAAATACACTTGTTGAACAAGGGGGTGGTCCTCTTTCAGATACAAAAGCAAGTGTGACTTCAAATATGGAAATAAAGAACATTTTAAAACAGAAAATTCGTGAAATAATAAAAAGTACAACATCCCAAAATATAAATATTTCGCAATCACTCCATTATATAGATCGTTATGGCCGTTGTGAACATTATATGGATGATAATGGTGATTGGAGATGGAAAAGAAAAACCCTTCAACAATTTATTACAATTGATATGTTATCCAAAAATATTATTGATTCAACAAATAAGATAATTATGAGGAATCAAAATGAAATGGATTCAAAAACCAAAACGGTTGTAAATAGAATTACAAATTATCGAGTAATAGTCGCATCTCTCTTATGGAATGTTATTATTTGTTACGCAATTTTAAAAGTATTCATGAATTTCTTAAACAAAATGAATTAAAATACTTACCTCATCATCATAGGATATCCACCACCACCTCCTCCTTTCATTGACATCATCATCATCATCATCATAAATCCACAACAGACTACAGCAATTCCACCAATCATTAACATATCATTATCGTCATCATCATCTTTACGATTACTTGTTCCTCTTTCTCTATTATAAGGATCATACATTGGAGGGGGATATGCTCCAGGGGTAGCTCCAGGGGTAGCTCCAGGAGTAGGAGGAGCTCCAGGAGTAGGAGGAGCTCCAGGAGTAGGAGGGGGGGCTGCTCCACTTGCTGCATCAGTAAGGGTGGAGAAATTACAGACTGAAACACTTGCTGGTTGACGAGTAGATGTCCCTAGACTTCTTTCTGCTGCTCCCCCTAAAAATACTTGATTTTGTTCAACGGAATTTATACATACTTCAATGCTTGGACACTCTGTATTTCCTTCTAAACTGTAGTAACCAGAACGGGCACAATCGAGGTGAAAACATTGGGGATTCATCATAGTTGATAAACTAGATTGACCTCCTTCTGAAGAAGGTAATTGTGTTGCTTTATACCAATTGTAATAATTCTCTGGATAATAACATTTACATAAATGTCCCATATCCTTCCCAAAATCTGTTTCTGTCCATGGTCCACCATATAATGGACCTATATCCTTCTCACCAGGTTTACTTGGTTCAACTGCCGCCGAACATACATCAATTAATGTAGTCGCATGTTCTGAAGAGGTTAATAAATAATCACTACATAAATCACTATTGTATAAATCTTTAACACGTTTTCTTGCTACTGAATCTGTTTGAAGTTTTTCAGCGAGAGCTGTTCCAGAGAGTGCATTACCGCCTGCTCCAGTAGGGAATTTACAGATTCCATCAGCGAATTGTTTAAATTTTGTAGGGTTAATCTTCGCCCATTTTCGACAATATTCTTTTTTATTTGATGTTTCAATACTATCCTCCCCTTCATTTCCCCACATTTCCCTTTGAGTACACACGTTTACAAATACATCATTGCATTTATCACTTAATTGAAAACACTTCCCCTCATCGTCCATTACTTCACACTCATTGTTAGGTATATCATCAATATCTCTTGATGTCCTACAATAATCTGTAGGACATTCAGTATATTGACTACCGGCTGTATCAGGATCACCTTTACCTGGCCCGCCTTCCAGCGGACCCATACAACATTCCATTACATTGAGTGTATTATAATGCCTGTTATCCTTCGCACAAAAACGTATCACATCATCTAAATCATCTATACCTTTTCTTTTCATTCCACAACCTGGTTCATCAGGTCCAATAGATTCACCATCGCCATGACAAGCAAAACTCCTCGGGTGTGATGGAGGGCACTGTCTCATATCCTCCAGATCTTGATCTGCGACTATATGGCCAGAGATAGGCGCCACATCGGTTGGATATGCCGGACCTAACTGACTTGATGATCCTGCAAACGCACTTGAATGAGCTGTCCGCCACTCCCTTTGCCAGCGACCGTCCTCATGATCATAGTTGCCTTGATCATCACTACTATCATCATTAGACCATCTCCCTGTTCTAGGGTTGTATGTCCCTGTGTCCGAGTCTGCTTCAAAGTCCCCACCGGGGGTATGTGCCTCATTTGAGGTAATCATATTCCAACAGGGATCGAAGTTCTTACCATCCTCTCCAGCCTTACTTTGATCGGTACTTGCCATGCCATGGCAGTTGGCCCAAATTTGGTCCCATGTCCTTCTATTCACTTGCTTACAATCCCCCCCCCCTCTTTTGTACCACAAATTGTATAATCAAGTTGTTTATGGCTGCTAGTATCTTGTAACCAATTCTGACCTGATTGTTCTGCCCAAGAATTACATGAATCAGCAGACCCGGATATTATGGGTCTACCAATGCTCCAATGTTTTAACCATTCGTATTCTTCATCAAATGTACGTGTTTCATCGGTCATTATAGTATATTATATTATATTATATTATATTTTATTATATTTTATTCTATTTTATTATTTAATAGAAAGAAATCGTTTCACCTTACTAATCTTTTGACCGTTGTAAATAAATCGTCCACATTCCATTTCATTAATTTCATTCACAGGGATTGAAAGACGATTAGCAAGCTGTTTTTGTGTTAAATTTTTTGAAAGACGACCTTGTTGTATCTTTTTCGATAAGGTGGTATCTATTTTCTTATGTTTTAAATCACCTTCTTCAATCTTCTTCTCAAACTTACTATTTCTTAAACCATCCATAGATTTCTTTTTGATTTGTTTTTGATCTTTTAATTTATCTTTATTATTGATTCTATTCTCACTCTTACAGTGGACTATATATGTTTCCCAATTCTGATGGTCCATTTAATATTAACTATTGATTTTTTTTTTAAATTCATTTAAATTTGATTTTACATAAAGATTATTTTCCATAAGTAAATATAATGGATCCAAAACATATTACGAGAACAAGTTTTTGTAATAAAGAAATTGACAATGTTACCGATAATTCAATGAAAAAGTATATTCTTGATAATTTAGATATTAAAACAAATCATAAATTTCATTATCGATATGCAAGAATATACAATGAACAATACAAAAAGAACCTCAATAATCCCCATTTGATCTGTTTAAAAAGTTCAGGGACACCGTATCTTCTCTTCTGTACACAAATTAATAATATTAACTATTGTTTCTTAATTGATAAAAAAATTAAAGATGGTTATGAATATCCTAAAATATTCATTGTCCATTATCGCTTTAATCCTCAACTATTCCAAGGAACCCTTTTTGAAACTGAACTCATCCGTGATAAGAATGATAAATGGTGTTTGTTAATTGGAGATATTTATACAAATTCAGGGGTCTCTCTAAAAAATACACAAATTCATGATCGTATGAATCAATGTATCGATATTATGGAAAATAATTATATTGATGATTCTTTCTGTGATATTTGTCCAATACTCATTAAAAAGTACTTTGATTTCAATGAAATTAGAACTATCTTTTCAGATTTTATTCCCCAATTACCTTATCGTACACGTGGATTCTATTTCGTTCCTTTAAAAACAAGTTATTCAAAAATCCTTTATCTTTTCAAAGATAGTGATTATAAAAAAGTAAATACAACAAATAAAAAATTTATCTCTTTTCGTATTATTCAAACTGTGAAACCAGACGTCTATGAACTTTATTTATACAATGAACAAAAAACAAATATTCAGAAACATTCTTATGCAAGTATTCCTGATATCCAAACATCAAAATGGGTAAAAGAATTTATTGATACAAAAGATGAATGTATTGTTGAATGTAAATACAATCCTTTGTTTAAAAAATGGGTCCCTGTCAAAGAAGGGACAAGTATTGATACAATTCTAGATATTAAAGAATAAATGAGTTCTAACATATAATATGACTACCAAGTTATCGAAAGATGGTTATAAAATCATTAAAAAAGATTACGATTCTAAATTTATTAAAGAAATCAAGGATGAACTAACTGTCAAACCATTCAATAATTTTAATCGTTCACAAATGGCGAGTGATGTCGGAAGATTTACTGTTTATCTTGAAAGTCCTAAAAAACTTTATTTACCAAGATTTTATGGAATGAAAAAATTTGGTGTTCCAACGATGAACCTACTCGAAGAAGGTGAACCCATTCATCTCTCATTCAATGGTGATTTAAGGGAAGAACAAAAACCAATTGAAGAAGTCTATTTAAAAAATGCATATGAGAAAGGTGGTGGTATTATCTCAATCCGTTGTGGAGGTGGTAAGACTGTACTAGCACTACATATTATTAGTGTTTTAAAGAAGAAAACTATTGTTGTTGTCCATAAAGATTTTTTAATGACCCAATGGAGGGATAGAATTTTAGAGTTCCTCCCGGGTGCGAAGATTGGAAAAATTCAACAAGATACAATTGATATTGAGGGGAAAGATATTGTTCTAGCAATGGTCCAAAGTCTATCAATGAAAGAGTATGGTGATGATGTATTTAACTCATTTGGTTTGGCGGTTTTTGATGAGTGTCATCATTTAGGGGCAGAAGTATTCTCTAAGTCAATGAGGAAAGTTGCATCAAAATATATGCTTGGTTTATCAGCAACACCCAAAAGAAAAGATGGATTATCAAAAGTATTTGAATGGTTCATGAATGATATAGTCTATCTTCAAAAGAAAAAGAATGAAGATTATGCCGAAGTTCAACTTATTGAATGTAACTTTACTGATGAAAAATACAATAAAGTTGAACTGACTTTTCGTAAGGAACCATGTATGCCAAAAATGATTAATAATATTTGTAATTATTATCCGAGGACGCAACTAATTGTTCAAACTGTTAAAAAATATCATGATGAAAAAAGGAGTATTCTTATTTTAAGTGACAGGAGAGAACATCTTAACCTATTAGAAGATATGATCAAGGACTTTTCTTCAATAGGGTTCTATGTAGGTGGAATGAAACCGGATCAATTAAGGGAATCACAAGAAAAAGATATTATTTTAGCTACATTTTCAATGGCGAGTGAAGGAATGGATATTCCAAAATTAGATACCGTATTTTTAGCATCACCCAAATCAGATGTTGAACAATCTGTTGGGCGTATCTTTCGAAAGAAAGCGTGCGATCGTTCTTTTCATCCCTTAATTGTTGATATTCAGGATACCTTTTCAATGTTCCAAAAACAGTGTGAAAAAAGAATCACTCTGTATCACAAATCGAATTTCACAATTTTTAAGAATGGTGAAGAAATTAAGAAAAGAAAGAGGAAAAAAAAGGAAATTAAAGATTTTGCATTAATTGATGATTAAATTATTTTTATTTTTTTATTATTTTATTATTTAATATAAATGGACTTTTCTCGAAATGTCTCGGGTATTGTTGATGAACTTGATCTTGAAAAAGCTTATGATAAATCAATTATTAAGTTCCGATTTTTAAATGAAATATGTTTTTATGAACAAAAAAGAGACCATACTAAAAAATATTATAACGCATTCCGTTTTATTGTAACAACAGGAAGTATTCTTCTACCCGCTATCTTATCGATGGGACAAATGGACCCTGCGAAATTACCTGCTAATTTCGACATGATTAGTTATTGGGCATCATGGACCATATCATTAATGGTTACAGCAAGTAATGGTTTCCTACAACTATTCTCCCTTGATAAGAACTATTTTAGTTATTCAATGGTTGTTGAACAATTAAAAACCGAGGGATGGCAATTCTTTGGTCTTTCAGGTAAATATGAAGACTATGATAATCATCAAGAAGCATACAAGGTATTCTCAAAATCGATTGAATCTATAAAAAGAAAACAAGTTGAACAAGAATTCTCGAATGGAAAAGGGGACAGTAAAAAGAAGAAATTTGATTTCCATGGTGAAATGAAAAAATTCTCTCAAGAACAAAAAACAATACAGAATATACCCGAAGTTAAAGTAGTTGACCAATTACAAAAGGTTGTGACACAACCAGAGGGAGTTCAAATGGATATTATCGAAGAAGCAATAGCAGAGAAACAAGAGGATGGAAAAAAAGAGGATGGAAAAAAAGAGGATGGAAAAAAAGAGGATGGAAAAAAAGAGGATGGAAAAAAAGAGGATGGAAAAAAAGATGATGTCTAATACTTAACTATTAAAGATATATAAAGAGTAAATTAATTTATTATATATATATAATGTCTTCTTATGGGGTAATCAAAGGATTCCTGGAATCGGAAGATTTCAAAGTTAACTATCGTGATTATCTTAAGAAAAAAGACAACCATCTTCTAGAGTTTCTTGATAATATAGATTTAAATAAGAAGTATTATCGAATGAATATTAATAAGAACAAAAGATATAAAAAAGAAACCACAGAAGATACCACCTCGATCAAGGAAATTAATAGTATGATTAATAAGATTACGAATAAAAATTATATAATTCTAAAAAAAGAAATTATTCAAAAAATAACAGTTGATCATATTATTCCTTATATTATTCAAAAATTAGTTGAAAGCTCAATGATTCATCATATTTATATTCCATATTATGTTGGTATTCTAAAGGAAGTTAACTCTCCAAAAAAAAAACATATCCTCCTTAAACTATGTAATAAGTATCATTTTGAATTTTTTAATGAAAATAAAGTATTAAATAATAACTCTTCCTATGAAAAACTATGTACGAAGAATAAGAATATTGATAATATTATTGGATTTTCATTATTTATAAGTCACCTTGAAAAAGAGGATATTATTGATAACTTTATAGAAAAGGTCCTTGATTCCTATATGAATAATTTATCTTCAAAAGAAAGCATTGAAATGTATAAGATGCTTGTTTCTTTTGAAAGTATTGCCCAGATCCATTATCAAATTATCCCTAAAAGATATAGTACTATCTTAAGGAAAATTCAACAAGGTTCACCCTCATCAAAGATACGGTTTAAGATTATGGATATCCTTGGGGATTAATTATTAAAAATAAAATAATAACACTATTCATATAATAAATGGCGTCTTCTTGGATGAGTAATTTTGCAGGTATAAACCATACTTATTTACCTACAGAAGATACAAATATTGATGATCTTTTTAAAAAAAAAGAAGAAGATACCAATGTAATCAAAATGATTGAGCTGAAGGAATTACTTTTAGATCTTATTCAAGGAAAGGAAGAGATCGATCTTACAGAAGAAGAAAGGAAAGAAAAAGAAGGAGGAAGTGAAGATAAAAAAGAGATGGATATAATTGTAGAAAGAATAAAGGAATTTATGAAAGAATTTATTCAATTACAAGATAACATGAATAAAATTAATAAGCGTTTTCAAATGGAGGTAAACTTATTGAAACAGAATATTTCAACAATTGAAAATATGATTAGTTTCTTACAAAAATTACCTAATGAACACAAGGATGAAACAATCATGAAAAGTATCATTGATAGTATGAATCAATTAAGTCAAAAAATCTTAAAAAATGAGAAAATAAAAGGAATTAAGGAAGAATATATTCAAGAAAGGAAGGTAATGGAAAAGTATATCCATTTTATTAAAAAACTGAATAATTTCAATCAATGTAATATTTGCCCTGTATGTTTTACAAAAACAGTTGATCATTTTATTGATCCATGTGGCCACACCTTTTGTAGAGATTGTATCCAATCATTAAAAAAGAATCCTGAATTAGATTTATATGAAATTGGAAGAAATGATAATTCACAATGTTGTTATTGTAGAGAAAGGATTAAAACAATTCGTCCTCTTTACTTCTTATAGTATATTTATCCAAATCGCGGACGAAGGACTTCAGGTAAAACCTCTTGACGAATTGGTTTATTCGTTGTTCTTTGTAGAGTCTCAGCTGCCATAGGATCGGCACCCGGGACATAATCATATCCTAATGCTGGACCAGTGAAGCCATATCTACCTGGAGGAGGTGTGTTATCATCATCGGGTGGTAGGAAATCATTTAAATACACCTTGTTCCCGAGTTGAGGATTGTTTAAAAGGGCACCAAGTTCATCCTCATCCAATCCAAATAGTAACCGTGGTTCAATTCCCATCTTTTCTAATTTCTTTTTCTTTGAAGAAGACTTCGGTTTGGATTTCGACTTCGGTTTGGATTTCGACTTCGCTTTGGATTTCGACTTCGCTTTGGATTTCGACTTCGGTTTGGATTTCGACTTCGGTTTGGATTTCGACTTCGGTTTGGAACGCGATTTGGACTTAGACATTTTCTTTTTCTTTTTCTTCTTTCCTTTTGGTGCTAAATGTAATGGAATACCAGGATTTATTCTTTCACCCTTTATTTTTCTTAATAATTGGGTTGTTTTTTCAAGTTCAGTTTGAATATCCTTTTGAGTAACTTCTTTCCTCTGAAGCATTATAGTAATATATAATATATAATATATAATATATTATTATAATTGTTCCAATAATTGTTTCATAAATTCTCTCTTTTTACTAATTGTTTTCTTATTTCTTACAAAAATATAATATTCCTTTGGATTTAATGTCACAGTCTTAACAGATGTGACTTTTAATCCTATCTTCCCCTTGTCAATAAATACAATTGATCCATCATATTCCAATTCAAGCGTATTTCGACGAATACAAAAGATACGATCTTGAACGTATAAACTTTTATCTTCAAAATCGAAACGAATTACTTTCTTCGTTACATGATATGGTAGATAATACAATAATGTTTCTTTTTTATCTGGTGACCATTCTAAAATACTCTTTAAAGGTTCAATATCCATAGTATAAATTGATATTATTTATTTAAATAGAATTTAAATAAAAATATATTAATGACACTCTTTCAATATGCAATGACACTCATACATATGAAAGAAAAGGTAATTGGTGGAAAAGGAAAGAAACCAACCATAGAAAAAGAAGTGGAAAAAATAAATATAAAAAATGAGGAGGAATACAGAGAACAATTCACATGGTCATGGACACTATAGTCTAAAATTTGAATATTTTTATTACCTTTGTTGTTAAAGTAAAAAAGAAAAAAGAAAAAAAGAAACAGAGGTCATTCTCAATGGATAATGAAAAGGATAATGAAAGGACCCCTTCTCTCAAGAAGGTTAAAGGGAGCAGACTAGAGACTCTTGAAGAGAGAATCGCAAGAGAAGAGAAACGGTTTGAACGCAATATGAAATATTTAATCGGTTGTTGTCTTTCAATCCTTGTCATATGTATTGTTCTCTTGGTAAAGTACTTTAACGACTGTAGTGAAGAAAGGGAAGGAATTGATGATAGAGCTACTACCGTTTCTGAAAAACTAATGGATTATACTTTAGAGCCAAACAAGCGGGTGAATTGTACAAACCAGGACCAATGTACTGATTGGAATTGTGGTTATGTCAGGGAACATTTCCATAGAATACATGACGAATGTGAATATCATGATTGGTCCGATTGGATCTGGTGGATTGGTATTGCTCTCTTTATATGGGGTGGGTGTCTAGCTATGTGTGGAGCGAAGGAGACAGAAGGGGGTTGATAAAGGACATACTTTTACCTTTCTCGCGATCTGCGCCTGTATCTTCTGCTAATCAAAGAATGACTGAACCATCCTTCCAACTCCCAGGATTGCTAGCATCGAGCATCCGTGATTTTGAATTTCCAGGTGGTAAGCTATTAATAATCTTTATCGTAGAGCTCCGTGATGGTATTTTAATCTCAGAATTTGCATCAAGTGCCCGAAGGAGCCGTGTTCTCCCTATATCCTCCTCTACTTGATTATCGTTAAATATACCAACTACCTCATTATTTTGAAAGACAAAACGTAATGTATCCTGTAGATTTTTTATTAATTTGATATCTTCTAAGATCTCTTGAGGGAGGTGTCTTTTTTTTCGGAGAAGATAAAAAATATAATCTTCTAATTCATTTGGAAATTCACAACCTCTTGTTTTTTGACGACAAATTTGGTTGATAAAAGACATACTTTATTATTTTATTATTTATTTAAATATCTAAATCTCCCACAACCAATTGGTATCTTATTCCTCCTCCATTCTCTGGATGCTTCATCAAAGTCAATGATAACATTATCATGACCTGTAATCCTCCCTGATCGTAGAATCATCTTAGATTAATTATAGTTTATCATCATCTTCTAAAATCAAATTTGAAAAGTATAGTAAAAGACAATACTAAACAAAACTATATCATGGCTACACTTACATACACTGATAAGCAAATCAGAAAGTTTGAGAAGAAGGCAAGGCACAATGATGAACTATTCCGTAAGACACAAGATAAACTATATCTTTGGAAAGCAGATGAACTTCGAGAAAATGCAAAGAAACTCACTGAAAATCAAAGAGTAGACATGAAAAGAGTAAAGAGAAAAGTGAAAGCGTCAAAGAAAACGGATGATCAACTCCTGAATGAAGCAATGAGACAGAACCGACGTGAAAGGAATGAAGCAGAAAAGAAGATGAAGGAAAAAAATGAGAAGGAGAAAGAACTTCGTGATCGTAGGAACAAGGCAAGACTTCTTATGAAAAAGAAGAAGGAAGAACAGAAGAAAGAAGAAGAGAAAAAAGGGAAATACATAGCGGAAATGAACCAAATGAGGGATGAATTTATTAAGGAATATCTTGAGAAGAATGAAGGACACAATTATTCTCAAGCCCATAAAGAATTTAACAGATCCTTTCATAAACAACTGGAGTGGAAGAAGAAGACTATAGAAATTCTTCAATCATTTGGTATGGATAGTGATATGGCAGAAGAACATCTATGTAAGATGATTGAGGATAGGAAGAATGAAGCGAATTGTGAAGAAATTGTTGTAAATGAATCCCCTCGTCTTTAATAATTTAATAATTTAATAATTTAATAATTTAATAATTTAATAATTTAATAATTTAATAATTTAATAATTTAATCTTTTTTTATTACTTAAATAAATAAATAACTATTTCATTAACAATGTACACAAAAGAAGATTATCTTGCGGAGAAAAATGCAATGTCCAAACACGAACGCATGATTCAAGAAAGATTTGAACAATTAATCAATGTTCTCATCATGTTCAAACAAGAACATAGAGAGAAGGATGTCTATCTTTCAGAAAAAAGTATTAACGAAGCATTAAAATGGTTCCAAGGGAATGTTTCGACACTTATGGAATCAATGAATAAATAATTTAAAATAATAATAAATAATAAATAATAGTAATAGTATTCATGTCACAAGACATAAAACATATTCGAGAACAACTCAAATCATGTGAAGAAGTTGACTCACCGTATGATATTCGTATTGGACAACGTGTAAAATATATCACATTAGAAGATGGTTCGGAATTTTTTTATGAGGGAGGAATCTATACCAAAATGGGGAATAACAATATACTACTGAAAAATGGGAGTAAGAATACTTACGTCAAGCTTAATTTTTACAAAGATAATGGTTACATTCTGTATCGGACACGCCTTTTTGTTGTGAATGAAGAAGAAAAGGAGTGTGAAGGGAAGAAAAAAGAAGAATATGAAAAAATTATTCATTCACAACAACAAATTATTGAAAAGATGAATCTTCAAATGAAAAAACAAGCGCTGTTAATCCAAAAATTAACAAAAAAATAATTATAATATTAATGAAAGTAATTACAGATCAACCAGGGAGAATATTTGCCATCTTCATATTTGCCCCGTTATTAATTTATAAGGGGGGGAAATATAATGATAAATGTTTAATACTATTAGGGGTACTATTATTCCTATGGGACCTATTCTGGGTAATTCATTATCCACCCAAAAAAATTAGATAATTTAACTCTTATATTTATCCCTTAAAAGTTCCACAATTTCATACAATACTTGACAATCGATGCGATTGTAATTAATGATACTCTTAATTTCTAAATATCTTTTCAAAGGTATTTTCTTATTGTGTGATTTACATATATCTTTAAATTGAAGCATTGAATCTAAACCATTATCATTTTCATCCCATGTTGTTTGAATTAATTTATTCCTATACAAGGCTTTTCCAATTGATTTCAATCCGAATTTAAAAACACCTTGGACGATTATAGGCTCCATACGAAAATAATCGAGGACATTGATTAATTTGTAGGGAGGGAATTGAATTGTAGGATATGTTTCATGAATATAATGGAAATAATTGTATTCTGCATGCCCCCAATGATAAATACAAATTTCTTTATTATTACTTATCTTCCATAAATAATCTGAAAACCCTTGGACTATTCTTTTTTCTTCTTTTTTTGTGAAATTAGCAATTGTATATTCATAAAATTCTTCCTTATAAATAAATCCTAAAATCCCTAGGACTGGTTCTTCTAATAGAGTACTATCATTAAAAAGGTTCTGTTTTTCATCGAAGGATAGAAAACTCTCAACATCAAAATAGATATCTGAATTGGTCCTTTCTAAAATTTCACTAAAACCATGTGATATATTCTTTCGTGGATGGATTAATACATCTTTTTGTTGATTCATATGAATCATTCTTTCTTGAATATCCTTCTTTTTTGTTTCTTTTAACTCCCTTAATAATTTAGGATCATCCCAACATTTAACCCCTTGATTGACTAACTTACACCTTTCATCATACGATACATTCCATACAAGTGTAATTTCTTTGATTGTATTAGCTAACTTTATTTTCTCATTTTCCCATCCACTTTCCTTATAATTCATATTTGGATACAATTCTAAATGTGTTGGTTCAGGTAAAATGTTCATCTTTGAATAATTTTCTTTTAAATAATTAATCCATTGAATTGCTTTGGAATAGGTATATATGATGTTTTCATCGAAAAATACCTTACATATAAACTCTTTTTTAGGTAATAACGTTTTTTTATAATAATAATCCTTACCCATTAGGAAACAATGACACTTTTCACCGCTTAACTCAAAAAATATCTCTTGGAAAGCATAGAGACTACACTTTTTATAAAGAATTAAACCATCATTGTTCACATCTTTTAAATCCATTTTAAAATGTAATGATGCAAAGGTAAGATTAATTAATAAGTAATCATTTTTAAGACAAAGTAAATGAAAGGGTAAGTTTGTAATTGTTAAAAATAATTTTCGAAACAAAGAATACTTAATAATAATATCACATGTAACATGTAAATTATCTTTATTAAGCAACCTTCCTTGAAGTATTAGAGGAAAGTCATTGTGAATTAACTCTTTTGTTTTTTCGACATTTGTCTTTAGTGGGATATTTAATTTTGATAATCCTCGAATTTCTTTTAAAACTTTCTCCTTGTAGGAATTTGATTCTTTAATAATATAATCCTTATAATATGAATTTTCATCTTTTTGATAGGATGCATTTTTTGTAATTTCAAACCAATCACACAAGGGGTCTTTTAAAATATAATTTTTCAAAACACTGAAATGGTTATACTTTAAGAAATAATCTACCATCGTTCATATATTTAGAAATTTATAAAAAAAAACTTATAGCCCAATTTTAATCCATTTCTTATGAATAGGATTCTTATCATATAAATCACGTATTGTTGTATCATACCTTAACTCATTACCATAGTTAACCAAAATACTCGATAATATATATTCTTCATTATAGAATGTATGGTGGAATAATATAATCGGTGCTGTTTCAATATCCATGATATCAAGGTGGGTTGAATAGAAATAGTAATCTGTTTTCTTCTGTTTATTCCCTTGTTGTGAAAGAAGGATTATCCCAAAACGATAACCCCTTTCACCTAAACATTTCATAATTAATTTAAAATCAGGATGTTGAAGATGATAATTACTACCTTTAATTTCTTGAATAATTTCATCTGTATTCTTATAATCTTTTTTATATTGTTTTATAAAATCTGGACGATTATTAACCTCTAATTCTTCGATTAACATTTTTTTTATTGATTTAAAATCATAGTTAATCTCGCATTCATTCAATGATTTTTCTAAGGAAACGAAATCATTATTTTCTTTATTTAAATGAAAAACAACACTTGCATCTTTACCAAATAATCGTTGAATATAATAAGGGATTGTATCTAATCTTTTCATAAAGGAATTTCGTTCATCAGACGGTTTATTCTCCCCGGTTTGATTAATATATTTACTCTTTTTCATAAATACTTCTTCAAGTATACCATTTTTATATTCAGAAAAAGTGTAAAATATTTCATCTAATTTCGTTGATTTTGATAATTCGTTTAAATTAACTGTTTCTTCGATTATTTTTTCCCTTTTTTGAGTCCCGTGAATAATTAATTTCTCAATAAATTTCCATTTTATTTTTTCAAGTAGTAAGTTACCATAGATATCTTTTTCTTTGATATATAGTTTACAAACACCGCCTTTCTTGGTACATGGATATTTACAGAGTTCATTCCTTTCATTGCATAGGGTTGTGTATCTATCCAATTCATATTTATGATAATCTTTCTCATTTAATTTATGGAACAAAGGGTCAATATGTTCATTAATAATCTTATACACTTTTAATTTTTTGTGTGGTAATAGCATAATTGGATCCTCTAGAACGAATGAAATACGGTCAAGGAGTTTGACTTCAATTTTAATTTCCGTTAACTCCGAATATACACCATCATCATCATCAGAAGGAAGTATTTGACGAATAATGCCAACTTGTTGAATAATCTTCAGCTTCTCCAGCGCCTTCTCAAATGAACTGTACATATGGTCAGAATAATCTAATTTCTCAATGAAAGAAAATAAACGCCCATCAAGCTTCTCTGTTTTTTTATAAAAATTAATCCTTTCACCCTCTTTGTAGGGCGTTGAATCCCTTACGAAACCTGTAACAGGGATTATTTTTTCTTCTATTTCAATAAGGATATGTTGAATTGCTAATTTAGTAATATGATCTTCATACTTTTGTGTATTAATAAATAATGTCCTTTTATCATCTTTATTTTTAATACTATACAGACTATTTTCGATTTGTAATCGGTCTGTTCCTTTCTCTGTGGGATACTTTGTTTTAATTTTTTCTTCAATAACAGGTAAATATGTATCGTTTGACATTAGAATCGAAGTAATATTACCTTCTTCTGATAAGAGGACAGATTCAACATCAATCGTAAAGTTATCCCCATCACCCTTATTATCTTTAAAGGATGGTAAATACTTAATGACATCTTTATATCGTGGTAATAACTGTTTACAGTTTTCTTCATCGATAAAGCATATATTACGACATCTCATTTCAGGATAATCTTCTCCTTCTTTCGTTCGTACTGATACTTTCCAAACACCCCTTTCTTTAAATGGAAGGCTTGTAACTTTTCCTTCAATATCCCTTTTTGTGACCGGGCCAATGAATACATCCATCCCTTTCTTTATTTTATTTATTTCGAGGAAGCTATAGATATAATGATATTTCTTAGACCATGGGATTGGCTCAGGTGGAATTGGGATAACTTTTTTTCCTTTCGTAATCAGATAAGAAACATATGAATAATTATCAATCATTAATGTAGTTAATTCGTCATCCATGGATTTAATAATTTCTTCATATCTAGTTATCATTGATTCCTTAGTATTTTCTTTCACTTTCTTACTAATATCACGAATTATTTTTTCATAATGACCGTTTGTTAATAGATCAGGTGTAAATGTAAAAACCTCGTGAATATTGTTTTCTAATGAATCATAGTAACGATAAAGGATTGGTTCATAGTAATTCCCGCGTTGATAGATAAATCCGAACTTTTCTTCGCGAGCATAATCAGAAACCTTGATATTTATTTTATCATTTTTATTTTCAAAAATAACAATATTAATCCTATACAAATGTATTAGAATAGGTAATATATAGGTATCCCCTTTATTTTCGTCACTCTTTAAGTAATCTGTATAATTTTTTAAAGACAATAAGAGTTGATAAAGATAACTTGTTTCATTTGATTTAATATCGTTTTCTTCTATTTCGTCCTTAAGCTTATGGATTGTTTCTGATGGAAATGAATCCCCTGTACTTTTCATTCCCAAAACTTCAATTACGAATTCGTTGTCATCTTCTGTAATATGTTGATGACTCTTACGGAATTTCTGGTGGATTAATGGACATTTCTGAAAACGGTCTAAATTTTCTTTTAATTTATCTTCAATAATAGTAATAAAGTCTTCTTCAGCAATAACTTTATCTGTGATTGTTTTAAAAAAGGATTGAAGGAATGGTGAGATTGGAAAAATATAGTCATTGTCATTTTGTTTTACACCCATTCTTAAGAAGCCGACCCCATCCCTTTTTGAAAATGTGTCTTCTGTTTGTCCAAAATATTTTAACAAGGACGGATGAAGATGAGCATATTTATCTTCTCCAGCAGGATCTTTAGTGGAAATATATCCTTCACCTATAAATACTTCTTTCTTCTTTTTCTTCTTTTTTTCAGGATCACCTTTCAGAAGTTTTGATGCATTGAAACAACAAGGGAGTCCATATCCCATAGGATGGAGTTGTTTACTCTCTTCACGTATATCAGGATCATAAAACTTAACCTCATTAGCATCTGTCCAATAAATGGCACTTCTTTCAAGGATTGATTTATCTGTTCTACCATTTGACCCTTTCGGTAATTTCACAGGGACAATATTATCTTTGTCAACAGCATCAGGACGTATACTCAAACTTGTTGAGATATCCCAATACTTAGGGCAAATATACTTAATATTTTTTGGTCTCCGTGGTACATGGATTGCTTCAGAATAAGATTCTCTACCAGAACCTTGTTCATAAGAACTATTGATCCTCTCTAATTCTTCATCATTTACAGCAATGGGTTGACGGTGATCTGTTGATGTACAATATTTTGGATATCCATAAGGAGTTCCCGATGGAATTTGTTTTTTCCTTGATTTAAATTTAAATAATTCTGGATCATACTCCTTAAGACGTTTTAAGTAATAACTCTTTGTTTCGTATACTTCATCTGAAGAAGAACCCCCCTCTATATTTGAAAAATCCACATCATCATCGAATCCTTTCTCAAGTTCTTCCAGTAAGAATAATTCTTCTGAAATATCAGAACCTTCCTCAGATGAAAAAATTCTTTCTTCCTTTCCTTCTTTTCCTTCCTCTCCTTCTTTTTCTTTTTCTTCCTCTCCTTCTTTTTCTTCCTCTCCTTCTTTTTCTTCTTTTCCTTCTTTTTCTTCTTTTTCTTCTTTTTCTTCTTCCCCATATATTTGTTTTACATAAGCATCTTCCTTTTCAAATAAACGTCGTTGAGGTGATGTTTTAGGTTTTAAAATATAGGAGAGGTAAATCTGTAACATTGTCTTAAGAAATACGAAAACCCTTCTTTGTTCATTAAAAGATTTAAGATTTTTTACCTCAATAATAAGATCTTCACGAGTATTTAACCATATCTGTATTTCTGACCCACCTTCTTTAATTACCTTGGATGTCCATGCCCTTTGATCTTCTTTCATACTCATTAATTTTTTCCATGATTCGTATTCAATACGAATAAAATCTATATCCCCCCCATATTCTTGACTTAATTTTTGAACAATTATTTCAGGATCTTTGTAAATACTCTCGTATACACCCATCGCTGAATGAATTGTTGTAATATTTGCATAATTATCCACACGATTGTATCTTCCTATAACTTTTAAACCTTCATCTGTTCCTTTTTCTAGCATTAATCGGGCATACATTGGGAAGTTTTTCATAAACATATGAAAAGATTTAATCCAATTTGGAAATGTTTTTTTTTGTTTATTTTGAAAGTTTTCTTTATGAAATAAAAGTCCGCAATCTATGAAATCAACCTTCGTTTGCGAATTAATATTTGTAAATATATCATCATCAAGTGTATTGATTGTATTAAATGCATAGAATTGATCCTTATTAATCTGTGATAATAGTTTATTGCAATCACCGATCATAATTTTAATATCTTTTTCTCTAATTACCTTTTGATTACTTTTAATAATACATTCAATATCTCCATTAAGGTGAATAGTTAGATTACTGTAAATATCATTTTCATCATTATAAACTTTAAATAAAAGGACATTACCAGAATGTAAGTATCGGTAACCATATTCTTCCTGAATATTATATCCATCTGACCATTCCTTACATAATTCCTTCGTAATGTACCTCTCTGATGTTTTTTCTGTCCCCTCATAGATAAGTGATTTTTCATATAATTTATAGAAAGCATCATCATGGGAGTTTAATAATAATTTCATAAAAGAATATTTGGTACTCAATGTAAATTCACGGAATAATTTTGATAAATGAACTGTATTATTTGATTCCGATGATTTATTTAATTTTAACATTGTTAATGTATAATTATCACACGTTACATTTTCATTTACATTACGTTCCAAGAATTCAGATTCAATGATAAATAAATGACGACTATAGATTATTAAAGCTCCTTCGTTCTTCTCATATTCTATTTTCCTTATACTTACATTGTCCTCATCATGAAAATGAATAATATCAGATAGAGAAAGATTAGGCCAATATTTGAATACAAGTCCATGAATAAATGATTTTATTTCCTTCTTCCCTTGAATATCTTTTTCACTTAATTTCCTTAACTTTTCTGACATTCCTTTTTCATCAAGATATTCTTCTAATGTATGGAAATAAATAATATTATCTTCGAATGATGATTTTTCAGATAATATTAAATTCTTATTTATGATTTGTTTCGGTATTCTATCCCCATTTCCATCAATAAAAGATTGATCTACATTCTTATATGGATTACCTTTAAAAAAATCATCATAACTAATCGTTTCTTCTTCATATTCAAATAAAAGAGGAATATCCTTCTCTTTCATACTATCATGATACCATGCATATAAATAAGGGGTAGTTAATAGACTATCTTTGGGGTAACAATTATAAATAATTTTATGAAGGATTCTCTCATTTGTATCATCTTCATTAATTGTTTCATACACAAATATTAGATCTTCCCAATCTAGAACCATAGTTCTTCGTAAATATTCCTTCTGGAATTCGATATCATAATTTTCTTTATCCTTTGGAATTAAGTATCCATATAATAGATTGATTTCTTCATCATCAATATCTTGAAAATGTTCATTCTTTTGTTTTTTATTTTTTTTTATCTTATTAATAACCTTTTTTATAGAATGTATTCTTCCTACAAATAAATAACACGTATTATCTTTCTTTGAAATACATTTTATAAATTTCTTTTCTAAAAAAACATTACAAAAACTATCCATACGATCTGTATATTTATAGACAATAAAATTATTATTAATTAGAAATTATAGGGGGTCGTATTAATCTCCATTCCACAATATTGTACTGGTTCTTTTGCATAATTAATAGGTTTGTAAATACCAATTCTTTCAGCATTTTCCAATAAGAATTTCATATTACTCCAGAATAATGGTGTATGTCCAACTTCTTCTGTCATAACATGGGCTAATTCATGAATCACTACAAATAGAATCGTATTATCATCAATAATAACATTATCTTTAGAGCGAATACATATTGATATTTTTTCACCTTTGTTTACTGAATAAGAAGTATATTTAGCTCCATCAATTGTTTCAGAAAGGGAACGGGGGTCATAATTTTTTTGAAGATCATCCACTCCTTCCTTATTCACATCCAATGATGCAATTAATTGTAGGGCTTTTTTATTAATATTTGCTAATTTATTTGCAGCTTCCTTGGCATCGGGTAATTTACGGACAATATAGACTTGATTATCAACAGTAGACTTGATACTTACTATTTCCCTTTTTTTATATAATTTATTCATGATAATAAAGAACACAAAGATACTTAAAAAAAATAATAAGAATTCTTCCATAAATTATATATATATATTTCCTATATTAAAATTTGATTTTTTTAGTTACTTAAACTAACAAATCTATTATACACTATAAATGAAAAAACTTCAATTCCAAATTATTGATATATCATCAGATGATATACCGGTAGGTGATAATTATTGGGATAAAGAATTTATAATTACTTTTTACGGTAAAACGGTTGAGAATAAAAATGTTGTTTGTAACGTCCAAGGATTTAAACCGTTCTTCTATCTTAGAGTCCCAAACAATTGGGGAAATACTCGTATTCGTTCATTCTTAAAGTTAACTAAAAATTTTATTCAAAGTTATCGTCCTGGAAATGCATCTTGGAAAGGTGGATATGAGAGCAACCTTGAGATACAATTGTCTTATAATTTCTATGGTTATAATTATGATCATGAATGTGAAAAAATAAGGAAATATAACTTCGTAAAAATTAGTTTCCAAAGTTATGGAGATATGAGAAAATGTACCAGTGCTATCCAAAGTATTTATCAAAAGAATCAAGAATATATCCAAAGAAATGAAATAATTACAGGTTATAAGGATAAAGAACCAATTGTAAAACCATGTGATCCAAAAACGAAAGCATTTTTCATTCAAGAAAATAATTGCGAGTGTATTGCAAATCTCTATGAATCAAAAATTCATCCAATGTTACGGTTCCTTCATGAAAAGAATATTCAACCTTGTGGATGGGTATCTGTGAAAATAGATGATTACTATCTCGTTCCTGAAGATCAACAGATGTTTAATGTTGATATCGAAATCAATAATATTCCACTAAAATATATTCAAGCCTATGATCTAGAGAGTACAGCCGGTTTTATTACTGCTTCCTTTGATATTGAATGTGATTCTTCCCATGGGGACTTTCCAAATCCTAAGAAAGATTTTAAAAAACCAGCAATTGATATTCATGAATCCTATTTCCGTATCAGTATGAATATGCAATCCTATCCATTTAAAAAGAAATTTATTCTTCAATGTGTAAAAGATGCTTTTGAAGATGGATCCGATAATATTCAATCAATCTATACATTGAATGGCCCATATTCTACTAAATCATTCTCTACACTTGAAACATGTCTAACAGAAGATTTTATTGAAAAACTTGATGATTCAAAAACATCAACTAAGACTAGAGAAGCAATCATTAATGATCTAACAAAACTTCTAAATAACCTTGAGAATGAAAAGGGTGATAGAATTATCATTAAAGGTGATCCAATCATCCAAATCGGAACGGTCTTCCATCGTTATGGTGAAAATGAATGTTATAATAGATCCATCGTAGTTATTGGCAATGAAGACCTACCCGATGAAAAAGTATGTGATGATATCCCGAATGTCAATGTTTATGAATGTTCATCAGAAAAAGAACTTTTGTTACAATGGAAAGACCTTATTCTTTACCATAATCCTGACTTATTGACAGGATACAATATATTTGGTTTTGATTTTGATTACATTAATAAAAGGATTGATTATCTATTCCCCTGTCATGAGAGTTGTGGGAAATACTGTAACTATAAATGTCCTAAACATGACTTCTATCGTTTAGGTAGACTTATGAGGAATCGAGATTCTGATAAAATAAAATCATTGGAAACTCTTTCAAAAATTAAAAAGCCCATGAAGTACTACAATAACTATTGGGATAAGAGGTGTACGATTGTTAAGAAGGAACTATCATCATCTGGTCTCGGTGATAATGTATTGAATTATATCTCAATGGATGGGAGGGTTATTTTTGACATTCAAAAAGAAATTCAAAAAGGTCATTCTCTAGATTCTTATAAATTAGATAATGTATCCGCTCATTTTATGAAAGGTAAAATTACAAATAAATATTTTATTGTGAATAAACGATGCCTACTTTTTACAACAAATACTGGTAATCTTAAAGTAAACGATTATATTACGATTAATTTACATACGAAATATGGAACACTACGATATGAAAATGGAACCAAGTTTAAAATACTTCAAATCAATTATAAGAAAAAAGTAATCTTGATTGATGGACTCATTAAGGTTAAGAAATATGAAAAAGATTTATTGTTTTACGAATGGTGTTTGGCAAAAGATGATGTTTCCCCTCAACAGATTTTTGATTTTCATAAACATGGTAATTCTGCTGGGAGAGCAAAAGTAGCAAAATACTGTATTATGGATTGTGAACTTTGTATTCACCTCCTTCAACTTCTTGATATCATTCCTAATAATATGGGTATGGCGAATGTTTCAACTGTTCCGTTATCCTATATTTTCCTTCGAGGTCAAGGTATTAAAATTAGTTCACTTGTAGTCAAAGAGTGTTCGAAACTCAATACAAGGATTCCAACCCTTAAGAACTTCAATGGTGAAAAAATTGATGATGGTTTTGAAGGGGCAATTGTCCTCGATCCAACCCCTGGTATTTATTTAGATGACCCTATTTCTGTTCTTGATTATGCTTCACTTTATCCTAGTTCAATTATTGAAAAGAACCTATCTCATGAAACATTTATCGGAACTCAAGAAGAAATTGATAAAACACCGGAACATTTCGAATGGATTAAAGATATACCTCATAATATTATCTCATATGATGATTATCGTTATGAAATGAAAGGTAAAACAATGCATAAAATTAAAGAAGACACTCACACAACGTGCTACTTTGCGAAGCCTAAGGATAAAAAAAGAGGTATTATCCCTACAATCCTACAGACTTTACTTGATCAAAGGAAAGCTACGAGGAAAAAGATTAAAGATACAGATAATGAAGATAAGAAAAAAGTCCTCGATGGCCTTCAGCTTGCTTATAAAGTAACAGCTAATTCTGTTTATGGTCAAATGGGAGCCAAAACAAGTTCTATCTTCTTTAAAAAAATTGCGGCTTGCACAACAGCAATTGGAAGAGAAAGAATTGATGATGCAAGTATAGGGGTGAAAAGGTGGGCAAAGGAAGAAGGTTATTATGAACCTGAAATTGTTTATGGTGATACAGATTCTGTATTCATTAAATTCTCTAGAAAACATAAGGATACAGGTGAAATTTTAGAAGGGAAGGAAGCATTGAAATATTGTATTGATTGTGGTGTAGAATCAGGAAAATGGGTTACGGATAATATGCTTAATAAACCCCAAGATCTTGAATACGAAAAAACCTTCTTTCCATTTATTCTAATCTCTAAAAAAAGATATACAGGGGATAAATATGAGCTCTCTGCAGAAAAACCAAAAGAAAGAACATCTATGGGGATTGTTATGAAAAGGAGGGACAATGCCGCAATTGTAAAATACGTCTTTGGGAATGTAATTGAAATTATTATGAATCAAAAAAGCGTTGATTTAGCAATGGATTGGTTAAGAAAGACACTCAAAGAAATTACCGATGGGAAGATTGATCAATCAATGTTTGTGATTTCAAAATCATTAAGTGGATATTATAAAAATCCTGATGGAATTGCCCATAAAGTCCTTGCTGATCGAATGGCTGAAAGAAATCCAGGTGATAAACCAAAACCAAATGATCGTATTCCTTATATGTATCGTGTTCTTTCAAATGATATGTTATATGATTATAATAATCTCTATAAGAGTGGTCCTAGAAAAGGAAAACCAAGGGATAAAAAAGTACTTCAAGGGGATCGTATTGAACATCCTGATTATATGAAAGAGAAAAATATACCAATTGATTATGCATTCTATATCTCAAATCAGATTATGAACCCTGTAAAACAGGTTTTGGATTTAGAGAAACCGGAAGAAGAAACAAAACTCCTATTCAATGAGTTTATTCAATAATCGACTTCTTCGTATATTTAAAAATTATTATTTATATGTTGAATATAATATATAATAATGGGAGGAGGTTTATTACAATTAGTTGCTTATGGAGCACAAGATATATATTTAACAGGTAATCCTCAAATTACTTTTTTTAAAATCGTTTACAGAAGACATACCAATTTCTCGATGGAATGTATCAAACAAACTATTAATGGTTCAGCAACTGTATCAGACACATATGTTACTACAGGTTCAGTAACAGTGTCAAGGAATGGTGATTTATTATCACAAATCTATGTAAAGACAGATCAAGAAACTGTATCTGGTATTAATGGAGACTATCTTGTTGAAGATATTGAAATTGAAATTGGAGGACAAAGGATTGACAAACAATATCGCGAATGGCATCAAATATGGACAGAATTAACAACACCATCTTCAAAGGCGGAGGGGTTTAAATATCTAACAGGTGGATTTAAAAATAGCCTTGTAACTGGGGGACCTGCAGAAAATGGTGGTACTTCACAACAATCAGTCATGTTTCCATTGCAATTTTGGTTTTGTCGTAATATAGGGTTAGCATTACCACTAATTGCCCTTCAATATCACGATGTTAAATTAAAATTTAATTGGGGAAGTGGTGCTGCTGCCAGTGGGATGAGTCGTTCGGGTGGGGCAACAGTCACTCCTTCCATTGAAGTATGGTGTGATTATATCTATTTAGATACAGATGAAAGAAGAAGATTTGCTCAGGTATCCCATGAATATTTAATTGAACAACTTCAAATCCAAGTTGAAGGTACATCAAGGGATAATTTTAAATTAAACTTTGATCACCCAATTAAGGAATTAATTTGGACGGTTCCAACAAGTACAACTATCACAGATACAATTATTTCACAAAAGATGAAAATTGAAATAAATGGACATGATCGTTTTGCTTTTCAAGATCGAGAATACTTTCATATTAAACAACCTTTACTTCATCATACATCGATACCCGGATATAACATTAAGGAAAAGGATGAACTTGAAATGATTCAACCAATTATTATTACATACAATGATACAGGGACAGGTCCAGGATCAGGAGCATCTGTTCTTTATAATACAGCGAGTGATACTATTGGGCAAAAAACAATATTGACATATTCGATTGGAATAGATTTTATTCCCTCTGTAACATCAGGGAATTTTCCAAAAGTTGGAGATTTACTTTCAATACAGATAAGAAGGTTTGGAGGGGATACTACAGGTAGTCAGACGGATCTAGAAACAGAGTATTTTGAACGTTTTCGGAATATTATCGCACAGATTACTTCAATTGCAAAGAACAATGATTCTTGGACTATTGGATTAGTTGTTCAAGATCCGATTGGGGATGGAGCAATAGATGATAAATTCATTGCTGGAAAAGCACCAGGTGACCAAGGTGGAGATAATCAAGTGAGTATAAGTATTATTGCTCGGTTACAAAATCCTAAATCAAGATGTTCTCAACTTTCAAGGGATATTTTTGTATATTCATTTGCCCTGAATCCTGAAGATCATCAACCAAGTGGGACGTGTAATTTTTCAAGGATTGAATCCTCCAAAATACTATTAGATTCGGCCGGGACGATAAGTAATATCTATGCTGTAAATTATAATGTCTTAAGGATTATGTCGGGAATGGGAGGATTAGCTTATGCGATTTAAATATTATTAAATATTGTATAGTATAGTATAATGGGAGGAGGAATCATCCAACTTACATCATTGGGGACACAAGATAATTACTTAATAAGTAATCCTCAATACTCTTTTTTTAAGGCTGTCTATCGGAGACACACAAACTTTTCGATTGAATCTGTTCAACAAACATTTGATAAACATGTGAAAGTAGAATCAACGACAGTAACTTCAAAAATAGCCAATGTTGGAGACTTAATATATCATACATGGTTGGATATATCTTTATTTAAGGAAGGTTTTAGTGTTAGTGAGGGTCAAGATGAAGGTACCTATTCAGCATGGACAAATGGAACAGGATATGCATTTATTAAAGAATATGAACTCAAGATAGGTGGTCAAAAAATAGATAAACATTATTCAAGTTGGTTAGATATATACAATGAATTAACTGACCATGATGATCGTGAATGGATGGGAGCAAATAAACATGCTTCGAAGAGTCTTTATTTGGAGTCTTCTTTAACACTTCCGAATCTAAAATTATATATTCCATTAAAATTCTGGTTTTGTCGTAAGGTTGCTCTAGCATTACCACTTGTTGCCCTACAGTATCATGATGTAGAAATATCATTTACTACACGTAACGTTAATACTTTAATAAATACAAATGCTACTACAGGGTCGGCTACCCCTGTTACTAAAGATCCTGAAGTTAACCTATGGGTTGATTATATTCACCTTGATAATGATGAAAGGAGAAGGTTTGCTCAAAATTCACATGAATATTTAATTGAACAAGTTCAAATGGAAGAATATCCTGCGGAAACAAATTTATTACAAACCGTTAATTTTAATCATCCTGTTAAGGAATTAATTTGGGTGATTCAAAAAAATAATGTTAAAGAAGAAAAAGAGTTTAAGGCTGATGTTTCGGGTATTGATGCAAAATTAAATTCAGATATAACTCTCGTCAATTCAAATGATTATTTTTGTTATCAATCTACAGAGGATAATATTGAAGAGTTCTATGGTATTGAACAGAAAGAAAATTTCTCAACATTTAGGTTATTAATTAATGGTATTGATAGATTTCCTGAACGTAAAGCTAGTTATTTTCGTTTGTGTCAGCCGATACAAGCTGGACATAGTCTGTCAACAAAACATATCTATATGTATTCATTTTCACTAAAACCCGAGGAATATCAACCCTCTGGGACATGTAACTTTTCAAGGATTAATGATATTAAAATGTCATTCACTGGAACTATGAATAATAGTACCCTAACAGTCTATGCTGTTAATTATAACATTCTAAGGATAAAGTCGGGTATGGGAGGAATAGTATTTACAGGTAACCCGAGAGTTGTTAAGAAAAAAGTTAAAACTCAAAAAAGAAGTGTAAGGGGGAGAAGGAAGGGGTAATGTTCTCTTTTATGAAATAATAAATGTCATCCAAGTCCAGATTTTGATCCGTTTGCGGATCCCGTAGTCGCGCCTTGACTTAAATCTAATTTTGAAGGCTCTCGTCACTTATCTGCTGCGTTTCTTAGGAAACACGAAAATAATTTTAATCTCTTTTTGAAGGAATGGTTGGGTATAGTTGGGTATAGTTGGGTATAAAGCGCGCACTTTCTTCATGTTCACTATGGTATTTGCTGCTAGCGCGTACCAAGTATTAGTTTATCTGAGGGATAGACTAGGTTGAGACATATATCATCACCCGGATGTGGACGCCATCAGCTCCTCTACCAACATCCTCAGTGCTTCCTGCTCCATGCGCATTGCTTCTTGCTGCGCCCGGAGCTGTGAGTTCTGCGTCTTGAGCTCGTCGATCATCGCCTGCTGTTCCTGCACCGCGCCGGCCAACAGGGTCGTGAGCTTGGAGTAGCTCACCCCGAGGTACCCCTCTTCGTTAATCTCGGCAACCACCCCCTCACCCCGCCTTGGGAGGGCATCCTGCATCTCCTGCGCAACGAACCCTAGTTGCATGGATTTGGCCTTGTGTGACATAGGCGAGTCATCCCCCCAGTTGTAGTATACGGGGCGTAGCGCCAGGATAGAATCCAGGCAGTTCGCGATGTTTGTGATGTTCTTCTTCCAGCGCCGATCGGACGTCAGCTGGTTCCCTTCTGCGGTGACCGTACCAGCCACCTCCAGATCGCCGGACTCTGCCGTGAGCTTCATCTTTGAGGTTGAGCCGTCGTTAACCTCCAGGTCTCCCTGGACCGTTAAATTACCACCACTTGGCGTCGAGCCCCCCTTCTTGACGTGTAGGCCTTTTCCCACGGTCTCCACCGGTGCTGCCGTGCTGGTCTCTAATTTTACCGTCGCCCATGCTTGGGTGGTATGAAGGTGGATCCCCGACCCAGGGGTGGGGTCGACCGTGCCGACGGCCCTGATGTAGCACTTCGCGCCCTCAAGTTCAATATGCCCCATGTACTTTTGCTGAGACGCGCTGGTCTGAGGGGGCGGATCACGCCCTTCGGAGGTATCGTAATCTTGGCCGTACCCGAACCCGGCCTCAATTCTCACATTCCCGCCTTCTTTCGTGCTCAACGGGTATCCATACAAATCCCGGTACTCGTGCCCCTGAGGTTGGGCATCTTGCCCTTTGATAAACAGGTCTCTACCGTTTGCCCCCAGCGCCCATTCCGGGTCGTTAGGGGATCCGGAGTTGAATTTCGCCGCCGCCGCCATTTTCAACGTGAAAATGTCTCCTTCACCCCAATCGGCGTCCGCCTCGCAGAGCGTTATAGTATTCCCCGTAATACTAACTCCCCCAGCCTCAGCAGCCGCTGCCGCTGCCGCCGCCCCGGTCGCGTGGGGGGCGGCACCAGCCCCATCTAATTTAATACCGCCGCCTGATTTAAGGAGAATAGACTCCGACCCCGTTCCAGTTGATTCGAGTGTTAATCCATCTGTTCCGGCGTTCAGGTTTACTGAAGTTGCCCCCGTTACATTACCAATCGTAATCGTTCGAGCCGCTGCACCAGTCCCTACATTAATTGCATTTGCATCTGCATCCGTCCCTAAACCAATGCTTCCCCCGGATGAATCCATTGTTATATTTCCAGACGATTGGATATCAACTGTTCCCCCTGAAGTTAATGTAATCCCTGAGACTGTTCCAGAAATCGATTGATTTTCATTAACCCATGTTACTTTCTTTTCAGTAGCCATATCTATATCACCCTCGATATCAATATCACCCTCGATATTAATGTCTGATGCAACATTTAAGTGCCCGGCAACATCTACAGACGATGATGTAACTAAATTATTCCCATTTAATGTAAGGATTGTTCGGTTGTATGTCTCCACTGAATTATGGTCGGAGCTAAATGTCATGGCACCCGTATCAGTCTTGATCTGCCATCCATCACCAGGATTTTCTCCATCATCCCCTATCATTGTCAATAATGGAACACCATTCGATGTATTTGAAGATTTAATACGTATCTCGGGCGCTGT